TTATTCTGCTATTGAATCTAACACGGCGTTGACAATATCAAGCCCTATCTGTCCGGGAGCACTTGAGTCTCCAGCGCTGGCAAAAGTCATAGCAGAGCCAAACACCTCTCCACACAATCTACTGGCAACCCCAAGCTTACCCATGCTGATCGTGATAATAGGAGTAGCAAAATATTTATTTTTCATTTCAACCGTAGCGGCCAGTAAAGTCAACACGTCCGTACTATCGTGCGGCATAACTGCTACTTTTGGCAAATCGGCTCCAACTTGTTGCATTTTCACCATGCGTGAAACAAGTTCGCTTTTATCAGATGTTTTCTGGAAATCATGACTTGAACATACAACCACAACTCCAGAAGAATGTGCATTGTCTATCAGTTCACGAATATCATTTCCGGCTGTAAAGAACTCAATGTCAATAAGGTCGGCACAGTCAGTATCTATTACCGTGTTGATGAAATCCAAATATTCTTTGTGGGTCAAAGACGCTTCTCCTCCCTCTGCCTTGGTACGGAAGGTCACCAGCAAAAGCTTGTCTTTCAGTGCCACACGAAGTTTTTGCAGGCAAGACACCACAGAATGCGCATCCATGCATTGCTCAAACCAATCAACACGCCACTCTACACAGTCAATACGAAGCCTTGAAAACTCAAAAGCGCGTTCTAAAATTTTTGATTCAGTCATTTCAACGATTGGGATTATGACTTTAGGTCTACCTTCCCCAATATGATAGCCACGAACAACAACAGACATAGCGCACCTCCATACATGATAGATACACTATATCCTATACAAATTTAGATGTCAACAATCAAATCAAAACGAACTCCATGTTGCCTTTCCGCAGATGCCGTCAGCAGCTAATCCATGTGCTTTCTGCCATTCTACCAGCTTAGCTTTTGTACCAGCGCCAAAGATGCCATCTACCTTTAAGTCTAAATGCCGCTGCAATACGGTTACAGCATAAGACACGCCGCCAGTGCAGTCCTTAGAGCCCTGACGAATCGTTGGCATGATTTTACTCACGACCTGATATGCAGTACCACTTTTACTGACCCAACGGCTATAAGTCTCACGCACATCAACATGAACAAAGCCGCCTGTCACCTGTGCTCGACTATAATAGCCAATGCCGCCATGTTTCTGGAAGTAGGGAAGGGAGGCCACGTACAGTGCAATACGAATTGGGTCAACACCATTGATGTGAATATCCGCTGCTGTGCCCAGACAATGCTGACTGCGAGAACTGCCCCCGATTGAAATGTTATATGCAGGAGTACGGTAGGCAGAGCTGATTAGAACCGGCTTTCCAAAGTGGTCACGAATCTGCTGCAGAGTCTCTACCAGCTCAGTTGCCACCTTGAACTCATCGCTCCGGTCATTGCAAGCAAATTCATAGGCGCAGAAGTTCTTGGACAGCTTCTTGTTCCAGTCCTTCTTCATAGAATATGTAATAATGCTCATAGAGCCACACCTTCAATCCTTCTTAAGTTCTGCATTGATTTTCTCGTTCTGGATATCCATCTCCTTGACTGCGGCCTCAATCATCATCTCGATAGTGGGAGTAATCTTGATATTCATCTTCTCCAATGCAGCAATAACATACTTCTTCTTGTCAGCTTTCTTGATTGCGCCGGTAACACCCAACTTCTCAGCGGCACGCACAGCCATCTGGACGATCTTATACATACCGATCTGTTTCAGGTAGGGAATGCCATAGGTCATAAATGCGGTGCCAGCAACAGTGATAACCAGTTTCACAATAACAGAGACGATCTCATTAACAATACTTGCCATAGTAATACCTCCTGTTTTGAATAAAAAATAAAGCCCGGCACACACGTACCGAGCTATGTATTAAATGTCTTTTAGATTTTGTCCGTCAATCAGGTAACTTTCAAGAGCAGCCTTAGCTTCCTTCATAGGATCGATAGCATTACCATCAATACCGTGACTAAGCAGAGCCAGCAGAGCTTTCATCATAACATTGATACCATGTTCACTCTTATTTACACGCTGTTCCACGCCAGCGATTTTTCGTCCATGGTCTTCAACTACGATGTCCTGTTCCTTCTGGTGCTCTTCAATAGACAAAAGCTTGGAGCGATATAAATCCAAAACCTCTTTATCATTCTTGAGCTTGCGGTCGATATCTTCCAAATGCTTGTCGTGTTCAATCAACTTCAGGTTCTGTTTCGTGTCCGGCTCTTTTGCCTTCTTGATTGCATTTACAATAACGACAACAGCAGCTGAAATAGCCGTAATGCCACCAGCAATACTTAGAATCATTTGCCAAAGCTGTTCTATTGTAAAGCTGATAACACCCGGAGCATGAGTTGGTGCGGCAGTTAACAAACCAATCATTTCATCACCTCGATTCTGTATTGACAAAAATTTCACACTATGATAAAATAGGTATGTCAAAAATTCATCGAGCGAATTTGTGACGTCCTATCTTTGTATAGGTGTGGCGGGAGAGCTCTGGGTGTAACAGCCCGGGGCTCTTTCTGTTTTTACATATACTTTTAGTTTGTTTACTGCTTCGGCTTACATACCTTACGCCAGTGATAGTGCGGCTTGTCCTCGTGGAACATGATATAGCGCATCCAGTCGTCTACATAAATGCACAACAAGGCAAGGAAAAACCATAGTACAGTAAATGGCAGACAGATTTGACCCAGCAGATTAAAGGGCAGGGAAGAGTAGTCCCAAATATGTAACCCCAGCATCAGGTTCAGTGGAATGCCGACAACAAGCTCCATACCAGTCACAAATAACGCACCGACAAGACCCTGTTCCCACATGGGCATTTCCCACGGAATATAATTATTCAACCCGCCGATGACCACATAACAGATACCGCCCACAACAGCCATAGTCCAGTGTGAGTGACCTCGCCATAAAATCTCGATGCAATAATAAAGCGCCCCTCCTATCAAAAAGAGAAGCGCACATTTCGATAATTCTTTATACTTCTTTACGATTTTGTTCATTCAGTGACCTCCTTCAACCCAACGGTTTCCAGATATTGCTTCAGAACAGGGTCGTAGTTGATTTCGACTGCATCCAGCTCTTCCATTGTGGTACAAGCTTTAATGTCGAGCTCTAATTCTTGTTGATGAGACACAAACGGTTGTACATATGTACCAATCGCCAAAGCCAGTGCGGCAAGGTCATCATACTTCCATACGGTGCATTCATCGCCAGTGGTATTCCATTTTAAAGTAAAAGACTGTCCATTTGATACAGCAAGCTGATATAGAGATAGATTAGAAGTCAGCAGAGCCTGTTTTTCACTAGTAACACTATAATACTTGCCGTCCGTCCATTGAAGCGGGTGAGAGGCAAGATGTTCAGAGAGAACTGTTTTAGACTCTGAAATTTTGAATTTCTTAGCGCCATCAAGCATAGTATCTTCGGATGGAACGTTTTTTCCTTCAATCACTTCATATCGATCTTCTTTATCGTCTATTTCCCAATACTTATCACCAGCTGCAACTTGACTATTATGAGTACTTACAATTTGCGCCATAGTAGAATAAGCGTCACATTCTTCTTGTGTAACAATCGGTTTCGCCACATAATAGCCAACAATAATATTCTTTTCTTTCAATTAACACACCTTCTTTTTAACTCAGTTATTTCCAATTTCCGATTGCAATCCAATGAAATAATACAGCAAAACCACTTTGGTTTGGATTAAATCCTGTTGTTGTTCTACCTCCTGCCACATACCATGCATTTTTTAGTGTATCAGAACCGCCTACCACAACTGCATAGTTATCGTTTGCAAATGGTAGTTTGAAAACTACTCCACTACTTTTACTTGAATTGCCAAAACAAATCTGCAATCCATTATAAAAACGCACACATGATCCGTTGTTGCTACTTAAATCAAAAATACATGTCGATACACCATTCAATCCTGTTGTAGCCGATCCAGCACTCGTAGCATACTTCACGCTCTTATCTTTGTCCGCAGTGTTGTCCACGTTGCCCAGTCCAACCTCAGCCTTGGTATAGCTTGGTTTTGTAGCTGCTTTAGCCCATGCAGATACATCACTTGCAGGCATAGAAGTTGGGAAATCTGTTATTTGGGACTTTGTATGCTTATGTGAAGCAGGTGCTTTACCATCAACTAATGTTTTCAAAGCTTTACCTTGTGCGGCACTAAGGCTTTGATCTGTACTATCACTTGTCAAATTATTCTGGATTCCGCGCCACGTGTTTGTATCAGTAAACTTAGCATCCGCTGGAACTGTTTTATTTAGAGCGTATGTAGTAGCAACAGGCTTGCCATCTTTAAAATATACAGGCTGGGTCGCACTACCGGCACTAGAATCAAGCTTGACCGCACTATTGGCAGAGCCACCAGCAGTTCCAGAACCTGCGTAATTGTGAGTATGAGAAGCAGCTGCGTAATTTCCTTTTGGCTGATAATTAGCGAGTTTTGTATTTACTTCACTTTCAGTATAATACCTATCATCATGAGTGTGTGACGCCGGTGCATAAGAACTTGGTTTATTCTGAACTTTGCTCCAATCAACAGAGTTAGCAACGTCAGCATTGCCCGCCCTATTAGCATAATTAACAGACTGACTGCCGATAGTAGCACTTGTAATGATAGTACCGGCTTGAGCGGGGAGATAGACTTGAGAAGTCTCGTTTTTGCCAGCATTGTACTTCGCGTCAGTTGAATAATTGAAAATTAGACTCTCATTGCCGCCAAGGTTACCCATAGTCCAGCAACCGTTCTTTGTCGCCATAGCAGCAACGGCACCATAAGAACTATCACCTGCATAGCTACTTTTTATTGCAGCGCGATCCCTATCACCAATCCAAGAACCGCCAGTGGATTTTGTAATTTGGCCGCTCATCGTGCCACCGATAAGAGGTAGATAATTCCACAATCCAATCCAACTCTTCAGAACATCCTTAGACACATCTTTGATTTTTGTACCATTGTCTGTATAACCTGCAATATAATTTAAATTTTCTGAAGTCAAGCCAGCGCCAGCGAAACCAATCTTGATAGTTCTATTAGCGTCGTTGTAGTCTTTTACACCGTTGGAGGTTGTTGCGCTATCGGCAGTACCGGAACTTGTGGCGTACTTGACCGATTTGTTTGCGTCGGCCGTGTTATCCACATTGCTAAGACCTACTTGTGCTTTTGTATGAGTATGTGAAGCTTTTGCAAAAGTTCCTGTTGACATCGCCTTTATCTTCTTGCCATCGGACGACCAAGCTGCGAGCCATGAACTACTGTTTAAATCAACAGAACCGCTCCATTCGGGTGCCACTCCATTTGCACCTCCTGCATTCGTTGCATAATCAGCTGAGCTTGCATGGTCGGCATTTGGGTGGTAGTTTTCAGTATAAAGTCGATTCCATCCATTCCATTCCGTTGAGCCATTTCTCCAATAAACGCCGGTGTTGTTGAATGCTAATTCGTGTGAATTACCACAAGACGAATCATTCCATCCACGAAGACCTAATAGGTACGAATATGTATCAGAAGACGGAGAGTTGATTTTGCTATTATCTTTTAATCCTTGGAAAATGAACGTATTTCTATAATCATTCGGCGTTGTGTTAGTATTTCGGTTGTCTGCTACCGTTGTGATACTATAATGAGAATGATTTGAATTTGCTTTTCCGCTTAATTTCGAGTCGATCTCACTTTCCGTGTAATAACGATCATCGTGGGTATGTCCACTCGCAGCATAACTGCCTTTAGGCTGATATACGCCATCTGTCTTGCCTTTGATGTAGTTCCATATTGAACTCATAGGACGACGTACATATTGATTTTTGTTGGCCGCTGCTGCTGTTGTGTGATTTGCCCATTGTGTAATAATCAAATCATCGTCTACAGGAGCAGCCGTCCCTGACTCGAGCTTATTGATCAAATCGTTTGCGCCTGCCCGTGTATTATCTGCTTTCCCGCTAAGCTTGCCATCCATCTCGGACTCAGTATAGTATCTATCATCGTGGCTGTGACTTTTCGGAGCGAACTTTTCTTTCAGCTTGTCCCACAGATACTGTAAGCCAGCATAATCTAAATATCCCATAATCGACCTCCTTTCATTTAATTGTGTTTATACCTAGATTAGTGTGTAAAATTACATACACTGTTCTAGCCAGTAAATTTTATTGAATCTCCATTTCAGCATACAGCTTCTTGCTGAAATCTTTTTATACTGTTTATTATGACTTGTCATGTTTATTTGATAAGAATTAGGATACAAAGCCGTAACATATCCGACAACAGATGACTTACCTCTTGGTGTATAAGAAACTAAATCTCTATGCTTAATTCCTAACACATTATCCGTTTTTGCTTTCGATTTCCTTCTCATAGGTTTGATAGTCCATTCTTTCACATCACAAGTATCAGGAATGCAATTTGTAATACATATAGCATCATTGCTGTGGGATTTATCTATATTCCAATTGATCCTTTTGTTTGCAGTTTCACCACCGTTAGTCAAATGTAATGGTCCCAATTCGGATATTTTCCTCCGCAGATAGTTTTTACCTTGCATAACATGCATAGCGTAATCAAATCGTTTGGGCTTGGAACCAATGATTTTGAAATATCTATCTTCAAATTCCCGTTCTCTTCCTTCTGTTTTCTGATGACATCTTGAGCAAAGCGTAATCAAATTTCCAATGGTATCTGATCCATGATACTTTCTTGCCCTGATATGGTGTACTTCTAATACACAATTGGATTTTCCACATTCCTGACATTTACAGCCATCACGGATAATGGTAGCTTTTCTAATGTTTTCATCCAAACGATTAGATTTCTGATACTGCCATTTATAAGGTTTATATCCATCAGTCATTGCGCGGATATCTATACAAACATCTTCAAGGCAATATTCCTGAATACTAACCCAACTATTAAGCCGATATAATACCCTTAAAATGGCATCTTTCTTCTGTTTAATAGTTGGAGCAAGCCTGTCACTTCTTTTGGAAGAGTAACGGTTATCAAACCTCGCCTGTCTGTATCTTTTGTGATAACGGCGATAACGTCTATATCCACGTTTTACATCCATGAGATGCTTTACATCTTGGCGTTGCTCAATCGTTCCTTTAAAAACCACTTTGTTTTTTGTAGGACATTTCTGAACAATGGCAATACCAACATGGGCAGAACCGTCATCAATTCCAACAACCATCCGGCTTCCATCATATTTATCAGGCTCAACTTCTTTTTCTAATTGAACCACCATGGGGTATCTGGATTTTATTTTTGCTCTGCCTTTTCTAACCAAATACCAGCCCTTATTCACTTTTGTCGGTGCTAATGGCCGATTGTTTTTATCAACCACAAAACAATATGCTATTTTATTTTCCATCTCTGGACCCCTTCCTTTCGGAGTAATTTTCGTCTTGCCAATGTCGAGGAGGGTATATGTGTTTCTCTGTTATCTGTGCAGGACATTAGCACAGTTTCTTGATTGGCACTCACAGAGCTTTAGACTGACGAGCACATCTGAAGGTGTGTCTTTAACCTTTTCCCTGACGTAGTTCGTATCTGCAACATATCTTTCGATAGTAGCAGTCACTAAGGCTTGAAACCTATCGTTAAGCAAGTGTGAACGAGAAATGTAATTATACACTTGTCCACTTATTTACACTTTTGTCTATGTATTAGACTGCTTAACAATTAGTCCTGTCTCAGTAAAAACTGAAATCAGCTTGCCAAAACAGTGTCGATTTCAGTATTTGTGATCTTTGTAATAGTAAAAATTTCGCCCAACGCGTCCCATGCAGAACCATTCCATGCATAGTTCATACCATTGCCAACGTCATACACGTCACCAATGGTCTGATCGCTCGTTGGCAGCTTGTCCGTAGAAGCGACGGAGCCCTTATAACGATACATTGCGGTAATATCACTCTTGAGTGCATAAGTGCTTGCCGCGCCAAATCCATCTAGCTTTTGTTTATCGGCAGTACTCATCAGGCCGTGGACGCTCTGTGTTGCGTCATTGTATGTTGTATTGGTTGGAGTAGCCCAAATACCATCGCCACGCAGATATTGACTCTGCTTGCCAGCCGCCGGAGCAGGAACCAGACCAGAACCACCAGCAGCCGAAGCAGTAGCGGCTTTAAAATCAGAATAAGTAGTATTATAGTCGGGTCCCCAAGTAGCAGAACCATCACCACTCCATCTTAGAATTTGACCAGACTGACCGCCAGCCGGAATATGTTTATTGCCAGCAGAAGTCGGGTGTGTATAGTTGTTTGCGTTTGCAGCAATACCATCCAGCTTTGCTTTATCTCCGGCGCTCATCAAGCCAGCAGATCCAGAGGTTGCGTTGTTATAGGTTGTATTTAATGGGGTTGCCCATGTACCATCGCCCTTCAAAAACTGACCAGCATTATTAGCTGCAGGGGCTGGGACAAGACCTGAGCCACCGGCTGCGGCACTGGTTGCACCCTTAAATGCGCTATAAGTTGTGTTGTTATCAGCGCCCCACTGTGCTTCACCATCTTTACTCCAACGCAGAATCTGACCAGCAGAACCACCAGACGGAATATGCTTATTACCAGAACTTGTCGGGTGAGAATAATTGTTTGCGCCAGCCTCGATACCAGCCAGCTTATTCTTTTCGGCGGCAGTAAAATCGTTGGAGGACAGCCCCTTGCCTTCGACTTTATCAACCTTGTCATTTAGCTTTGCCTTTATCTTTTGCCAGAAGTAAAGCAGGCCGTCATAATCTAACCAAGCCATGTGTTTCCTCCTTTATGTTGAAAGTATCTTGTCTATATCTGAATTAGTCAGCGCCTCCATGTACATAGATGGATCGCCAGTATTCACAACCAACTCGCCATTCTCATCTGTCGTAACGGTTGTGATACCCGTGCCCTTGATGGATACAGAACTTTGTTTTGCACCATCCAGCGTAATTTTTGCTTTGCCATTAAGTGCGCTCTTATTTGCACCCAGTGAGAAATTGTTGTCGTTTAATAACGTCCAGTTGCCGCCTAAGTACGCATATAGTTTATCAGGCTTCAGATAATAGATTTTTTCGGCTAGAGGAGCCAATGGTAAGTCACTCACAACCTCTAAATCGCTTCCGATTTTTACGTGAGCCGTAGCAGTATCTCGATAGGCGTTTCCGGTGTCAAGGCAGACAATAAGCTGTCCGTCGATCACTGGAGTCTTGTCGAGTTGAGATTGTGCAATCTCTAAAAGTGATAATTTTGACATCATGAAACTCCTTTTCGATAAAAATAACCCCACACTCCATTACAGAATGTAGGGATTCATGTTAGATTATTATGTCTCAGCGTTTGCGCCGGAATCATCAAGAGCCTTCCAAGTCAGAGCCCCTTCGACATTCTTGACGCGATTATCCATAGCAGTATTCAAACCGTCTGCATAGGTTTTAGCAGTATCGCGAGCGGCATCCGCCTTTTTAGTAGCATCAGCAGCAGCGGTAGAAATTACTTCTGATTTCGCAGCAGTCAGTTCATCCTGAGACACCTTTGCATTCCAAGCCTTGCGCTCTTCGGCGGTAATGTGCACCACAGCATCCTTGGAATGACCGTCTAGCTGGTCTTGCACCTTCTTGATCTTTGCGTCAGTCTCATCCTTGGTATAAGCATCAGGCACAGCTACATACAAGCCATCATCTTCAATTGTGATAGAGTTATTGGCTTTTGCAGATACGCGCACAGCGACACTGATTTTATTGTCGTCAGAAACGGTCACGGTTGCAGTAGAAGTTGCAACACCAACATAAATATCAATCAGAGAGCCAACAGGAATCTTAATTACATCACCACTAGTAATGGTCAGCTCAATATTTTTATCTTTTGTATTGTAAGTTCCGCTAGTAACAACTAAGTCCTTGCCAAGCGCAATCGTCAGGGTGTCGCCGCCAAATACAGGCAGCTTGATAGTGCGAGTTTCTGCATCATAAGTAGGCTCATGGATAACACCGGTCAGGGTGGTAGTAACAGGTTCGTCACCCTTTGCCACACTCAACACACCAGCATTATAAGTAACATCTGTAACGAACTTACCTTTAATACCTTCCACCGCTGCAATCTTGGCATTAACATAGTCGGCGACAGCCTTGGTAGTCGGAACATCATCGTTGGTAGCATCTGCAGGAATCTGAGTAACAGTTGTTTTGTTCAACTGCACAAACTCCACGCCATTCCAAATATGCATGGTGTAGTCTGTCATGCGGAAATAAATAATGCCCTGAACCTGACCAGCTGCAGGCAGGGAAGACACCATTTTAGTGCTCTTAGTGTACTCAGTTGTACCCTTAAACAATTGCAACGTATCGGTCGTAAAGTACAGTGTGTCCATGTCTTTTGGAGCAAGGGCATCGTACCGTGCTTTCGTACCATACGCAAATTTTACTTGTGCCATATTTTTCCTCCTTATTAGAATTCAGTCCATTGGAAATTTGTAGATTGAGTTTGAAAAGGCTCGACGAAGAACCGACCTGACTCCGCGCTTTGCTGCACGACCCACGGTTCATATTTGTCGTCTTTGCCTCGTATCATTACGGTCTGACCTGCATAAGTCGCGTCATTCTGGTTGATTGCCTCATTTGCCGCCGGAATACTATCAAAACAAAGCGTCCGAGGCGCTACCTTTTGAATAGATAAGTCGTCCCGGACGTATATGAATTCTGATGTGTCTTTTGTGATAATAAGGTCTTTGCCATCAATCAACCCAAGCGCAATCGCGGCTTCTACGTCTTTTGCGTTACCGTAACCAAGCTTCGAGTATTTGTATGCCATTCTTTTCACCTCGCTTTAAACGATGGTTAGAATGGGACAACACGCATACTACCATCTTCAGTTTCCACAGTTTCAGTTGTGATTTTAATAGCGTTACCAATGGGTTTGCCCTCGGAGGTAAGCTGAATACGATGCTCTTCATCGTAAGTGATGTTATCAGCCTTATTAGCCAGACTGGTATTGAACCGGTCAGTCATTGCCTTATTCAGAGCCTCCAGTGCGATAATACGCTGGTCGAGCGTGCTCAGTGCTTCATCGGGGATCAAATCAGACCACTTGCTGATAGGAATAATATGTATAACGCCGGGGCCAGCCTTACGCACGCGCTGAATCGTCTGTCCTTCAGAGTCCATCTCGACATGAACAAAGGTTAGCTGGAATTCAATGTCGCCAGCCTCGCTAGTCAGGCCCGTGTCAAAGGGCAGAAGATATTCCAACCGGTTCTTGTACAAGTCTTTTGACTTTTGTAGAATTTCAGTTTTATAGCGTTTGCTCACAGGCAAAACGTACTCCAGCATAACGGTATAGTCACTAATATCTACACCTTTGTAGGTCTGATCGGCAAGAAAGTGCAAATTATCCACCAGCTTGCTCCGCTGCATGATACGCTCAGTCAGACTCGCTGTGATAGTGTTATCCTCGTTAATTAAAAAGGTATACATATCACACCTCCTTTCCGTTCACAATGTACAAGTAATCATCCAATGAGATCTTCTTGCCCTCAAGCAAGTTCTCCACAAATTTGTCCTGTACCATTCCATTCTTATAGAGTCGGTGCATACTCTCGACGAACTCAGTGAAAATCTTTTCCATTACAGTAGACCTCCTTGAATTAGCGTCAGTGTATAGGCATCAATAATGGCCTCAGGAGTTGTACCTCCCAAGGCCATGATTTGGTCATATTCGTATTTGTCAATCGGCTCAAGCGTTACGGTATCATATTCCGGGGATGGAATCAGGTAATAGCCTTCAACGTGCCAGATATACTTGCCGTTGCTGCTAATAATACCCTGTGCGTCATCTTCGGTGCAATTCACCATGATATCGTGCTTGGGCTGATACTTTACAAACTGAAGGCGGTCAAGAGCATCGATCACTCGACCGTCTTTAAGTACCTTATAATACACTCTCAACACCTCCTTAAATGCTGAACATCACGGTTACTCCTAGCTGCTCAGAAGGATAATGGAAGCCATACAGCTCACCGGTCTCCTCAATTGCATAGAAGTATCCATCATAAGTAGCAAACGGGCTGCGCAGCCAATACTTTGTTGCCTTACCCTCTGCGTTGTGCTTGACGCGAGAATCATTGCCGGTCATGTAGCTGATTGTTTGACCTTCGTAAACGTAAGGCTCGTCAATCATCGAAGAGCTTACTTCAATCGCAGATGGAATGAAGAAGTAGCAGTCCGAAGTCACAATTTCCTTACTCTTATTTCCGGCAGAACTCGGTACTTTGACCTTTTTGATAAGCTGTTTCCAACCAATCGGCAAAGCATCAACCAGACGAGAGTCAAGATACTCACGCAGAGAAGTACTGCCCCAACCGCCAGCATTGTTAGAAGAAGAACTCAGTACCATGTCCTGACCCAGCGTATCCTTCTGCAAGAATGTCATAGAGCAACGCTTGTTGGAATTGTCGCTCAAGTAGTAGTTCTTAAAGCTTGCTACCTCAACAATCAGGTTATCGTGTGTCCATGCGGCCAATTCGCGACAAGCAGCATCGCCAAGGTCTGCGTACCAAAGCTTAGACCAATAAACCGTACCTTTAGCGTGGCGCTCGTAAGCACCATCGTCTGCTTTTGCACATCCAAATACCAGAGTGGCATTCGTCTTTGTGGAGCGAGTACGAGTGATCTTTGTATAGTTCAGTGCAGAACCATAGATATTAGAGGAATAGACATACAGTGCGTTATCACCCTTAATGTGCCGGATAACAGTCATATCGCGAGAACCGGCAGCGACACCATTTGCAGAGTCAATACCCCAAGTCATCTTGACGCCAGTTGAGTTCCACAGACGGATACCATTCATGCCGTTCTGCTCAAAGCACTGCATCAAAACAGTGTTATTTGCATTTGTGACATCCATCTTGTAGTCAACAGCCAGCACAAAATCTCTGTCCTCTTCAAACAGCTTGAGGTCGGTATCAATGTAGTTCTTGCCATCAAACACCTGCGGTTTACTAATAAGAACCTTTTCAGTGATGTCCTCATAAGAGAAATCGTTGCCAAGCTTGATGGAAACTTCATCCTTTGGCGTGGCAACATTCTGCTCAACGCCAACCTTGTTCATCGCATAAATTTCAACAGGGCGAAGCTGACCGATTTCCTTACCGTCAAAGTAGGTAGAAGAATACTCGCAGCTATCATAAACAGCATTGATATCCTTATCGCCGGTGACGTAACCACCTTTATCCCAGCCACTGAACAGGTAATACTTAAAAGCAGTTTCCTCAGAGGTATAAGTCGGAGTATCGCCATCATATAGCACCATAGAGCCATACGGAGCAACTGTTTCCTTTAACACAGCGCCACGGTTCATATAGCGGACAGTATACTTACGCACAGATTCGGTATAAATTGCAGTGACGGTCTGATTACTGAAAACAGTCGTAAACTCGGTATCCCATCCACTGAAAGTAAAGTCCGTAGAAATCGTACTTTCGGCAGTAGGTGTCGGGATCGGGTTCTCTTTACGTGTAACAGGATCAACGGCCTTATCACCCTTATCAATGTACTGTTCATCAAGTACCGTACCGTCCTTATTTACGAACGTCCACTTAAACTGCTGAACCAGAGTGTTATAAGTGATATTCAAATCAGGCCACTGTGCCGTAAACTCTGCCAACTGACGCTCACGCATGATAGGTACGTGGACGCTACCCTCGATAACAGAATGGTCAGTGTTATAACCATTTTCATCCAAGCCGGTCATCTTCAACAGACGATCCAGCAGGGAAGTATCATCCAACTGCCAATCAACGCCGGTTAAACGCACACGACTCAAATTCGTGCACTTTGTCAGCATTCCAATCAAGTCGATAGTCGGGCACTTTTCGACAGTCAATGTGGTGATATTCTTATAATCTGTAACCTTCAGGTCTGTCAGATAATTCAGGTTCTTAGCGCTCAGACTTGCGATCGCAGGCAATTCAGCTTTTCGAATCTTGCCACCCTTAGCAAACGCGACGCCGGTAATGCCAGAGCCGCCAGCATAGAACTCTTCCAGATTCGTACAGCCGGTCAGACTGATGGATTTCTTCAGGTTCGGCACGTTCTGCAGGTTCAAATGCTCAAGCAGTGTATTGTTGCCAACTGCAAAGTCAGTCAGATTCGTATTCTTGTAGCCCTCGGCTGCAGAACCAATCTTCAGGTCAGTCAATTTTACGCCGTGGCTGAAATCAACATAGCCGGGATAGAAACCAGAAATATCGCCAATGCTCTGGATGATAGAAGCGTTGTAAACATAAACTTCTGTATCATTCATAGCTGCAATCGGGCACTGAATCTCGTAAGTCTGACCGCGCTTACCACGCACCTTCACAGGGTTAGAACCATACCGTACAGAGACATAAGTGTCGGCATAGGGGACAATATGGAAAGTGCCATCGGGTTTCACACCTGTCCAGTTGGTCGGAGTATAACCACGAATGGTCATATCGTCAGAGGTACAAGCAGCACCCGTATACTTAGATGCCATGTATTTTTCCTGATACCGCTGGAACTGGCGTCTTTGGTGGCGTTTGTTACCGTGCATCATTGGCAGATAGCTGGTTGTGCCATTATCCTCATAAGTGCGGAAATACTTACGCCGCATATCCATGATCCACAACTTCTCTGGCTTTACGTCCTGATAGTCTTCGAACTTTTTCAAAATACGAGTAGCACTCCATGCTAAAGCACTCTCGCGGTTCAGGAACATCTTTGCGAGATCATCTGCAAACAGGTCACGAATCTTGCACCACAGCTTAGAGTCGTGTGCGTTGAACACACTCTTTGTACCGATAGTGTCCATATCTTCGTAGCCGTAACTCAGGGTCAGACCGCCCTCGTTATCGTTGCCCATTGCAGTGTCGTTATCGTAGTCAAAACAGAAATCCCAGTGCACAAGGTCAGTCGTGTGCGGGAATACGTTCTTTGCACGGTTATCGACCATAGTATGACGCTCAGTAAACAGATAGTGGAACAGGGTAGAATCTTTAATAAAGTAGTTCTCAAAGTTCTTCTTGAACTCTGCATCATCTGCATTCACAACCCAGTTCTGTACGCGAATCCACGCATTTTTAGCTGCCTGAATCTCTTCATCGGTACAATTCTTATTGATGTAACGGAACTCAAAGCTGTGGTCGCCATCCCAAGTTTCCTCAGAGAAGTCGCCGCTCAGGAAACGTGTCTGTGCATCGGTGTTATTATCAATCTCAATAATAACTTCCTTGTGATTGTTCGGGTCCATACCCATTGTGTCACTATTCTTCTTTGAGTTGCCAAAATCGCCGCAAGCATAGAAATGCCACTGACCATCCTTGAAGACAGTTGCGTTTGTGGTGTCGGTCTCCTGAATAAAAACGACACAGGGGTAGAATGCCATGGTGTCGCGTACCTTCGGGTTGTCCTTGCGAGCTTGACGAATGTACGGGTTGAACTCGTTAAACTCGTCTGCCAGTAGAGCATTATTTGCATTCTCAGAAGAAGCAATATTGACTTTGATGTTAAAATACTTCTCACCAACGCTGTTTTCTGTAAATGCATACTTGCTGCCAGTGCTCTCATCACCAAAGGTGAAACCACCAGAACAGTTGATATCAATATTACGACCAGATTCACCGTATGCATTAGAGCTAGTGCCCTGTCCCTTGTGTGAACCAGTGGCGATCCAGTTGTCTTCCACGGCGCGGCCATTCTTATAAATGTGCTGAATAGTTGTGTTAGGCACTTCGTTCTTCTTACCAGTCGTAAAGGTCGGAGCAGAGATCTTGATAATGCGCAGGTCTGGACACTTCTCAGCCAGTAGATCAGGATTCAGTTCGCCGCTCACATCCGTAATATCATTGCGGGTGTAGCGCTCAATCATTTCCTCTGCATTCTTTGCGTCTGCAATAAAGTTGTCGAGGATCTCGTCGTCCGTCAGGTTCATCATGTAGGACTTCATGCGGTAAACAAGCACGTCACAATCAGGAGAACCAATCGTAATGCCTACCGGAGAAGCCTGTGTAAAGTTGTCGCTTGCGTCATACAGCTCAACACGACAGGGAATACCATCCAACCATAGAACCATTTCCTTGTACTGACTGTCTGGCAGAATATTAAATTCAAATTCCATAAAGTCGTCTTCACAAGTTGGTAGGTCGATGCTATTCTGCTCACTGGTCAATGTGACCTTCTGCGCCTGAATATTCAAACCGATACCACCGTTCAAGCAGGTCAGTGCCGTAGCATCGTAGTTCTTGACATTCGTAGTCTTAAACACAAGTTTAAAGTTCTTACCCAACTTCTTTGCGTCATCACCAAACAACTTATAACTGATATTTGCAGTTGTACCAGCCTTCACACAGAAGTAGGTATCACCATCTTCGTCCAGCTGATAGCCACCGTTAGACCAGTCAAAATTATCGCTTACAGTCAGCCTTGTATTGCCATCAGACCACAAGCGGGTCTCGTCAGCGTTAGTCTTGCCAGCAGGGTTAAAATCAAAAGCCAGATTTGTCTTAACTGGCTCAATCGTAATACCAAGCTCTTTGATCTCGACACTAATCTCCTTGCTCACGGAGCCACATGCGATTTTCAACGTATGAGTGCCAATATCAGCGGATTTCCATGTCCATGTCTGCATGGTACGTCCGACAGTCAGAGTGGCAGCCTTAGCACCATCAACCTCAAGAGTTACAGTGGTTGTAGAGCTGGAAGGGTCATAAACGGTATAGTTGATTGCAACGTTGCTGTACTGTTTTGCACTTGCTGTCTTTGTGGCACAACTGATGATAGGAGTTGTATTGCCTTCAGTTGCCCACATGATATCTTTGACAACCTTATTACTGGTGACCTGTTTTCCATTGATTTCAGCAGTCATGGAAACTTCTACCAAATGTGCGCCGTGGGTCTGTACAGGAATAGCATAAGTCAGCTGTCTGCCAGTAACGCTGCTTGTGGTAGAGCCAAGAATCTTTCCATCAATCGTAAAGTTGATAGTTTTTGCAATATTGCCATACGGAGTGTAGCGGAAGGTGACCTCACCACTGTATACCAGCGTATCATCAAAAGTACTCTCCAGATAGAACTCAACAACATTGACGGTCCAAGTCTTTGTGCCAACACTGCCCACACTATCAGTCACCTGCAGCTTAACAGTATTGTCACCGCTGTGCAGATACTGGGTTGCGTCAAAGCTGTTCTTTCCCTGGATAACGGTCTGCGTGCCAACTTTTGTATTGCCGACATACCAGACGCCAGTAGCGGAACCAGTGTCATCGCCAGAATTGTCCACAGAAGAGAACTTGAAATTGATAATAGCTGAGTCACCAGCAATCACAGTTAGCGCAGAGCCATCCAGACGCTCGATCTTGATAACACTTGTACTGCCGCCAGTGCCACCGCCACCACCTTGGATGACAACCTGTGTTTTCACAGTGCCATTTTCCAACAGGCTCAGCTTTGAATCCTCGTAAGTAATATCATACTCACGCCCAGAATTCGGGTCTGGTTTCACATTCTTCAACTGCTCCTGAATTTCAGAAATATCGCCATTGATAGTGTCAATGCTGTTCTGCAAACCGGAAGCAGTGTTTTTCACCACGGTCAAATCATTTGCCACGGTCTCAACGCTGGTCTTTTCAGCCTTTGCTTCTAACAGCTTGTCGGTTGCCTGTTTGTTGTAATAATCACTTTGCAACGTCTCAGGCAAGTTACCAACACTATCCTGCAGATTCTTTACGGCAGCATCATTGCTGGTCTTATACTCGGTCAGTTCGGTTTTAACAGGCGCAATCTTTTCATCGATTTTTGTTTCAACGGTTTTATTAAAAGCTGTCACCCAATCAGCACTCGGGTCAGTATTCAGGGTGATGGTTTTAATAACCTTTTCGCCATTCAGGAACTTGATCGTCTGTGTTTCAGCATCATACTGCACATCAAACTTTGCTAGACCGTCAACCTTGGCGATATCATCCCGAAGTAGGGTAACAAAACCGTCAACCTCTTCCTTAGTGTAATAGTTTGCCAGTGTGTCAGCCAGACCATCTACAACAGCCTGTGCTTCTTGTGCACTCTGTGCAGCTTGAGTTGCAGCAGTCTGTGCCTCACCAACCTTCTGGCTCATCGTAGCTAAGAACTGAGTATACCAGTCATCGCCGGTCGGATCGGTCATTGCAGTGCCGGTAAGCGCTTTCAAAACATTTAGCTTTTCGTTCGGCTTTGTACGCCATAGATAATTCTTCGATTCACCGCTGTTCGGTACAGTAATTGCACCAGTCGCCATAATTTCAAACTTTAGCACACCCTCTTTGATGGTGGCATAGTTGCTGACCATCCAGTAAAACCGGATCTTATCAGTACTATAGCTCACGTTGATAGGTGCGGTATAGTTCTCAGCATTATTAGCGTTAACATAGTGGATCTGAATCGTCATGCTCATCAGGTCAACACCATCATAATAACGCGGCATCTCAAACGGAATAACCTGACTGTTGTTTTCCTGTGTGATATTTACCTGAGTCGGACTCAGTGTGATTTCTTTATTGGTATCAACCGTAGAAAAATCATTGTCCGAGAAGGTATCAAACCACGTATAGTTGCCACTTCTGGTGAAATTCTGGTCTTCCACAGAGAAGGTTGCCACATCCTCATCACAATCAACTACTGGACGAGCATCTTCTATGGAAGCCTCCATCGTCATTGCGGGGCTTGCAGCGACCATACGTTTGGATTCTTCAAATGATAATGCCATCTACTCACTCCTCTCATTAAGTATCTTTCTTATTATCGATATATTTTTCTTTGAGGACATTCTCATAAGTGATATAGGGATAATACGGGTAATAGCGGCTCAATGTAACATTCATTGTGCCTTCTCCAATGTTTTTATCTATCTTTTTAATAATCCACTCAACTGCAATATCAGACTTCAGGTACTTCGCTGCGTATTTTACCTTTTCATTTACGTCAAGCCACGGAATCATGTGCATACTCAATGTGATGGAATCCGTCAGCCGACAATTTTTCCATAGCGTGTATTTGCATACCGTCATGGCTGATTCATCCGAGGTATATCCGTCAAACTCACTACCCGAGCACACAAGGTTTCTTCGCCCGATTTTATCAATCGTCAACCGACTATTGTACAAGTCATCAATGCGGTTTGGGTCATTTACGACAACGTACTCAAGGTTGTCACATGCCTCCGCAATCTTGTCTGCCTCAATTTGTTTTGCGGTCGGCATTGCATCCACAAACTTCGTCATAGCATGAGACTGAGACTGACCAATAAAATAGACCCGGCTCTCAATAAGAAGAGCAGGGTCTGATATCTGGATTTCTGTATTCGTTGCTGGATTATACTTCACATACACGGTGTCATAATTTTTTGTGGATGGATTATAGATTTGTTTCGGGTAATAGCGCACTTGTGGATCACGCTGTTCTTTTTCGTATTTGCCTGTAAGTGCGTTGAACTTATATGTGAATGCACCATCAGTTGCCTGATTTAACCAGTGCTCACCATATTTTATGACGTAATAACGCCCTTTCTTTAGTAAAGAAGTGTCTTCTGGCTCATCCTCTCCTTTTTCGTTGGTAACAGCCTTAAACAACATCATAGGTCCATACACTGCGCATGTCGTTTCCCGATATTGTCCTTCTCCACTCGGATTCGATTTAATTGTCGTAACAAGGTTCTCAACACAGATTCTTGCATTTATCGCAATATCTTCTGGGCAAATAAACGAAAATCTTGTACCGTCCTGAATACTTGCCTGTTTTAATTTTAGCAATAAAATAGACGCGCCTGTATCATTTGGGTTCATGTTGTAGCTCATATTCAATTTATTATCTCTGAGCAGCGTAACAATATCATTCCATTCGCTTGTTCCTTTTCTACAATACACGACCTCGCCAGTACCTTCAGGATCATTTTTTTCAAGTTTATCCTTACAGAAGTAGTCGCTTGAGTTTGATGCACCCCATACCTCTACACAGTTATGGATCTGACTGTAATCAACGCTGGCATCTTCGCTAATAACCATACTCTTAAATGTATCCTCGTCCAGAACAACGGGGTCGTCGTAGCCAGACGGAATTTCTTTGCACACAAAAGTATCGTCGTCAAAATACATCTCAAAAGGGAAGTAGAGGTCTCTCAACTCCGTCAAAATGTTCCAAATGGTCGTGCCAGTATTATATTCTAGGTCGTGCGGAATTCGCCGCACCCAGTAATCTACCATACTCTTTGTCAGCCCTGAAAGTTCAAATGTCTCCTTAATGGAATCGCGAACATAGTGCGGCTTCTTTTTGTCATCTTCGTAATAGTTAACCCCATCCTTAACCACGAGCTTGCGGTCATACATCGGAATGCGCGTTGCGTATCCGGTCAGTGTTCCACCAAGCGTACCGTCAAGCAAACAGGTCATATCAAGGCAAGAAAGGCTCAGTTTGTTTGTTGTGGCATCATAACTGTATCCGTTTTGCTGTATCGCATATACGCCAGCGCCATACCAGTGCACGCCATCTGTGTCCACAAAGTTCGTGCCGGTTCGGATTTCAGCCTCACCAGAGTATAAAGCGTGATAGAAGTTATATATCTGAGTTAAACCATCCTTCAATTCCCATATCGTTCCTTGAATATCGTGCATTGAATAGCCAACAAATACACTTGTGTCATGGAAATACTTATCAAGCTCATCTTTTGTACAACCAGCAATCGCCGCAACGTCAGCTGCAGATAATATCCTGCCTGCTGCAATGCCACCCTCTACAGCAGCAATCATATTCTTTACACGTATTGTTTTCCCATAAATCGTACAGTCAACACCAAAACTATCAAGTTCAAGTATTTTACTTTGTAAAGTTGAACCATCTCTTTGAACTGCATCACAAGCTGCATTGAAAATCACTTCAATATAAGACCTGATATCTGCATTCAGCAGCGGAATAACAACATCTCCTCCGCCTATCAGTAGTGGAGTGTATGCAATCTCATACGTCTTGCCATTTGTTGTATAACCATCTGAAGATGCAACAACGGTCGAATATGTTCCAACATCTCCTTGCTCTTTCACAAAAGATGCATATTTCTTTTTATTTTCGTCTGTCCAAATAATACGCTTACGGTTTATATTTTCGATATTGCCATACCGTTCATAACCGCCAACCTTATATCTCCACTTTGCTTGTCTTAACTCTGTGTCCTTTTCTTTGAATATCGCACTATTTTTGATTTTTGCATCGATCTCTTCTTCTGATATTCTTACCGCATCAGCCCCAACAAGTGGTATGCTCGTTGGAGCTTTCATACCAATCTGTAGGCGCAACATCTTGCTCGTCCACTCCTCTGTTGAGAACTGAGAAATAGAGAATCCACTCTTCGGGAAAATATCAAGATTAAAAGTGCGCCGTGTATCTGAGTCTGCGTCAATCGAGTTAGAACCACTTAACGCAAGTCCTTCGATCGTATCAATAATCTGGTAGTCTTTATTCAGCAGTTCAATACGACAGTATAATCTTTTTGACCGGCTTTTCAGTAAGGCCAGATCTTCTTCTGTAGGTAAGTAAGTCATGGCCCACCTCCTTAAATCAAACCAGCGTTCTTCATGTCGTCGCCGTTATTCAAATCGCCAGTTTCTACAAAATCAAACGAGATTTTTACCTTATCCGGGTGTTCATCGTCTGAATAAGAAACACTTCCATTCACATTCATCAGCCATGCGCGGCCATCGTACATCTTCAATACTTTTGGCTTTTTGTCCGTTAGCCAATTGATAAAAGTCTCCCGATAGTCAATAGACCCATCAAAATCAAATGCATCATTGGCACGATCCCACTTGATAATAACACCAGAGAAGTTGCCGCTATAATAATTTGCCTCACTACCATAGAATACAATGGGATACTTGCTTCCCAAGGTCGTCTCCACAGACGCCTCTTGATTGCGCGTAATATTCGTGACAGCTGGCTCAAGACCAACATAATATGATATGTCTTTATCCATTAGCCATGCTCCGTCAAAATCGCTTACGGCACTTGTAGATGTGTACACTTGTTCAATTTCATCCACAACAGGAACCGCCATATACTGATACTTCGTTTTCCTGCCACGTGCAAATTTGTCATAGCATACAATCAAAATAGGCTCAACAGAACTTGTGATTTTCTTTTCATAAATCGTGATCCAGTCGTACTTGCCAACCTCTCTACGTTTTACGCGAATAAAGTCAAAGTTATTAGGCTCGTCCGCGCTTTTCGTAACGGTAAGCTTGATTCTGCCTTCTTTTTTTTCATTTTCTGCCACAATTTCAAGCTTCTGCAGTTGTCCGTCATACTCAATTCTGAATGCGCAAAAATCCGTGTCCAGAACATATCCGTTCACAGTTTCTCCAACCGCTCGCACATAGTACACCTTATTATTATCAAGGCCTTCTACGTTGAACGCATGTGAAATAGAGCCGTGGTATATCTCCTCATGTAGCAAAGTCTTGTCTGAATCATAAAGCTGATATTTATAAAGATTCAGTGTCTCGCCCTCTTCTTCGATGTTTTTATATTCGACATTAAAGGAAAAAGCAGGGAAGGGAATCGTCTTTTCAGCGCGCGCTTCCACATCAACAAACTTTAACACCGGTTTTTCATGGCAATAAAAAAGAACGGCATCGCTTAAATCACTTTTCTTGCCGTTCTGATTTGTTACTGCAATTTTAAGATAGTAGGGGAGTAGTCTGTTATGTACAAGGTTCGCTGGCAGCATAAACATACGCACAGAAGATGAACCACTGGTTTTCACTGTCTGGTCAACAATAATATTGCCGGAGGCGTTGTCATAGATAATATACTCCACTTCATTGATCGTGTCATCGTAGCATGTGTACCGCACGATATTTTCCCGTGTAGCGTCTATCACAGAAAATTTTGAAATTATCGGTTTCGCCAATTTAACACCTCCTTATTTTACGCCATATATTTCACATGGAATAATCAAATCGTTATTTGTTGTAATATTTGTCTCGCCAGAGCTTTGTGCGTCAAAGAACGTAATTTCAGTGCAATACTTATTATTTTTTTCATATGTTTTTACACAGAATGGACGGAAAGCACTTTTTATACTTGTGTCAGAACTATATGATATACTCGGCACGCTGTTTTCGCCGCCGGTGCTAAAATCATAAACCATACATAGCTTAGGCATATTCATGATGACACAATGATATTCCGCACCGCTCCATGTACCTGCGACTGGTTTCGACACAATAACAGAAACTTTGCCCAAGTATTCGAGCACCCGTTTTGTTGCGGAACTCTTTGGATCAATTTCAACAACTTCTCTCTCTTTGTAACCACGGAAGATAAAAATATACTCTGAATAATCGCTGTCCGCTTCAAAAGTCAACTTATTCTCTTCGCCAACAGCAGAGTATGCATCTTTTGAATCGTTCTTCCATAATAACTGGAAAATCTGTCCAGCCTTTAACTTGTCCACAGTAATAGTATCAGTGGTGATTTTATCCCCAGAAACTTGCGTAAGGCTGTTGTTTACAGAGGTGGAATCAAGCGTCACTTTACCATTTTTGTCAACGGATATAGCACCAGTCAAGTTAAGCTTTGTCGCCTTGATTTTTACAGTATTTGTACTCTGGTTTATCAAAGTAGCAATGTTTTTTCCGGTATAATCTGTCTTAGCCACCTTCGAATCAATGCTTTCAGTTGCTGTTTTGATGTGCTCTTCGAGTTTTTTATTTGCATTTAGTTCTGCAGCATCCGCATACTTTTGAGCTTCAGTTTTTGTGGCACACAGTATGATGGCATTCTCGTTTTTTGAAATTCTGGATTCTGTCAGCGAAATTCGTGTATTTAGCCCGCTCATGTCCTCATTGTATTTTTTAGTGGTTACGCGGGCTTCAATCTGCTGTTTTGTGCTTTCCAAATCAGAATTGTATTCAGTTTTAAAGTTCACAAAGTCGCCGTCTATCTTGCCAGCAGCGTCCAATGCCTCGTCTGCTTTTGTATCATCCGTATATTTTAGTGCCACAGCCCAGTCCGTTCGGCTAAAACTTTCAGTCGTGGTTCTTGTTGTCTGACATACGAGCATTTTATTATCGCCAGAACTATTTGCCCAGATATCGCCACGACTATACGGGGTAGCAGGTGTCGTAAAGAAAACACGTTTCGAACCATTCGCGGTCTCGTCTTCAAGGCTTGCCGCTCTTAAAACTTTCAGTAAGTTTTTATCTTCAAGACTCACCCATACAAAAGTATCCTCCCACCTGTACGCATCGCCAGCCTTTATGTCATAATAAAGATCTCCAACGTGTAGTCGTTTTGCATCATCGGTTGCCCAGTTTACTGTTGGCACTGTGTCTATAGAAGGCGCTCCGTTGTAAAACCATAAACTAAGCTGTCCGTCTATCTGGTCTTTTAGCGTTAAAAATTCACTGACATCTGTGTATTTGACAATCGTATCAGCAAAATCTGTATCAATAAAAGTGGACAGCTGATTGCCAACCACGTTAACTTTGCTATCCACTGTTTTCATTGTACCAATATTATCGGGGGAACATACCAGCCGCTTCATATCGCCCTGCAACGCAGTCACAACCACACTTTGTCCAACCGTATAAATCTGGTCAGAAGTAATGTTGTATTGGCTTCCAAACACGGATATCGTGTATGTATTCCCATTCACCGCAGTTACCACGCCAGTCTGCGATTTGTCAAACTTTGCATCGTTGAGTTTCTTTTCAATCGTATCTACGATGACTTTGCTCAACACGTCGATTGCATCTTGACTATTTTGTGACATCTCGTCCCTCCTTTATAAATGTATACTCAATCTCAACCTACCCAACCCACCCTGAGCCAAGTATACTTCGTATTTATTTTTGCTTATTGTACTGCTTAACGTCTATTCAATTCCTGTACAACCTTGTTCGGCAGACGATTTACCAACTCACGAGCCAGTGCATCGCTATCACCAACGGGATTGTTTACATTCACATCACCAATAGACAGGGAAATACCACCAGAGCTACGGCTTTGTACCATAGAAGCAGAACCATGTTTTGCCAACTGATCGCTGAACCACTTATCTGGATTGCCACCCATCTCAAACAGGCGAGAGGTAATATCCGCAGGAACCACACCGTCACCAGTTTCAAGATATGTATAACGTCCAGAAGCAGGCTTACGGACAATAAGTTCTGAACCTCTTTCGTCAACGTTTGCAAAATGATTCGTTTTAGAAGATTTAAGACCATTCGCGTGACGACCAAAAAAGAAACCAGCAAAACCTCCTAAAAGAGTACCAATCAATGCTCCTGCTGGTCCACCTATTGCCATACCCGCAGCTGCGCCCAGACCAGCACCAGTAAGAGTTGTAGCAGCCGTTTTGACTGTTTTATCTTCATTGGCGGTTGCGTCATTCTTTTTGTCTGTTTCGTCAGTTGCTTTATTCTCTTCTTTAGATACGATCTGTGTAGCGTTAATTGTGAGATTTGTTGCGCTGTGTTTGGTGTTTTCGGCAGTTTCAGAGCTACTATCTGCTGTATCCTTGGTGTTCTCAGCAGTCTTTTTACTCTTGCCAGAGATATCCTTGCACAGATTTACAATTGCACCAATCGGGCTAATATCCCAGAAGAAGGTAGCGACAGACTTTATTGCTTTTTTGCCAAAGCCATCTTCTTTGTTAGACCAGATTTCTTTTTGATGTTTGAAATTTTTCGCAGCACCGTAAATACCAAGTCCGGCAGCGGCAGCGATCGGAATTGCGTAAGGTCCAGCCGCAGCCAAGGCGCTTCCAGCTGTACCAATAAGTTTTCCAGCACCAGCAAGCAACTTACCTCCGCCACTAAGTAATGTAGTTCCAACCTTACCAATCCCACCAAGAATCGTGGAACCAATTTTACTCTTACTAACAGCATTGCCGATAGCCTTAAATCCATTCACAAACGTGGAAATGATACCGCCGCCAGAACCAGAACCTCTAAATAGGCTCTGAGCGCCAACTTTAATTTTATCCCAGATGCCACCAAATGTTTCAATAAGTCCGTTTCCAGAGGTTTTAATCTGGTTGATCATTGCATTGATAACATCTGTTGCTCCAGTAGTTGCAGTATCTGTAAGCTGTTTTTTACCAGCATTGAATGCCTTTTTAGCGGCATTGAAGGTGTCTTTAAAGGATTTATTTACATTCTCTGATTTTCCCTTATTGAAGAATCCTTTTATCGTATTCCACAGACCTTTTGTGCCGAGATCTTTATATTCGCCGGTCTTAAACATGGAATACAGGTTATTTACCTTCGTGAGCGTATTGATGAGCGACTCAAGGTTTGTAATCAAATTCTGGATGCCAGTAATCGCGCTGCCAGTATTCAGGCTTGCAATGATCTTATTGTGATAGCCGTCCAAGGAGCCCTCCATCTGAGATAGACTCATCTTCTGGATCTGCGCAGTGTACTCAAGCTCCTTCTGGTAATCCTTCCAGCTCTTGCCGATATCATCCATGACCTCAGACAACTTGTCCTTAAACTCATTGTACTTTTTGATCTGGTCGTCAATAGCCTTTTCAGCGTCTTTATTATTCCACTCGCGCTGCTTGTCAGCAAGGTCTTCACGTGCAGTACGCACATCTTCGGCGTTTGCCTGCCACTCGTAGCCATTCTCAGTGTACACACGGGTCGTGCGCTGTTGCTGGGCGCGGGCGAGAGCATCTTGTGCCTTGGAAAGTTCAATAGCACGTTCGGTAGCTTCGTTATTTTCTTCCAAAGCTTCCTTTTGCTTATTCAGGGCTTCAATCCGCTTGTCGATGACTTTGCCCATAGCATCGCCCCAAATCTTGAGGTCGTTGTTAGATTTGTCATTTAAAGTGGAGAGAAGGGAAAGGAAAGAGGACAGAACAGCTTTTGCATCGGATAGAGCGGACTTGAATTCCTCGATTACCTTTTCGACGCCATCCCAGTGTTTTTTCAGTTTTGTTGTAACCTGTGCGTCGGTCTCTTGAACTTCGAGAAGAGCCTTTTCCAAAGCGTCATCAAGTTCCTTTTGAACCTCGGCTTTTTGCTTGAGAGCTTCGTCTTCTGATAGATCCTTGTTAGAATCAATGGCAGACATTTTCTTTGTGTATTGCGCTAGAGCTTTTTGGTACTTTACAGTTTTCTCCGCAAGCGCTTTATATTCTTCTTGAGTCGGCTCACGCACATCATCAATCATGGCTTGAACCTGAATACCAATCGGACTGCCTTCAAACTCTTTTGCAAATGCACTCAGTTTATCAACGTAGCTTTGGCGAAGCGCCTTTACGTCAATTTTAGCGTTACCATCCTCATCGTAAGTAAGTAGATTAGAAAACTCTTCAGGAAGTTCCTGCAGCTTCTGCATGGTATCCTGTGTCAGCTGGCCGGTAGTATTCCACTCGTCCATCGCATCTTTTAGCGTGCTCCAATTAGTCTGGTATTTGTCCAACTCGGTATTTACACGCTCAAGGTCAGTTCCAAGACCAACAAGATAATCACTAACAGAAATTTTGCCACTTTCAATATTTGCCTTATCAGAACTTAACGAGTTTGCAAGCGCAGTAGCCGCAGCACCACCGGTTTCGTTTGCAGCTTTTATGCGCTTATCCAATTCATCAAGAGTCGCTTTCTTAAACGCCTCAGTGTTGAGATTGATGTTCCCGTTTTTGTCAACGAGATTATCCATCAAATCCTTGTTATCACCAAAGAACTTGCTCAGTTGCAAGATAGACTCTATCTTACTTTCTGTTGCATCAAGGTCACCAACACCGAATTGACTATTCTTGATTTTCTGCTGAATATCATATAGCCCAGAAAATGCGGATTTTATAGCGTCTGTCTTTTCCTTGGCCTCGTCCATCGCAGTGCCGTAGCCCTTGATGGCGTCAGTCAACTGCTCGAAAGAGATGGTTTCGGAATCGACACTAGAGTTCAACCAGTCGAGAATCTTCTTCATCTCTCCAGCAGACTTGCCACCATCATTAGCTGCATTCGCTTCTTCAAGCTGCGCTCTGACAAAAGTGCGGAATTTTGCGGTGTTAAGCTCAAGTTTTCCATTTTGCTCAGTTAGGCAAGCAGTAAACTTATCATCAACACCGATTAACGACTTCATGGTGTCTGCACTAATATAGCCATACTGGTTATATTCTTTCATCGCTTTTGTTAACGTATCAAAAGCAGATGACAGGTCAGCAACAGATTTAGAAGTTGCACTAGATGATTTTCCAGCATTTTTAGAAGATGAGCCAAATCCATTCAACTGATTTGTTAATGCTTGCCCACCCTTTAAAGCGGCATTCATATTGGTGTACAACAGAGAAAGCTGAGTATTTGTGCGATTCGTAATTTCCTCTAGCTTTGCAGGATCGACACCACGTTCGCCAGCTTTCTCTACTTCGTTTGCAAACTCCTGAGCGGCGCTATATGTCGCAGTTGCCGCAGTAGCATTTTTCAAAGCAGGGAGAAGATTCTCAAGAGCAGTCTTTTCAGCCTCTGTTTTCTCTTTTAGGCCATCAGTGCTTTCAGCTGTGTCATCGGCAGTAAGGTTTGCGACCTCGTGTTGTGCGTTAGACAGAATTGTTGCCGCAGCTTCTGCGTATTCAGCAGCAAGTAACTCGGCATAACTCTGTTTATTTATCTGGAGCTTACCATTAACAAGCTCAAGGCAATTCAGATACTCGGTGTTCATCGTCAGTAAAGACTGAAGAGAATCGAGACTCATGTAGCCATACTGATTGTACTCTTCCATTGCACTGGTAGAAGCTTTATACGCAGACTGGATTTCATCCATTTTGGAAGAAATATCTTCCATCTTCTGTGCGCCAGCAGCCAATGCGTCAACACCATTTGCAGAAGACTGAGCTACAATACCAACCTGTACGAGAGCCTGAATAAAAGCGTTCACGCCATCTGTATCGGCAGAGAAATCCATATCTGTCAATGCTTTACGAAGTGCCGCCAAGGCTTGTGCCTGTTCGTCAGTCAAGCCTTCATTCGTGCCCCATAAGAGATCGTTTAGTTTGCTTGCATCAAAGTCATCAATGGTATTTTTTAGAGTTTCGATTGCAGAATTGACCTTATCGAAACTATAGCTTACGTCCATACCATTGCTTTTGCCGTCGCTCCAAAAGTCAATAGCTTGGAGTTTTCTACGAGCATTTACATTCTCATTGACGGCATCAGTAGAATCATTGTAAGCATCTGCATCATCCTGAAGCGCGGCTTGCTCATCCATTAAATACTGATAAACAGTATGGTAAGCACCACCTGCGGCTCGTTGTGCTTCAGTCGTATTCTGAACAATGTAATCCAGAGCCTTTCCAAGTTCGGAATAATACTTTGCAATAGAATCTGGGTCGTTCAAATCCTTTACGCCAAAACTACCATTCTTATTAAAAACATCAATACCAGCATCTTTTAACTCGTTCATAATACCACGATTGGTATTGGCGGAAACAGAACTAAAGAAATGTGAACGATTGTTGTCTTTTGCGGTTTTAACTAGCTTATTGCCTTGAGCATCCTTGGATTGAATCAGCTTCGATTCGGAAGCTTTGAGCTGTTCTTCTGTGATATCCTTCAGCAAACCAAGCTGTTCTTCATATTTTCCATTTTGAAGATCAAGCTTATTTACTTTGTTTTCGTCAAGAGTGCCTTGTTCTTTTGCAAGAGCCAAAAGCTCCTCTTGGATATCCTTTGCTTGGTCAAAATCTTCTGTGTTCCAACCGGACTTATCACCTAGTTCTTCATAAGCATTAACTAGGTCTTTTAGAGAAGAAGTTGCATTATTAGCTGCATCAGCTTCTTCTTTTGTCTTCGTGGCTGCGGTATCAATCCGTTGTGCATAATCAGCTATAGCGGAAATAACCCCATTGATAGCCATGCCAATCAATGCACCAACAGCCATCGACAAAGCAAGATTTAATGCTTTTGCCGCAAACGTCGCCGCCTTCATCGAAAGAGTCATTCCCTCAGTTGATGCTTGACCTTTAATTGTGTATTTGATAAAATCAAGAAGAGAAGTACCAGTACCACGAATTTTTGGGTCGATCGATTCAAACATCGCACGCATCTTTCTGAGCTTAGTAATAAAGCCAACAATATTGCCTTTATCGTCAACACTAAATACGTTTAAGAAAGATAATATCTAATTTGAGGAGAAGAATTATGAGTAAAACGATTTTAGTATGTCCGAATTGTGGCAGATTCAAATGGTGGCCTGATGTTTCATGCCCACATTGCTCGTGCATTATGGTAAATTACACAAGATGGAAAAATGCAGACGAAGAAGGCAAAAAGAAAATATTAAGTGAGTACCCTCAACCCGACGAATATCATCCGATCGCTGGACATCCAGATTGGCTAAAAGAAGCCGACAAAGAAGACGCAGAAATTCGTAAGATACTCGCTCAAGAGGAAGAAATCAAGAGTTACACCCCGAAATGCCCCGTCTGCGGTTGTCCTCATCTTGATAAGATAGGCGCTGGTTCAAAACTCATTGACGTGGCAGTGTGGGGATTTGCTAGTAAGAAACCGGGAAAGCAATTCAAATGCAAAGCATGTGGATATGAGTTTTGACGTCCTCTACCAAATGTAAACTCTCGTTCATTTACTTCTTTGTCTTTTTATGGTAGACTTAAATAAAGACTAGAAGAAAGGAGGAGGCTACAATGACTAGAGAAGAGTTTAACAAGATTCTAAATTCTGAACTCGAAAACAACGCTCGTGCGTTCGCAGAAGAACTGTCTTCGAAAGAGAACAAGGAAATGTCCTACACTGCTATGGTTGCCGCAGCATACACTCATGCTGTGTCTGATGCGACCAAAGCACTGGCTACTGCTCTCGAAAAAGCCGGATATCTCAAGTACGACAATTAAAATGTTCGGATGACTTGTTAGACACATTCAGAAGAATCGCGTCAGCAAAATCCTTTACATTATAAGTCGGATCTCGCTGCCCTTTGAGATAGTTAAGAAGGGTGGCGAGTTCTTTTACGTCAATTTCAATTTTCAATTTAATCACCTCGATTATAAAATACAAAGCTGATCGATGTAGCAATATGTGGCTGGGCAAGCAGAAAGCCCGGCAAACAGTTTAAGTGTAAGAATTGTGGATATGAGTGGTGAGTTGCAGCTAACTGAGATGGCATAAATAAAACGCCTAGAGACATGTAGCCTTTAGGCGTTCTTGCACTTGGATATAATAAAAAGCTCCCCAGAGCGGTAAGGAGCTGATTTTTTACAAAAACGGGTTATCTTAGCCACTTACTTATCATGCCTTCTGCATCTACATTAGGCACAACAAAATGGCTACTGGAGTCCACCAGCGCCTCGTGACTACAATCCCGTCTAATATATTATATCAAATCTATAGAAAATGTCAACACCCATTTTTAAAAAGGTCAAGAAAGAATCTTAAAACCATATTTCATCTTTTCTACGCCATTTTTTCCACAATACAATTTTGATCTGATATTTTCAGATAAACTTTGATTTTTTGGTTTTAGGTTAGCAGCATACCTTGCTAATGTGTTAGGGATAAAATCTGCCAGTTGCAGTCCAGCATAATTGTCAGATTTTTGTACAAACTTTATCTCACGCAAGTGATTCTGAATCGTGGCAGGAGAGTAGTACATCGTTCCAAGAGCTTTCAATTCATACATTCTTTGTTGAATTTTCATGTTTTGCTCTGGTTGCATAGCCTCATAACAGATATCACCAGTTGACTTTGTATCACTAAGGAACTGACAATAATGTTCAATCATTAGCTGAATCGCAATCGTGAACTGATTGTTCAAATGTTGCTCACCATAACTGTCAAATAAAGCTTTCTTGTCGAGACAAACGCCTAATGTTACTACTGGAGACAATCTGAATATTTTTGAAATCTCATTGTAAAGAGTCAAAACATTTCTCTTCTTTGTAAAAATTTTGTTATACGATGGAATTTCATTAAGACGATGACGATTTGACCACGAAGAAGCGAAACTAACATCTTTTTCGTGAAGTATATAAGATGATGCATTTGCATCCTCGACCCATAATAACTTTTTAATATCCATCAGTGATTGCTCAATCGCAGTATAATCTTCATTCTTTATGATAAGACCACCGATTACAAAATATCGTTGTTCATCTGACTTCTTTGTTTCGCTCTCATCCATATACATCGTATATGTAGACACAAGCATCACACCTTTACATTTTTCTATAAGTCTACCACATACGACATTATTTATCAAGAGAATTTAAAAACGCCCGGCCTCCAAGCAATAGGGAAGTCGGGCTTGTTTTATGATGATACCTTATTTCAGAAGTTCAGCGATTTCTTCAGCAGTCATACCGTTAGCCAGTGCATTGGCAACAATATCTTCTGCCTTTTTGCGATTCAGCTCTGCCGCAATCTTTTCATCGGCGTCAGCCTTTTTCTTTTCAAGCTTTGCGATCTCTTTATTGAGTTTCTTCTGCTCTGCTTCTTTTGCTTTTCTTTCAGTATTCAGCGCGGCAATGTTCGTGCCAAGTGTTGCAATTTCTTCAGCAAGAGATTTTGCGGCAGTATTTTTCTCAGCAATCTGCGCTGCGTAATCAATACCATCGAGAACCTTTGTTTTGTTCTTGCTTCCCTTGGGTCTAGCCATAATAAAACACCTCCGTATATTTTGGATACGCGATTGTAATATTATTATAACCAGAAAACTTCAGAAAAGCAACATCTTTCTCTATGTATTATAAATTACATTATAGTGGTATTGACACAGCCGTGTCGATGCGTGTATAATAAATGGGCAGTCAAGGATTCTGCGTTTACTTTCTTCCTTTCATAGACGTATATAGGCGAACGTCCTCCCATTCAGCCGAAAGGCGAGAAGGAGAATGCCATATCTTTTACTCCCTTTCGGTGAGTCTATACCGAGAGGAGTGATGTGTAATGACTATTGAGATCACTACGGTCTACTATGTCGCAATGCTGATTTTCGGCTTTGCTGGCTTTGTCAAAACGCTTCTTGAGATTTTCAAGATGTTACATCATCATAGCGAAAGCCGTGATAAGTAAAAGAGCCGCCTATTAGCAGTAGGTGGCTCTTTCTGTGATGTGAATGTGTCCAAGCATTTACATTGCATTTTAAACTGTTCACCGAGGGCTTCGTCTATAGGAGTCCTTGGCTGTTTTTATTATACACTTTTTAGAGTACGCTGTCAACGAACAACAGTGTACTTTTCCTTTTTTGTTCAATTATTCAATCATTTTCTCTTTCTTATATCGCGCCAGAGAATAGCACGTCTCCTCGTTCCCACCTACTTCTTTAAGTCGTCTGGTTACGTCTGAGGTGGACTTCTGAACTTTCGTCCAGAACTGACTATCCTTCCAGTGGTTGCTCACTGACCCTTTTTAGTCGATGAACCTTCCACACTCCTACATTATATAATAGGGGAGTGAATCGGCTGCTGACCGCCCATTATAAACGCTACTTAGCACTCGATTATTACCATATTTTAACAATACGGTAAAACCGAGCTTTTATCTCAGCATATAGCATCCATATCCTTGTTTCTATCTTTCGATTCCTACATTATATAAATATAACAATAGGCGATATGGCTCTTAGGGTTTCCCAGCACTCTAGGGGCTATTTTATTTTTACATGGTGCCGCATCCTATATTTTATACGCAACAAATATAAGAGGGCATATTAACTTTACCCGCACCATTTTTGAGCTTTCCGCTCATCTGCATTACAGACAACACACCAGAGATGGCGGCTGTCAGAGTAGGTAATGCGCCAGCAAATTTTACAGCGCTGTCTGCACCGTCAACAAAAACAGTAGCAAGGCTTACAAAGAACTTCGGGATATCAGACTTCATCAAGTCCGTACTAAACTTCTGGAATGCAGAATCAAGCTGATTAAGCTTTGCCTGCAATGAATCCATGTACGTCTGGTTCTCACGCATTGCGCTGCCGCTAGAATTAAGCGCCTGCTTCATAGCATCTTCAGCAACGCTAAAATTATTCAGCAGGGCAGATGTACTCTGACCTCCTCTCTTTCCAGAGATCAACTCAGTAATATTTGCCTGTGTTGTGTCAGACAGATCTTTCCAAACCTCAGAAAGTTCCTTCATAATCTGATAGGTTGATTTGAAGGTATTATCATCCTTCATAATATCAACACCAGCAAGTTGCTTCAACTCAGATCGAAGCTCTGATACAGAATTTGCCATTCCATCTGTTGCGATACCGGCATTTTCCGCATCTGTTTTTGAAGCACGAAGGTACATACTCAAAGTTTTTAGGTAAGTGCCACTCATATCGGCGTCCTGAAGTACACCATTTACAGCAGCCGCCAAACTAAGCGTCTCCTGATATGTATTTCCGGCGGCAGACATCGCAGCGGAACTTTTCTGCATGATAATTCCAAGGTCGTTCATACTGACTGGTTCGGTATTAGCGATTTGGTTCATGCAGTCCAGAAGACGCTCTGCATCATCAGCAACCAACCCAAAACCTTGCATTGCAGAAATCAGGTAAGAGGAGGCAGTTGTTGCGTTATCAATCTGATCTCCAACGTTAGCCATAAGCGCAGACACACGAGCAAGCTCTTCAGAGTCTTTATCCGTATATCCGAGTCGTTTCCAGTCAGCAGTACTACTTACAAGGTCAGAAATATTCGCACCAAGCTCACGAGCATTTGTTGCAGTTCTATCGAGATATTCATTCATCTCGTCGCCAGTCATTTTACTGACCTTTTTGAGTTCAGTTACAGCCGTATCAAGCTCAAGAACGTTATCATAAACCTCTCGCAGACCTTGTTTGACCATTGCAACGCCAGCCATAGCGATGGCGGTCTGGAAGTGCTCCTTAAACAAACGAGACAGTTTTTGACCAAGCGTTTCAGTTTCGAGACCAGCTTGGTGGCAAGCATTTTGGAATTTGCTGACTTTCATTTGAGCTTCTTCAAAAGAATAACTACCATTTTTAATCGCATCAAAAAGCTCATTGTATTCTGCTTCAAACTTTGAACCTTCAAATCCATGAAGTGTTTCTTTATACTGATATAGAGTACGCATAAGATTTTCTATCTTATCTGTATCAGTATTTGCTGTCTTTGTCTGACGGCTTTGCCCCAAAGCATCGTCAATATGTTTTCTCACCTGAACAAGTAAATCGTCAACTTGACTAAGTGTTGCTTTAAACTCTGTTGGACCTTTATTTTCATCCAACTGTTTCATAGCAGCATCTAGCTCTGCCAATACTTGTTGCCCAGTTTTGCCATCATCCAACACGCCGGTGTTAAATTGCCCTAAAGCAACACTATTTTTTCTTGTGAATTCCGTACTACTTAATCTATTTTGAATAGTGTTATAGGCAGCTTGCTTTGAACGGACTTGACCGTGCTTCTGTTCGGCTTCTTTCTGCAAATCCTCTTCTGATTTTAATGCCTGTTGAATCCGAAGGCTGATTTTTTGCCAATCGTCCTGAATACCTTTGAGCGTAGTCCGATATTCTTCCGACTGGCTATTCATTCCATTAAGCTTACGAATTCGTCCTTCGAAACTTCCATCTTGGTCGCCAATATATCCTGGCTGACCTTTAAGAAGATTATCAAAAGTCGTATTGTTTACTTCAGACAGCTGTATTTCAGCCTTGCGAATTTTTGCAAGCGTAGAAGTCGCCTGAGACTCAAGATTTTTATATTCACTTTTATACGCAGACATTGATGCTTTCGCATCAATAAAAGCGTCATCCATTGCAGAAACACCTTTTGCGTATTTGTTGGAGCTATGGTCTGTATTTAAAGACTTCTCAATGCTAAGAACCTTTTGAATTGAAGCACGAAGATTGTCTGCCTTTTCGGTGTCACCACTAATTGATTTCTGCCATTTCAGAGCTTGTTCCGTCATGCTCTTTACATGACTCTCAGTCTTCTTTTGAACCTCATCAAAAGCATCCATCCGACGAGTGGCGTCAGCCCAAGCAGTACCAATAACCTTTAACTGCTCTGTATAATCCTGTGTGCCAACTTTGAGAGTATCCAATTTCTTTATTTGAGCATCTACATTATCAAGAGAATCGCTCACATCACTTGGCACACCAGACATATTTTTATACTTGTTTCTGGCAGTAGCTAAGTCATTGGTATAATCATCCGTCTGTTTCGCCTGACGTTTTTCCTCAGCGGTGGCCTTGGTACTCTCTCGCGCATTCTTTAAATCTTCATAATGAGCTTCAATACGGGTTACTTCGTCCGCTAAGTCGCTCTCGAACTTTTCATATTGGCGAATGATTTCATCGAGTTCATTTTTTGAAAGAACATCACCAAGGTCTGTTTGCAATTTGTTTAGATTGTTTAATGAATCTTCCATTTGCTGATTAACAAACGAAAGTTCATTTTCTGAATTACCCTTACCTTCAAGACGAGCCGAATCTAATGTCAGCTTCTTAAAATTTGATAACTCCGAGTTGTATTCAGAAATCTTTGCCTTTTTCGCAGCATTTAACTGAGCATCCGATTCGGATTTCGTTTTAGCTGCATTTTGGTCGGCAATTCGACCTTTAATTCGAATTAGATTGTCATCGAATTCGTTGTCGAATTTTGTGAGCTTATCAATTTCTTCATCAGGAAGCAAATTTGAAAGTTCAGTTCTAAGATTTTTTGCGGATTCCTGTGCCTTTTCAAGCTGTGTTTTAACAGCTTCTAACTCTTTACTATTTGCGGTTTTATTGCCGAGAGTCAGTGATGCTTGTTCAAGGGCACCTGCTTTTTTCTGTTGAGTATAAAACTCATTAAGCTTTTCCTGAACCTCTCGCTTTGTAAGAGTTGCATTTTTTGTAGCTTCGCGCCTATTAAGTGTACCACTAGCACTTTGCCCAACAGCTGCAATCCTGGCCTGTCCAGAATGCCATATCTCGTATGCCTTAGAATATTTATCTGTCGGAATCTTTCCTTGTAGCTCTGACTTTAGTTGCTTTAATTCCGCACGAACTGCCTTTAAACGCTTTCCAGCACCGTCAAGCTCAGGATTTATTACTCCATTTACTGTAGAACTTGCAATTTTTGCTTCAAGGTCGTAACGTTCTTTCAGACGCTTATAATAAGCATCAAGCTTGTTTTTAGTTCTATCATCAACATCAGTTTGAACTTTGATTTTTACCTTGCTCTTATTTGCCGCCTGCTGACCAGCGTTTGCAACATTCTGAATCTGCTTCTTAACTTGACTCCCAGCGTTAGGGTCAACACCGGCACCAATCGTAATATTAGTGCCTTTGCCAAGAATTTCCTGAAGTCCTTTAATGATAGCGTCCTTGGACGTTTTCTTATCAACACCGAAAGTTAATCCAATCGGATCTTTCTCAATATCAGTCTTGATTCCAGAAAACTGTTTCTTTAACTGTTCAGTCGTAGTGTCAAGAACGACTTGAACTTTAATTGCGGTCACGGAAGAAGTATCGGTTGCTCCACTAGCACCAGATTTTGCATTAGGAACCATGTTGACCACCTCTCTTTTCCATTTTCAATACCTTTTCCTTTCAAAATAAAAAAGAGAAGCGGCCAGCTCATTAAAGCTGACCCTCCTCTCAAAATATTTTTACAAATTATGTAACGCTGTCTTAACAATCATTGCCGCCTCGACTTGCGCAGGAGCAAAAAACGGACGTGCAGGGCGTTTCGGTTTATCACCATCTTTCGGATATCCCATGCTTGCCCAAGCAACAATATCCATCCATAAACCGTGCTCAATCCAGTTTGCAAACATCGTTCCTTCAAGTGCATTGTTTTGTGCCTCGTCAAAAGTACCCCATTTGGGTCCCTGTGGTTTAGCAATGTCTTTCACGACCATCGTTACCACGTTACCTTCACGAGTAACGCTACTAACAATATTTTTTGCACTGGTAATTCCATCTTTTCGACCATTTTTCGGATGCACATTCTGTTCTGCACTCACTTGCAAACGAGTTTCGATTTGCGGAGCAACGCCTCGCACCGCTTCTTCAATTCCATTCGCAACACCGGCCAGTAAATCATCAAAGTTTGTATACGAAGAAGCAAGACTTCCCATTCACTCCACCTCATATTCCGTACTTGTTTTTGGCGGCGTAAATCTTTGTCATGTCTTTCTTGATATAGTATTTATTTGTGACGTCTGTTCCAGAATGATTAAGTAGAGTTGAAACTTCCTCAAGGCTCATTCCCATATTTTTTAAAATGGTCGCACCACTATGTCGAAAATCGTGTGGATGTAGTGTGGGCTCATCAATCATCTCGCCAATTTTCTTGCACCACTCACCGGCAGTACTTGAAGTAATCGGCATCCATGCGCCATTGATTTTTGTACCAACAAACACATAACCACCATCTTCGATGCCATTTTCTTTTCGATACTTTTTAAGCTCTTTCAATAGATCTCTTACGTTTTCATTAAAAGAAAGATCTACAATTTTTCCCTCTTTTTCTAAAACATCACTTACAATACAAGCATCGAAATCAATATTCCGCCACACAATATTTCTGACAGCGTTTACGCGAGCCATAGTAGACAACGAGAATAAAGCATAGAGCCTAACGGTCATTGCATTGTTTTTTGCCTTAATTGTGGTTGTAGACTCTACATACTCGTTTAACTTTTTTTTCATAATGTCAACTTGTTTTTGTGTCAAATAAGTTTGACGCACTACCTTGATTTCTTTATTTGGACGTTCAATAAAATCAACAGGATTTTCTTTTATGATTTTTTTCATACGAAGTGTCTTATACATGGATGATATAGAACTCAGCCTCCGCTTAATGCGAGCCGTATTGTTTCCGTTCTTTTTACAGAAATAAATAAATTCTTCAATATCGTCCTCTGTAATATCCCTAATACTGATATTATTTTGATTATCAAGAATCCAAATCATCCACTGCATGAGATCAGACTCATAATTGTAAATAGTACTGTCGCTCTTACCAGCATTAACTTTGGCTTTCTTAAAAATCGTAAATAATTCTAATGAATCAGGATTGATAAGTTCCTTCTTCTTTTCGTCATAAAGAACGATAGGTTTACTTCTTGTAGCCATATTAAAATTCCCTCCAACCCACCTCTAAAAGTGTTTATTCCTTTTTATCTTTTGCCAGCACAGCAGAGATTTCCTGCTTATTGTCCAGCAGGGCAGAAGTTACTTCAGAAAACTTTTCAACATCAAAGTCTTTCAAGTTACCTTTCACATCATTCAAATAGTTCTCCATAAAGTCAACGAAATCAGAAATAGGGTCAGGCTTCTCAATAATCTCGTTGAGCTTACCACAGAGACCAAGAACAAGCCATTCCTTATGAGAACGGTCAATCTGCTCGTGGACAGCCTTCTCCAGAGAATCGTACTGGTCCCAGAATGCAGAAGTATCACAACCAGCCTTGTTAATCTTGAAGTTAAAAGACTCGTAAGCAATACGCGGCCACTCACTCTGCGGCTCACTACGATAATCATAATCCGCAAAATACTTTAAAACGGTCAGCCGAAACACCACATCAAGCAGTGCGGGCTGATAATCACCGTCAATAGTACATGCCTTGACTACTTCATCAAGAAACTCATTTCGCTCCTGAAAATTTAAAACCTTCATTTTATCTCCCTTTCGTCTGTGCTTGCTTTAATTTCTTTCGCTCTTTTCGAGCTTTTTTTAGGTCGTCATAATCGACCCAGCCTCCATCAATTTTGGAGTATGTAATCCAGCGGTAATCTACATCAGGATACTTGAACCAGAACATCTTGCGCTTCATCAGCGCAACACTATCAGCGAATCCCTTCGTATCAATCACTTGTTTGCTGCCATCTCGATATGTAATTTCATAGTCCGCTACATAATCAATCTTCCGCACCGCTACATCATTTCCGTCCTTATCGACCCGGCGGAACGCTTCCTGCAGAATAAAGGGGACTTGCTTACGACACTCTACAATTTCGCCGCTTGCCATCCTTGGCAATACAATATCTCGATAAAACAACATTTCTGCTTTACTATCATAAACTACGCCATCATATGTTCTATCTGCTGGATTCTTACTGACATTAAACTTTGTTCTGCTCTTTTTCTCCATAAAATCACCACGAAAAACGAAGGGGCGGTTATGCCCGCCCCTTACGATTTGATGTCTTCTTAACTACCGGCTTCACGGGCGTCTCATCCTTTACATCACTAGATGATTCATTTTCAGCCTTTGCAGGCTCATCCATGATCTCATGGAAAACATCACGAACAGCAGGGATAAAAGTTTCTACCTCGGCTTCCGTAACATTCTTATACTTGCGCATCAAAAGAGTAGTCAAGTCTGCCTTTGCAGTCTCTTTTGAAATAATTCCCTGACGATACTGATTTACGGCAGTCCACACAAGAAAGTGCGGCTCAGTGTCGCAAATCATCCGCCAAGGATTAAGACGCGCATCCTGCTCGCAATGCGGGCAAACCGGATATTCTTTTCCGCAAGTACGGCACCAATTTAGATTTGCCATTAGGCAGCTGCGGTCTCGATGCGGAACAGACGCTTATCGTCAGAGCAGTACTCCTGAGTAGCGCTGATCTTAACAGGGTGAGTCAGCTCGTTGTTCAGGGTCATGTCGATAGCGCTATCCATCTTGGCATTCGGGAAGATGATACGCATCAGCTTCTTGTTTGCCTTATCGCAGGGATTGTAGCAGAATGCCTCAATCACGAACTCGCCCTCGGTAGAGAACTTATCGGCACTATCATTGATAGCAATACCCTCCTCGCTCTCGTACTGATACTTCACAACAAAGCGGTCACCAGCCTTCAGGCTTGCGCCGGTAGGCAGAGTAACCTCGGTGCCAGTAACAGAGAACTGAGACTCGGCAGTTTCGCCCAGCTCAAAGGTCTTCAGTGCATTGCCCTGACCATCGACCAGATCGATGTACTTAAAGGGGGCATTTGCAACAGCAGTCTTGGGGGTATGGGTCAGAGTCAGCTTCTTGCCGTCAGCAGAAGTCAGGTACTCAACAGTGGTAAAGACCTGCTTTGCCTCAGAGGAAGCAACCTCCTTCTTGGAGCCCATCTGCTCTGCCAGAGCACCCAGATGCATCAGAGCATTAGACCAATCTGCCTCTGCAGTCTTGCTCTTGTCGAATGCCATGATGTTAACGCCCTGTGCGTCCTGAGCATAAACGGTCTCGCCACCCAGAGTCAGCTTGAAATCCTTAACCTGATTCATGGTCCACAGACGCTTGCCGTTCAGATCATACTCGTGAATGCGATGAACGCGGTCAATAACGACCTCATTAAAATTAAAATCGCTCATAATATTCTTCCTTTCAATTTATTTGGATAAAATAAAAGAGCAAGGTCAATCAATCAACCTTGCTCGTCCAATCCAGTTGTGCTTTTGGAATCTTTCCAAATTCCACGGTGCCAGCGTAAACGCCATGCATCGTATTGTCGTATTTTTTTATTTGCTGAATCTTTCTTACATGATTCATGAATACACTCATAGGGTAATCCATAGCCTTGAAGTAATCCGCTTTAAAGCCGGACGAACACGCCATTGAGAGCACAAGCTCTGCAAGGTGTGGTTCATAATGCTTTGTTTTCTGATACTCCAAGTTATCTTTTGCTTCCTCTATCATTGCAATTCTTGTCGGTTCATCAGCAGCAAATTCAGAATGCTTTTCAATTCCATTCGCAGCACATAAGTACTGAGAAATTGTTTCATACACTACATGGTCAATACGAGTATCCGTAAGTCTGTTGTGCAAAACAATCTCACCACTTATGTTATCTTTTGCCATCATAAACCCAGAAGTGTCCATATCACCAAGCAAAATAGACATATCCTGATTTTTATTGCCTATAAAAAGTTGCCGGAACATTTCAAAATCCGAAACCTTCTGCCAATCAACCCCAACAGAGTCAAGCTGTGCTTTATAATCGCTTGATGTAGAACAGAATAAGTAAACCAACTGAAAATACTTTTGCTCTCCATAATCGATAATATCACCGACCGACGGCATGTGAATCGTAATTTTGTCATTGATTTTGAAATCTCTTCCACGCATCAAGCTTGGCTCATACATTTCTCGAAGTTCCATCAACCACACCCCACAAGGTCATCCAGATCCTGCGTCTTGAACGTCATAATTCTTACACGATGGTGTAAATCCATGTTGTCTTCGATATTGGATGTGATTTTAAGCTGCTTGATTCCAAAAATTGTACTGCCGTGTAGTTCTTTCTCCACAAGACCACTCAGATAGTCAACTCGTGTTGCGCCACCATGACCTTTCATCTTCATCAGCGCCTGGTTCACAATAACCCACACAGTAAGAGTAAAGTTTTCATACCAGTCGTTGACATTACTGCGGTCAGTCATGTTTACCTTAAAACAAATATAGCTGTGTGCTGCCTCAATCGTGTCGGGAATATGGAAGTATGGGAAGATATATGTATAAATCGCCTCGTCAGGCTCTTCAATATCGTCATTACCCATTGCTTCAACAAGTCCTTCAGTATTGACCAGCTTTAAAGCCAATTTGTTTTTGTAGTCAGTAATCAATTCACTCGTTGTCACAGCAAACTCACCGCCTTACATTCAATTGATGTATTTGCCGTACCATCTGCATTTGTCAGAGAAATCTTAACAGTTACGCCGTCCATGATACTATTATTCAAGATACGAATTTTGAAAACACCATCTGTAGCAACCTGTGTTTCAACAAAGCTCTTGAACTCATCAAGGCAAATAAAACTCCACTTTGCAACTTCCGCAACCTCTTCGCCAGTAATGCTTGTGAACACCGGAGTGAATTTCTTCCAAGAGCCACCAACACGAACTTCCGGCTTGCCTGCGTACTTAATAGTAGCTGTTACCTGAGAGTCCGCATCTGGCTCATCACTCTTATTCGGCTCAAAATAATCACAAATCATCTTCTCGGCATTATCCGTCTTACTGTTGTACTGATCCTGCCGTATATTTAATACAAGGAATCCCTGTGTCTTACCATGCAGTTCGTAACGCTCTGTACTCTGGTCAACAGAAGTCGTAACATACGTTTTCGGCTCTCCATTGATGATTTCCAGCATAAAGCGTTTATCAAGGTCAATTAGTGCAGTCTCGTCATCAAAAGGCATCTGCACTTTATACTCACGTTGACTTAGCGAAGTCACAATAAGTTCCTTATTATTTGCATAATAAGGTTTACTCAGTGTTGCCCAGCGAGAGACTATCTCACCAGTAATCGGATTTTGCCATTGGATCTGGCGGTTACACAACTCCATTTTTCCACGAAGAAAAATCTCATCATTTGGTTCTATCTCAGTTACCAGCCATTTACAATTGTAGCAATCAACAATATCACCAAGATTCAAAGAATCACCGGGATACGCCCAAATCTTCTTTTCCTTGGCTACACTGTTACTACGGCTGACAACCAGTTTCTGAAGCAAACCATTTACTAAAGTATTATCCTCGTAGTCAACACTATCCTTGAAGTGTGCAGCGAAGTCACGTTTTGCAAAAGCAATTTTGACATCCTTTTTGTTAGACATCTTTGCGGCACCACCAACAGCTCGTGCCCTCGTATAAAAGTCCATCGGTATACCTCCTTACTCAGAGTAGGAAGCGTATGTATCATAGTCGATGGTCTTACGCTTACGGGTCGAGCGGTCTTTTGCCATATAATTGTCCAACATCGTCATATTCTCCTCATGGATGTCTTTCACAAGAGCACGAATACTCGCACGCTCATTAGCAGGGGAGAATACCTGTAAACTTGTAGGAAGGTCTTGTGCACTAAATGCCTTTAGCTTTCCAAACTCTCGTTTGAAATGCTGCTCCAGCATCAGGTGTGCAAGCATATCAATTTCGTCGTATGTAAGGTCTGAATTGAATTCCTCTAACTCAGAATCATAATCATCAAAGCTAAAATTCTCTTCAGGTTCAATATTTCTGAAAATGACAGAAAGCGACTCCATTAAATAACTCTTTGCACGGTCATGCACAAGGTTTCTTACTTCATTCTCGCTCAGATCAAAATACTGAAAGAAATTACTATCAGTTTCAACCAGCTCGTAGAACTTGTCGTATATTTCCGAAAATGCGGTCACACTATCCCTCCAATCTTACTCGGCGGGAACGACCTCCGCCTTTTCTGCCTCTGCCTTCTTACGGCTACGCTTAACAGTAGTCTTTTCTACAGAATTATCCGATGCAACGGCCTGTGCGCCAGCCATCATAGACTGCATCTGTGCCATCATAGCCTGCATCTGCTTCTGCATTTCTGCCATTTGGTTCTTTGTAGTTTCAAGTTCGGCCTGAACATTATCAGCAGGCTTGGTCGCAGGTACAACAGACAGCTCACTATTACGCTTTCCAGCACGGAGTTCCTTATAACGCTCGTCAATCAGGCGCTTGACCTTGGTAGACAGGTCTTCACCGGCATTGGTCATACGATAAAAGCGACCACGAATACGCTCAAACTGAGCGCCATCCTTAATGTCAATCATACGCTGAAGATTCTCAACAGTTGGATTCAGAATCGCATCATCAATATCTTCAATGAATAGAACATCGTCACCCTTAATGCCAATAGCCTTAAAGATTTCATTCTGCTCTTCAGGGCGAAAACGCAGAACACCATTCTTGAACGCAGAACAAGTGCTGTTCATATACATAATCTCCTCCGGCGGAATAGGAATTACACAAGGCTCTTCCACACTGCCGGGCTCGAAAGTATAACCCTTACCGTTCAGTGACGAAATGGTAACCACGTTATCGTCGCAGTTCAGAACGTCAATAAACTTCTTTTCCATCACGGAACTCATAATTTGTCTCCTTTTCTATAAAAGCGGAGACCGCAAAGTCCCCGCTCAAATTTGCCTTTGGTAAAAAATTACTGCAGAACGATCTTGGCAACACGCTCGATATGATCAATGCTGTAGCCGAAGGTAAAGTCCTTGACCATCAGATGGATCTTCTCGTTATTGTTGTCGTGATCCTCGTAAGTATGAGTCTCACCCTTCATGTCAAGACGACCGATCTTGCCCGCGATACCATAAATTCTCTTCTGCTATTTTTAAGAAAAATGTTTATCTAAAATTGATTCAATGTTATCAAAATCCGTGTAGGGAATCCTGATAAGCTTAATGCCGTTATTTTGGCAATACTCGGTTTTAATGTTGTCATTCCGTTGCTGTGTCTCAAATTTATACTTGACACGTTCAGCAGATTCGCCATCTCCAAACTTTACTGGCTCAAAATGTTGTTCTCCATCGTATTCGATGCAAGTGTTTTTGTCCTTGACGTAAAAATCAAATGGTAATGGACGAATATTCCTACAATCATCAAACTTAAATTCACGAGTGTAGTTTATTCCGTTGTCATCAAAATACTTTGCAATACGTAAAGCACCATGCGATAGATTGCATTTTGGGCAACCTCTTCCTGCTAAAACAGAACCAACAAGAGTGTGCCACTCATAACCACATTTTTTGCATCGAAAATTCGCATGAGATGACATATCTTTATAACCATTTATATATTCAATACGATCATTCGTTTTTGCGATTCTTTCAATAATTTCTGCCTCTGAGACACGAGCCTTTCCAGCACATTTTGGACAACCAGAATTTCTGTTATTAAGTATCGTATCGGGGATTGCAGTCCAATGATAACCGCAAACATCACATGCAAAGTCCACTTTTACGGAAATGCGAACGTATTTTGAAAGAACACGGATAGTAGGAAACCGCTCGTGCATTTCTTTCAAAAACTCATCTTCTGTACGTCTATTTGCAGCACGCCGACAACACTCCATACACCCATGACCCTCAAGTAAGGTGTGTGGAACACCGTCCCACTCATATCCATCAATCTTACACTTACAACGAACACGAGAATCATTTTTCTCATATTCTGAAAGCAATTCAATGTTTGGATTTACCTTAAAGAGTTCTTCTCTAAATTGAGTAGGGGACTTTCGATACGATTTTCCACGTTTTAAAGATACACAAACTGGGCATCCATGAGTTGGAATTTCCAAAAGTATTCTTGCTTGAACTTCTCTAACGTCGCCACAAATCATACATTTCCGAAGAACTTTTTTCCTTCCACCTTTGTAGTCAGAAAGAACTTCAAAAGAAGGATTTATTTTACGAACTTTTTCCTTAAACTCTTCAGTTGTCATCATACGAATCATTTTGCACACCTCCTTTCTTGCAAAATAAAAGCCAGATACTCTACACAGCATCTGGTTGAATCAAAATATTAGATAAACACTATAATCGGACGCTACTCCGTTCTTGTTGCATATAGCAACCTCGTACTCTCATACGAGCAAAGACTATATCTTCACCCAGTAAAAACTGGGGCACACCACTTCGGATGCCAAACACTTGCATCCTAACCGCTCCCACGCGGATAGTCGTTGAACCTTCTCCTTTTCGGAGCTTGGTTGCTGATTGCCCATTATTTTTAATGTTTAGGTTTTAACCATGCATCATCTACAATTTTCTTTCTACTTTCGCAACCACCCATCTAGGCATATTTCATCCTTCTGTTTTGGTAATTGTAGTTTTAGGGTTTTCCAGCAATTCAATGTGTATTTGTTATCGTGACTTACATCACGACTGGACTATATTACGTAAATTTACATAAATTTAATCCGGGATCAGCAGTGAACCATCACCCAGCTTCTTGGCAGAGCTAATACCAGTGATAGCAACACCATCGTAAGTCTTAACCAGACCATAACGGTTAAACTCATCCTTAGCTGCGTCAGACAGATACTCAGCGTAACCGGTCATACGACGCATCTTGGCACAATACTTCATCAGGCTGACAGTGAAGGGATTACCACCATCGGCGTACTCATTCAGATACAGAGCCAGAGCGTCCATATCCTGCATAGTGGGCTCCTTACCCTGTGCATCGATCTTCTGCTCGCCACCAGTGATAGCGTCATCAACCATGCTGAAGATGTCATAGAACATCTGGTTCTTCAGAGCCTCAGTCATAAAGGTGGTCAGAGTTGCCACACTCTTCCAAGCATTACGTCTTACTTCCACATAGCTAAGATCAGCCTCGATCTGCTTATTACGCCAGACGGGCTTAATGGTCTCGTAGTGCAGGTAAGACTTCGGCACGTTGCCGCCCTTAGCTGCATCATAAGCTTTCAGAGTGTTCTTAACAGTACGACCTGCCTCGTAGTCATCAAACTCACCAACATTACCACGCTCAAACATGGAGTCCAGCAGCTCATCAGGTGCACCATACAGCTCATCAGTCACAGTGCGGTTAACAAACTGAGCAATCTCCTTGTTGGGGTCGCCCTTATCAATCAGCTCCTCAACATGAGCGCCAACAACCTCAGCAATTTCCTTGTCCTCGGCATCCATAGCGCGATTGTACTGAGTCTTCTCAGCAACTTCATAAACACGACCAGGCTGCTTCATCAGCTCGGCCACTTCAATATCCAGTGCCATAATTCATTTCCTTTCTCTTCGCGCAAAATAAAAGAGCTACCGCCAAAAAACGATAGCCTTAAATTTCACGTATCATATTCAAGATTTTTCTCTTAATCAAGCAACAGTCTTTGCCTCGGGCAGCACACTGATCATAATCAGCTTGTGGCCGTTGTCGTCCATCACACCAGCAAACTCAAAACGAGAAGCACCAGTAGTAGCAACCTGCCACTTACCGTCAGTGTTGACCTCCAGCAGCTTGCCAATATTGGTATCCTGTGCATCAGCAGCCTTATACTGGTCGGTGCCGTACAGCTCGCCAGCATACAGAGGAACGCGCTTCACCAGCACACCTGCCTTAATCTCGGTGACCATCTTGTCATAGTCATCAAAATTAGTCTGGCTTGCATAGATGCCCTCCGGGATAAACTCATGGGCAACCATCTCGATGCCCTCGGCGGTAGCTGCGTCAGGGAACTTAACCTGACCAGCCTTGTGATCAACCTGAACACCCATACCGGTGACCATATCGACCTTTGCGGCATAGTTAGCGGGAATATTCTTCGCGCCGTTCACCATCAGTTCACGAATCATAATATTTTTCCTTTCTCTTAAATGTTATTACTTACCCAAATATTCCCGCCATGCGTCACGCTTGTTAGCGTTAGTGGTGTTATACTTGGTTTCATTCAAATTCAGCTTGATACTCTCAGACTTATGTACCTCAGAGGTCTCAATCTTCTTTTCAGCAGAAGCCTTCTTGGCGGCTTCAACGCAACGCTCGGCAATCACACTCTTAATGCCGGTCTCGTTCAGATCCTCAATTAGACTTGCGTAGTTACCACCCTCGGAAACTTCAGCTTCAGTAATCATATTGCTGGAGATTGCGTACTGACGCAAATCCTCCTTTTTCTGTGCAAGTTCCGCAGCCGCCTTTTCTGCCTCTTCCTTCTCTGCCTGATCTTTATATGGAGTCAGAGAAGCAACCTCTTCCTTTGCACTCTGCAACTCAGTGTTCAGGCTTGCAATAGTGTTATTCAACTCCGCAATCTTGGTATTGACATCAGAAATAGAAACGGTCAAAGTGATATTCTGCGGCTCGCCAAGAGAAACTTCATCACCCTCAACAGTGTAGGGGAACATAATGTAATCCAGCTCGTTCATGTAGCCCCACTTCTTGCACCAGATAGTGTGATCTTCAGGGAACACATCAGTCATGTAGTAATCAGAGCTAATCTTTGACACTGCATCTTCAAGCTTCATATACAGGTCACGATCAGTCAGACTGGAAGTCTCTGGAGCGGGTTCAGGCTCACCAGCAGGTTCAGTGCCGGTTTCAGGTTCGATCGGGGGAGGAGTTTTACCGCCTTCCTCGGAAGTTTGAACATCAGGCTCTGCCGGAGTAGTGGGCTTGGTAGCAGGTGCAGCGTCAGGCTCGCTAACGGGAGCCTGCTCTGCCTGCTCAGGCTTAGTGGGCTCGACCTGTGCGGTCTGAGTCTCCTTGTCCTTATTCAGTTTCAAATTTTTTGCCTCCTTTTCATTAGATTCTATATTTGAAATCTCTTTTGTATCCTCGATATAGGCATTTGCCAATTCAAGGCCAAAATCGGTTTCAGCGACTTCAAGCAGTTTAGAGCACTTATATGCCGGTTCAACATTTGCACCAAGCAAGCAATGTGCAGTAAACACGCCATCGTCAATAATTTTTGCCATGCGGCCACCCACGATTCCCTTATGAGCTTTCAGCACATCAATTTCCCAACTGGTGTTCAACGTGCCACTCTCAATACGGCGCAGAATCGTCGCACAAGCCTTTGGATATCGCTTCCAGATCTTACAAGAGGCAACAATAAAGTCGGTATCGTCAATTTTCTCGATACCGACCGACTGAAAACTACCGAATGCATCAGTGTCAAATTCGGCAGTCTTATATTCATTACCATCATCGTCTTTTCTGGTGACGATTTTCATATTGTGACCGGAAAAATCCAGTTCACCTTTTGGAGCTACGACCAACTTACCAACAAGTGGGTTGCCAACAAGTGTGCTCATCCAACTTTCAATGGTGTCACGATTCAAAGCAACCTGATTCCCATTTACTGAGAAATCACAGATGACAAACTTGGCAAGATAGTGGTCTGGATGCTCCGTAATCTCAGAGCAACAGATATTTCTACTATAGAAATACTCCTTACTCATCGTTCATCACCTCACTTACTATCTTCATTTCTCTGCTGGTCATAAATTTGTTTTTCAGTTTCCTCGCCCTTTGGACGGCCTGTCTTTTTATCACTGTCGCCACCACCGCCGGAATTACCGGTCGATGTATAAGAGGTCTGGCGAGCCACAAATACATCGTCATAACCTTCCTCGGTTTCAGCCTGACGCTTGCGTAGTTCGTCCTCAGCATGAAGTCCCATATACTCGTAAGCAGTCTTGTAAGAACAGTTCAAAGTGGTGAACAGGAACTGAGCAATCGCCTTCTTCATCTCCATACCCATCATTTCAGTAGTAGAGACCTTCACATCAGGGCAGTACATTGGATCTACACCTGCATCTTCAAGGCGAATACGATACCATCGCTTTAATACATCCTCAATCTGTTCTGCAATCTTACCGATATTTTTCATCAGCTGGTCAAGAGACACCTTTGCAGTTGAAACAGTCTGTTGACCATCAGTATTCAAGAAACTAATACCCAAAGCAGCCATTTCTCGATTGCGATACTGTTTGACAGTCTCAATATTTGTCATCTCAACTTTTGGCTCAACATACTTGATATCCTTTACATAAGGAGCAGTCGTCACAAGTACGGTATTTTGTTTCCATGCACGCAGCAGGTTATCGTGTGCCGTCACTTGTTCAGAGAAGCCCTTTTTATCTTTGTTTGGGCCCATCAACTCAGGGTCAAGCTGTTGCCAGATGATTTTCTTCGCCTTTGCCTTAGCATTTACACGGTCTGAAGTATCAAAAGTTTCAAGCATCAATGCCGGACGTAATGCGCGGAACAGGGGAGAGACACCATATTTCTGCCCCATGTTGCCAATACGAATCACACCACAATGGTCAACATCCAATTTTGCATATGTATCACCATTCTTAAATGCCTGATACACCTCGTCTGGATAGTTGTTTTGAATCTCAGTTTCCTGATTTTCAAAGAACAGTGCTTTATTCTTCTTATCCTTCAGCATAGATTTGCTCAAAGCGGATTTCAGCTTAGACATGTTGATAAGCACAACAGGTTGTCCATTTGATAGGTAATCACTTATTTCAGCAATACCAAGAGGGTAGTAGTCTACAATATAGTTCTCGTCCTTCTGACGCAGATATATAATATAAGTGCCCTCTGCGTAAGTCATCGGAATGGCGGCACGCAGCAGACTTCGCACATTGATTTGTGTGTTGAAATCATCAATCACTTCACGGGCGTAATTTACCTGTTTTGTCTTATTACGCTGCTCAGGGAACTGTGCGAAACTGCATTTGAACTCCGTATTAACATTCGCCTCAATCGCATCATAAGTAATGCCAATCAGGTCATCTTTATTGATGTAATTACGAATGATTCCATTTACCGTCTGCACATTCGTCAGGCTTGACTGTAGCCCTCGTGCAAGTTCATCAATTCGGTCAACCGTCAGCGTTTCAGAAGAGGCTGAAATTTTCAGGTATGTACTATATTGCTTATTTTCAGGATCATAGGATGCGATAGCGTGGCGGATAACATTATCCATTCTTTCTTCTGAAAGCTCGTTTACAGATGTAAGCACAACAGTACCATCATCTGTCTGTGAAGCAGTCACGACATCAAAATCTTCCTTTTTCTTTCTTGCCACATTTTCACCTCCTCTGCTTAGAAGTCAATGTTAGAAATGCAAATCGGCGGAGTAGTCATTGTCTCCACCGCAGACTGACGCACTTTATCTTTACGACGTAATTCGTATAGACGATGAGCAAGCAAAATCGCAACATAGAACCTATCATCGTGAATTTTATTTGCAACGTCGGGTGCCAAAGCATATGTTACGGTCGTGTTTTCAGAGTTTGTCGTTTTCTGAATACTTGTAATCTCGTTCTTCATCAAGTCGATGTTAACCCACGCAGTCTGTTCCTCTAAGGAAAGCTCATGCGTCTTCAAAATTTCTTGACCAGTTGATTTATCCACACCGTCTACTACCTGAACGTAGTCTCCACCGTTATATTCAAGAGGGAAGTGAATGACACCAAGATTCATCAACTCAATAAATTCCTCAACCATTGCAGTACGGAATTTACGAGGACTAATTAGACGTAGCTTATCAACAGCATCTGGGTAACGGGCATCATATCCTTCATATAGTTCATGATTTGCGTCAATAAAGCCGCGATGTTCTGCACCTGACTTATCGGTCCAATTATTAAGCAATCCATCTGCATAGGTCGAAGTACCGCCGCCACCTGCGCCTTGGTCAATCATCAATCTATCAATGTACTCGTAATCAGGATTTTGACCATTGTAATGTAGAATCAACTCATGCAACTGCTCAAGCTGACGATTAGAATCGAGTTTGAATTTTTTCTCATTCGCAAGGTCAACCATGTTCACGCAATTTATAATGTCGCCACACATGCCATTTTCTGGATCGTTATAAATACGCATAACGCCAACAATAGAATTATCCATTGTGCGGGCAGGATCAAACGCAAGAATATACTGATAGTTCTTATCCCAATAAAGCTGTGGTATATACTTTCGCTCATTGCGACGAACTGTACCCCATTTGATGATCTGATTTACGCCACCATCACGGCTTGGGCGATTATAATATTCACGCAACGCCTTCATTTTATTTGACTTTAGAGCTGCTTCAACTTTATCTCTCGTCAGCAGAGCCTTGTACGGCTTGCCGTTCATATAAACCTGAATTGCAACATCACAAATCATGTCACAAACAAAATAATCACGGTCACCGGCAATCATACGCTTTGCAAAGTTTTTGTAATAACGATAGAATAGTTTATCCATTGTATCCTGACTCGAAGCATACACAAGCTGCGTAGGAACCTTGCGAGGCTGGGTTTCAGGGTTATAAGAATCATCCGTATCAGTCACGAAGTCAGTATTCTGAGTGGCAAAAGCTTCACAGACAACAATCAGTTCGTCGGAGCAAAATGCAGCCTCGTCAAAAAACACAAGAGTTGCACGACGGGATCGGTTGGAATCCGGGTTGGAGTTTAGCGTGTTAATGGAGCTACCGTTGTAAAACTCAACAACATACCCGGCGGGATTATGACTAAAGCCACTCTTATTGGTTGCAGACTTTTTCGTTTCTTTCTCTGCAATATCTTGCAGACTACGGATAGACGCAGCTGTTTTACCAACACGAGTGACAATTTCTTCGATTTTATTAAAAGTTTCCTTACTCTGATCACCAACGCTACTTACAATATAAATAGCTTGATTCTCATATAGGATAGCCTTTAGTAGAATGAAAACAGAACCTACAAAAGACTTACCAAAGTTTCGACTACACGCCCAAAGAACATGACTTGCATTCCAGCTCTGTTCCAGCATATATGCCTGAGCGTCAAATAGTTGGATGCCCAATAAATCTCTGGCCGCAATAACAGGATTGCGCCGATAGAATGCAATCGTTGCCGCATCACACTCATAAATCTTACGTTTTACGGCTGTAATGATAGGCGCTCTTTGTTTCATTCTCATACGGCATCACCATCCGTATCTTTTACGCTTGCGTCAATACCAGCATCTTCCAACAGTTCCTTGAGCCGCTGATTCTCAATCAAAGACAGCCTGTATTTTTCCTTGGCGTCATCACTTTCTTTCTGGAACTTATCAATCAGTTCTCTTTGTGTATCGAAAATTTCCTGCATGTCATTTTCGTCAAAGAAAGCGTTTTCCTTGATTGCCTTAACACTCATATCTGCCGCCCATTGAGTGCCCGGAGACCGTAACTGGTCGTAGAAGTTTGCTTCTGCGCCAGCAATATCCTTTTCACGCATATCCTTCATCAAGAATGTAAGAGTATTACGTCCGGCATCCTTATTGGAACGGTTCTTAACAGAGATCTCATTTTCCTTAGCAATCTTATCGTTATTAGAAACTAGCTTGACCTTAATGTCATTCAGACTCTTGATTGCTTCAGCCGAGTTCATCGGGTTTAAGCGGGCAATCTGCAAGTCGATTTGTCGAATTTGATTATTATTGTTCACGACTTGAACAATCTGTGATAACTTGAACGGGTCATCCTCAATACCATCCTCAAAATACTTGATGAGTTCGCTAAACAAATAGCGGCGGTCGCCCTCGTTATAACCATCAAACGGGTCATAACCGATAACAGAGATACAATCATCCTTTGCTTGAATCTCTGCCTTCGACCACTTTTGCTCCTTTTCTTCCTGTAAATCAAGAGCGTTTTTATTTAACTCACCGTTCACAAGAGTGTTAGAAAATGTTTGAAATTGATAGTTCCGAGCATTTCCGATAATCCGAAGCAGTAACCCCATCGTTACACGGCCATTGTTTTGACTAATTGAATCAAAAAGTGAATTGTAAAATGGTACGTCTAAAACATGAGACATGATCATACAGGCTGTACGGTCACTTCCAAATTTACGAGAATATTCATCAAACATCTCGTTCACACAATCCTTACAAATAGGCGCGTAGCAATCATTTGCTTTCCACAAACTTGAATATGTAATTTTATAAAAGTGACCAACTGCCACGTCATATTCTTTACCACAACGCAGGCATTTGAATGTCTTTTTGTTTTCGGTTCCCTCAAGAATAACGCCATCTTCAACAACCTTTTTCTTTCTAGGCAAACAAACACCTCCGTTCAAAATCAAAATAAAAGCCGTAGAACGTGCGCACATCCTACGGCAAACAAAAGATCCACCCTCATGAGCACCAATAATCTGGGAGGCCGGGTGGATTTCATTCTATAAAAGACCTATCATGATACGCATCGTCGAGAGGCTTAATAGGTTCCGTTCTTAAAAAGCGTCTCTCACATGGTACGCACTGCAAGTAGGCGAGTGAGAGACTAATCATCTATTTGAGCTTGCTATGTTATCGACACAAATGTCGTGAACATACCTTGCCCTGCCAGCAAACCGGCATAATAATCAAAATAAACCTACCGCCAGAGGGAGTAGAAAACTGACGGCAGGCTTGCAAAAGGGGAGATGCTGGGTGCAGAGGGTGGATTCGAACCACCGGCATTCTGGGTATGAACCAGACGAGCTACCTGACTGCTCCACTCTGCGTTATATGATGCCTAAGTGTCACCTATCTCGCAATCGTGTGCGCATCACAGATTGATTTATAGTTTGACTTCGGACTTGCCTCCAACCGCGAATTGGAAGCCATTTTGTTGGTAGGTTGAGTAAGATTCGAACTTACAACGTTTCTAATGTCACGGAGTTACGGTCCGCTGCCTTCACCGTTCGGCACACCAACCTAAATAAAACCTACCTTTTAGCCGGTGGTAGGGAACCGGTTTTAATTACAAGCCCTCCGGGAGAAGGACACGACATCAGGAGGATTCGAACCTCCGGTGCCTTACGGCACAAATGGGTTCAGGCCATTCGCAATAAACCAGACTCTGCCATGATGCCATAATAGCCCCACTTTCCATATATTGCTGCTTCTTGTTTTCGAAGAGTAGGGAATAGCAATATAGTCATGGAGATGGAAGGACTCGAACCCTCGGCCTCTCAGGTTGATCAGTTTCCCGCGCTCTAGCCACTGAGCTACATCCCCATATAAAACAAGCATCCATCAAACCATCCGAGCTAAGTTGAATTGTTCTCGTATCGATAAAACGCTTGTTTTAAACTTTTAAATTGCGCACTAACACGGCGCGACGCGAATAGCTTATCATTTCGTTCCAAAGAACTACTTTGCATCCAACCATCCGTAGATTGAGTTGGTCTAGGCGGTCGCAGCTATTGACCGCACAGCTTGGAGCCACCTGTAGGAATCAAACCTACGACATATGTGGTACGAACACATTATTCTATCTACTGAATTAAAGTGGCATGGAGCCAGTGACATGACTTGAACATGCGAAATCCATAAAGGCATCGGGATTACAAAACCCGCGTTCTACCAACTGAACTACACTGGCACAATAAGCTGGAGCAATCACTCCAGCCCATAGAAAAGGAGACAACAAATGATGTCCCAAAGCAGACCTTGCGGTCGTACTTCTTTTTTAATTACCCACTTATTGGTAGGATGTCACCGCTTTTAATTCAAACGCACGATGCGTGTTTTATCTTCATTCAGCCTTCCGAATTTATCCTGATAGACCAAAATAAATCCTTCTCGCTGAGATGGGGTTAATTTTCCATCTGCGTAATCCATTTTTGACGTTTCACAACAACAGCCCTGCTCATAAATTACAGAATTGCCGATATCATAGTGACCTGTTTTATGAGTGTGTGCCATCACGATATTGTCAAAGAAATAATCATTATCCTTGAAATACCGATATGCCTTTTCTGCCGTTTTCAACATACCGCTGGAATAAGCAAGTGGATGCACAAAAATTGTTTCACCAACAAAACTAAACCAAGTATCGTTATAAACGATCTCAATACCACTGTCCTTGAAAACATCAATCAAAGGGTCGTAATGAACCTTAGTATGAAGCTCCTTGTTGTAATGATTAAAGCCATCAACAAAAATAAGCTCCAAAGATGTCTTTGGCATCAGTTCAAGCAAGTCGGTGTCCAGATTCTTAGCAAGATAATTCTGGAAGCGTAAGTCATGATTACCATAATTGACAACAACTTTCTTAGGCTGAAGCATCTCAATCAGGTCAATCATATACTGACGTGCAATCAGAATTTCCTCCATTGGACTCTTACGATACACTTTATTAAAACGAGAAATGGCCTGCGCATCTACCAGATCTCCGTTTATCTGAAGAATATCAATCTTACCAGCGTACTCACTAAAAGTCTCAATAGGCTTCTGGAATGGAATATGTAGGTCGGAAATAGACAGAATGCAGGTTCCCACATCTCTATTAGATAAGGACTCCTGATACTGCATACCCGCACGGAATGCCTTAAAACGCTTGCGATATGCGCACTCACCAAAATTCTTACCCAATTCATCATTGAGCACTTTAGATGCGCCATCCCAAGTCAACTCTCTAGCCAGAACAGCATTCCCGATTCTTACAAAGAAGTCATCACTCGTTTCTTCTGGCCGTTTATTATAGCAACCCATTAGCATCAAGCCGGGTCGCCCAGCAGCTCATCAGAGGTGGAAATATTGATGGTAACACCCTCAATACCATCCCACTTTGCCAGAGCTTCCTTCAGATTAAAGACGTTCTCGCCGTCCTTGGTGATCTCGGTGATAGTGCCCTCTGCAGTATCAATAATAGCGTTCTTAAAAACAACACTCTTCTTAGCAACCATAATTTTATTCTCCCTTATATTTTATTTCAAAATTCCAACATGTCCGCCCACTGACTTACCCAACCACGATAGTTATTGGTAAGCTCACAAATAGCGGTTCTATCGTGTCCACGAAAATGTTCCAAATATTTTGCAAAACCGCTTTTTTCTGGAAACTTATACAGGTCACACTGACCAGTATGTCCGATCACAATGGTCTTACAGTTTGAACAAATTCTAGTAAGGACCTTCTTCAACTCGTCCCCGAAATAGTTCTGCGATTCGTCGCAGATCACAACAGCATCCTCAAAGTTTACACCACGGGTATAAGTGTGCGTCATGCATTTTACATATCCGCCATACTTAGATACTTCATCGTCTTCCTGAACAATCAGTAGATTAGGATCTTCACCAATCTTCAGGAGTGCTTCACGCAGAGGTTCCATGTAAGGCGCACTCTTTTCGGCCTGTGTACCAGATAGATAGCCTTGTTTCTCCTCTTGCGTTGGGGACACAATGTAAATAATCTGCTTATAAAAACCATATTTCACTAACAAATTCGCTACGCCGACGGCAATAGTAGTTTTTCCACTGCCAGCACGGGCATTACAGAACACAACATCAATATCAGGATTCCAAATTGCGTCCCTAAAGATTTTCTGTTCTGTGTCGAGCGTCATTCCATAAAAAGTAGGATATTCATCCAAGCTCTGCGGGACATCCTTCTTCTTGCGCATTTCAGTCTTATCAGAAGCCATATATTACAACTCTCCCTTAGTAACGTGCGTTACGCTGCATCTGCTTCAGCATCTCGACAGCGGCAATATTAAAAGGAAGCAGCTCAAGATATCGAGCGGACTCCTCCAGATACCGCTTGTGCTTGGTCTTTGCAATACAAGCATGGGGGAAGGCCTTTCGCACAGCCTTCGCTTCGGACTTAGTGATTTCAATCATTTAGGTAAAACACCCTTTCAAAATAAAATAGGTAGGAAGAAAACAAGCGTCCTCGCTCTCTCCCTACCATAACTATCCCGTAATGATTTTATATAAATATGTAAAAATACAACGTATCTATGTTAAAATAATGCGAAAATGCACGATTTATAAATCAAACATTTTTCTATTTTGAGATGTTTTCTCAATATTGATGCTTTTAGCGCACTTACGACAATATTTTTGCCTGCGCCCAGTCCGAGCAACGGTACGACCACAACATTCACACCTGATGTATGGCTTTCCGCAAAACTGATTCCACTGAATCCCAGCAGTCTCGAAATTTGATACTGTAGCTGCGATAGGCGGTTCTTCGTCTGCGATTAACACGTGAATGTTCAAGTTATCAATCTTCTTTAAGCTGGCAAAACCAATAAAACCAAGATTGCGCAGTTCTCGAATCATTTCATTCTGCTTATCTACATTTACAGAGACACAAGCCATACGGAAAATATCTCGTGTATCTTCCGTAATCCAATAATTACACTTGTTGTTTACAGCCATATGAAACTTAGCCAAACAAAGCATTGTGAACATAAGTCGTTGCATTGGTTTCCCATCCAAGGCAAGAATCTTCTGAGTTTCGGACTTTGTAATACTTACTCCGTCAAGTTCAACCAACGGTTTCCCTTTAGCGGACGCAATTGCTTGCATAATAAAGTTCTCATCTAAAACTCTATTATAGCCAAACATATGCGCCACAAGAAAATCATCAAGCTTCTTCTTGACTTCTTCCTTAGAATACCCCTGAGAGAAATAAAGCTTTGCAATATAATGTAAAGCGTGCCCGGCGGTTCTACAAGTCACATCTTTTTGAAGCAGTTCCTCTGCATATTCACGTTCATTCAATACTACCATTCGCATCCTCCTCTTCGATTTTATTCATATCGACCAACACATCTTTATAACGCTCACTACAATATTCAACATCACCACTATCATCTTTCACAAGAACATGGGCCTTGTTGCCAGCCTTATCAAAGAGACGCTTAATGATAATATCAGGAAATAGAGCCCATACAATCGAGACACTTGAGGCGTTTTTCTTACAGAGGTCCAACAAAATGTCACAAAGGATATTATCGTCAGAACATTTTTGATGCATAGTACGCAACATATTTTCGTTGTAAAAATTCAACTTCTCAATTCGATCTGCGCCGGTTTCCTTATTCTTGGTATTTGAATTGTCGATAACAGAGTTTGTTCGTGCATATCGAAGATATTCTTTAAAGATAGGGCGAATCCCGTAATACTGAGAATTTTTATACTCGTCACCAGACTTGAGAGAATCGTAATCAAATTTACGCTTCTTTTTCAAATCATCTTCAAACTCTTCAAGCTCATCTTCGATAATCCAACACAGACGATTCATGGTGCAAGAATTAACTCCGACAGGCATACGGTAAAGATAATACTGGATGACAACTTCATCAATATCGTCCTTAACTTCTTTTTTCATTATCTCATCAAGACCATCAAAACCTTCCCACTTGATTCTTTTACGAGCAGCGGCCACATACTTTTTATAATCCTTCATCTGAGAGGGGTAAATATAACTCATAAAATATGGTTTACGCCAAGCGCAAATACTACTCCAGAACTTCTTGTCCTCGATGGTGTCAGGATTATCATCGTCTTTAGCAGTACAAGCTTTATTGTCGTACCAATATTGTGGCATTGGGGCTGCTTTAATTCCTTTTATTCTATCACCTTTGTACCCTCGGTTTCCCGATATTTCGTAGGGGAGTAGACTATATCATGACCTCACAAGAGGTCCACGGCACTTCCACAGACCGCGAATTTCACGCGGCGGTACAGACTTCATAGCCATGCTTTCGTTTAGGCTGTATGTCTTAGTCGTTTGACCTTCCTTACCGTTTCCAATAAGGCTTGGCACAGAGTTGTCTTTGAAATCGTAAATCAGTAAAACAAACCCATCAATTTAACGATGGAGCAAACTCACCATAATATTTCTTCTCGCCTGCAAGACGAGCGGCAATGGCCTCTTCTTTAGTCTTATAATAACCGAGACTAATATACTTTCTCTTATCGCAAACATAAGCACGCCACTTATGGAATTGACTTGAATAGCTAACTCCAGTTTGTCCAGACGTATTTCTTGCCGACAAAGATTGATTCTTTGCATTATCAGAAGGCTCACACACTCTTAGATTACAAAGTCTGTCGTCGAGTCTGTCTCTATTGGCATGGTCAATAATCTCGTCATTCACAACATTGTCGTAACCAAACACTAAGAGTCTATGTAACATAATCTGCTTCTTGGTTTTAACATCACGAGTCATTGCATACCCGAAATTAGTCACGTACCAACAATACTTTGAAATCTCATCATACTTATCTGCATCGACTGTAATAACATCGTCCGTGTTACTAGACTTGAACTTCACAATAGATTCGTCTTGATAAACAATCTCGTTCTGCTTCTTCTGTTTATCGCCAATGCGTTTAAACATATCACATTGACATCCCTTTGTATTTCCACTTCGCAGATTCTCACCACGAATAGAATATGTTTTCCCACACTTAGAACACTCGCACAACCAATACACTCGAACTCTATCAATCTTACCTTCTTTATAAAGCTTCATGTCATTCTCATGACGCTCTTCGTCCATCTTAATAACAGTCAAAGTACCGATTTCCTTACCAGTCATATCAACTCTCTTCATATTCACACCTCCCTTATTTTGAATTTACGATTTCATTTTACGATTTTCCCTGTTAGCACCCGTAAGGGCACACCCGGCAATTACCGGTTCACCGTGTTTTCATCTTAACGTCACCATCAAGCGGCACTAATAGTTTTAATGCAATCCTGCTGGAATTTTTGACCAGCTACAATTCGGTATGCAAGTTCGTCATATTCTCGACTGCCCGGTTCATATTTGCTCTGCACATCAAACATTGTTGTGATACGATTGGTTACCTTGCCGATATCATCCCCAAATCCATTGATGTTAGAGTCAATGAAATCCTGCTCGGTTGGAACTTTCTTTTCACCTTTTTTCTGGGCGCAAAGAATTACAGTCTCGTCTCTCCATTTATCAAGGAGGACTCTATTGTCTGTGCTGAATATAAGATCGCCATCCCAATCCATTCCATCGAGTGCGGCACACGTGTTATCAAACGCACTTACGATGGCTACCGTTTTCATGTAACGATACCAGTTCTTACATTCATCACTCAAATTTAAATCCAAGCATCTAATGTTTGCCATTTGACTCATAGGAGCTCTGAAACAAGCAACCCTTTTAACATCCCTGTCGTTCCAGAAGCGGCTGTAAATCTCTCCAGCCTTCAAAAGTCCGGTTACCTCCATCTTAAACATAGATTGACAAAGCGCATAAGGGTCTCCGCTCGCCACTTGGAAGTTTCCTCGTACCTTCACAACACCCGTCTTTGCTTGCGAAATTCGCTTCTTGATAAAGAAACGAATGCGATTCTGCACATAAGGGTCGTTAATCATTTCCGGCTCAATCATAAGAGCTTTAATGTAGTCATTTTCCAGACTGTTTATGTAATTCGGGTCATCACGCATCCCGCTACCACGCAGGTACAACAGCGCATCACGCCAGTCACCGCCCATGACGCCCTTGATTTCGTCCAAAGTCGGCTTTACAAGTTCCCGAATCTCGTCATTTGTAAGCTGATAGCTCTGGATAAATTGATAATTCAGATTGCGCTCCTCGTCAAGCTCCAGCTCGCAAGTCTTGGTTACAGAGAAGTGGTAGTGGTTTTCCTGACAATTCTCAAAGTAATCCTCACAACTGTGATAACTATCCCACAACTTGAGCATCGACCCAGTGAGAATCACCTGTACGCGATTGACATCTTTATAGTTTCCCCAAATATCGCGCACCATGTTCTGTTTTGCTACCTTTTTAGCGAACTCACGGAAAGGGAAGGGGAACAACATACCTTTGCAGAACGCATTTCGCACACAGAAGCCAGACGCGGTGGATGGCAACTTTAAATCCTCGCTCCACTGTTGCGCAAGGTCATAGCTGATAAGTCCAAAGCCGTCACTGGCACACAATTCACAATCCTGCTCAGCGTTCTCTACCATTGTTGGTTCGCCAGATACACCGTCATCCAAAACGATTACATGGTCTTTGAAATGCGTAAAACAATCATCTACAACAAGTACACCATCAGGATCAGTAACAGGAATAGACGCGGAGCAGGCGAGAGCTCTGTAGGCTTCCAGCTTTGCCGGAATAAACTCCATTCCTTTGTTACGGCCATTATCGATTCGCTTGCGGATCTCATCAATAAGACGGTCACTCACAAACACAATCGTGCTGTTCTTGACACCACCGGTAGTCCCAACCAGACGGCGATATGTAGTTCCATTGATTTTAAACCCCTTTGGAGAACATGCCCGGCGGTAATCATTCTTCTTGTCTACCACCAGACACATATAGTCCGGCTTGAATTGCACTGCATCCAGCTCAGTGTATAATCTCCGAATTTCCCGGCGGTTCTCTAAGCAAGAAGGTTCATTCCGTAGCATTTTGATTCTACGCTTGATACTCCGTGCTTTAGCCTCTGCGTCCGTAACACCATTCAACTCATCAATCCATCGTAGAACAGTGCTATCAGCCAGCGAGATGATCTCGTGGTTTCGTCTGGCTTCATCTAATGGTAGGGTTAAATCCCATTTTGCTTCAACCAGACGCTTCGTATGGATCTTAAAAACAAACTTCTGGCAAGTTTGCTGCTTTGCCATTCGGCAGTCACCTCCGTATTCTTCTAAAGCGTATCCTGTATTGTATAGCTATAAAGAAAAAATATAAAATTAGGCTTTTACAGAGAGCAACTCTCGCTATCTTCCATAGCCTTGAGCCAAAGTCGTTCACGCTCCTGATAGAGCTCATCCAGCATATCATCAGCAGTTTCGTACTCGCTGCGTGTTAGGCTGGAACTATTCATGTCACACACAAGCTGCTTAATCTCTGCGTCAACATCCTCGTAAGTTCGCATCATTCATCACCCTCAATAGTCTTTAACCGTAATCGTCTGCTCGTCCATAATAGCACCACAGGCACCGCAGAACAGTGTACGGTCAATTCCAGTAGAATTATGACAACTGGAACACTCACAATACAGTGATTCTCCAAAATCCGCCTCATGTTCAATCCAATGAGCATGAACCACTCGACGGAACTCACCGCCAGCAGATATTTCTTTTTCAAGAATGCTCTTTGTGTATTGCATTGCCATATCGCACCATATACCACCAATAGACTTTGCATTACCTCTGACCCTAGGACGAGCGAGGGCACTATCGAGGACGCCAATCAATCGTGTTGCATTTACAAACTTATCCATCACTTAACCTCCTTAGCTACCAAACGAATCGTCTCATCAATCCATTCAAGCTGCGTCAGTAAAACGTCCACTGTATCAGCATCACTCTCGGAAATATTCAAATCCTTAATCTTATGTAAAGCCCATTCAAGGTTCGGGTAATAGTCAACCGTAACCTCCTTTACGCCAGTGCCCATCTCACCAGTCTTTGGATTCTTGCCAGCTGGCCGCTGCTCAACGATAACGAGATTTCTCTCATCGCAGTTTTTAATAATGTATTTACCAATCTGTACACGCATCTCTTAGCCCTCCTTAAATATTTCTAGCGGCCTCAAATGCGGCCACATCGTTCATGAAATCATTGATATGTAAATACTTGTCAGCCTTCCGCACAGTCTTAGGCTTGAACTCTCGGCACTTGCATCGCACCTCGTCACAAGTGGTAAAGCAGGGAATCTCGTACCGGCATTTCGCACACACATGCTTCTTGTGAAACTCCGGCAAGCGCCCAGCTGCTTGATAACTCTCATAAGTTACCTTTAAATCAATCCAGTAGGGGTTATCAAAGTTCATTGTATTCAACCTTCTTTCAAATCTCACCAATTAAATCATCAATATTAAGACCACAATCCAGCACATTGCTGCCAGCTTTCTTATTACTATTTTCTGCTATCTTGTCCGCCAACACCTTATCGACAATATCTGCTTCAAAATTCATAACGCATTCTACATTTACGTTATCACGAGCTGCCATTCTCGCATTCGCCTCAGCCACAAGTCGAGCCATAAGTTCTGCATCCGCAGACTCTTTATCCGCATCCTGCATAATTTGCGCATATTGTTCTTCAGTTAAACCGCTGCCAGCCAAGAAATTGTCAATATACAGTTTTTCGATAATCTTGCATCCATGGTCTTTTTGGTTCAAAGTAACCAGTAGCTGGTCGGTAGACTGACGAATTGTGTTGTCAACCATATCTGCCACCTGCTGGTTAGTCAACTTAACTTTTTTATATTCAAATTCCTTTCGGATTTTTCTTTCAATTTTATTATTGCCACCCCATGGCTTCTGCTCTTCCAGTCTCCGCTCAACATCTTCGTGTTCCTGAACTCTTGTTGCCACGATGACTTCCTTATTAAAGATCATTGAAGACAACAAGCCGTCACAGACAATCGTATTTAGCTTTGCCATCATCTGTACAGCAAGTTCTACATCTGCTGGGTCAATCTTTCCAAACCTGCGGGCAAATAGATTCATTGTTTTTGGTTCAACAACAATTCTATAAACCTTTTGAATGGTACTATACGTTTGCTCTTTTTCAAATTCCTCTCTAAGTTTTGGGTTCAGTTTACGATAGAAATCTCTCATCCGACCAGTTTGCCAAAGATCCCGTTCAGTTGCCGGAGTTCTACCATCAGACAATGTGTAATCTTTTAGTACCTCGGCCTTCAATCGCATGTATGTCAGATTCTGTTTATCAGTTAATGGGGTTATGACAGCACGGCCATCGACATAATCAATGAATGCCCTCGTCTCCTCATAGTCCAACGCATCATTTACCTTTAAACCATGCAGGGCACTATCTAGCCAAGTTTTCAGTTTGACACTTCCGACCATTTTCCGAAACGCCTCGGCAACAGCCTCATCATCTTCCGTCTCGGCATTTCGTCCCCACCATCTGTAATCACGCCCAACCATTCCACAGGTCTCCCAGATGTCTTTCTTCTCCCATAGCAGTTTAATGCCGTCACATGGTTGCGACTGACAAAGGGCGTTGAAGTGGTAGACGAGCAATTTCTGAATAAGGTCAATAAACTTTCTGTTACCACCAACTGGCTTTGCCGGAAGTATTTCATCCTCTGGCCGTATACTTTTTATAATGATTTGCCGACCAGCCTTCTTTAGGACCACGAATCTGTCCAGCTCTTCCAAGAATGCAGGACGACTATTTCCTGTAATTGGTTTGCCTTTATCGTCAAGAACTTCGAGACATCTTGCAAGTTCAGAAAAGTTCTTGAAAATCTGACCAGCAGATAATTTTGAAATCATATAAGGTGTTACTTCATATGCTTTAGCCATACATTACCTCCTGTTTTTGTACATCAAACCTGCATATATAGAATATGTAATATCAGTTTTGATGTACAAAATTCATAATTTGTTAATATTTAATTGTACTTTAAATTCTGTAAGGTTCTATCAACCCCAATTCTTCTCGCAAAATATCTTTTAATGGTTTACTCGACTTGAAGCTATGGAGCATAAGCGACATAGATTCAATTTGAGTAAACCTACGAGCGTCCTCAGACGCGAGATCCCTCTCCACGCCCTGTCTGGAAGACTGCTATAAATATCCACCACAGTCATTCAATCACTAACTCCTTTACCGTATCCTGTATTGTATAGCTATCTACACTCATTATACCATGAGAATGCCAAAAATTCAATAGCTATCTAATACAGGATACGAACATTCTTGGCGCCTATTATAATAAGGTATGTTTCTGGGAGGTATTGTTCTCTATGAAGGACATCCAGATGCTTTGTATGCTTTATATGTTCTGTGTAAGCTGCCAGAGGCTACAATCATGCTTCTTGTATGTCTTTGAAGTCTATGAGAGTGCTGTTCAGATGCCAGATCAGTCCATTTATGGTAACAGGGGAGTACAGATGGGTACAAATAGGTATTTTATGCTCCGAAGAATGGTCATTTTCGGTACATTTATAGTACACATCGGAAAAAACCGCATGGATCCTAGGTTTTTCAGACTTTTATTGAGTCAAAAAGGAACAAAATAGGGGATGAAAAGGTACAAATAAAAAGAAAAACTAGCCAAAATATAACGAAAATACGTTAAATTCTAGCTAGTTACCGAATGAGCTACCGATTGAAAAATAGCGATTTTAAGCCATTTTTAGGTATTTTTGATGGAAAAGTGAGTGACTTGTTGGTGTATGTAGGAGAGGGTATAGGAGTGTATTTTTGGATATTTTTGTCAGGGAAAAGTGTACCCGGGGTAGGGTAGGAGAAGCGTTAAGAAATTATTTATTGACAGATTGGGAAGGATAAAAAGTAGCAGTGTTGGCTGCCAATAGGAAAGGTATTGGTGGAATTATTGGGAATTGTTTGGGATTAAAAATAAAATAATATGTAAAATATTACGATAAATCGTTATTTCTTGAGGATGAATGAGAAAGATGTACTGGTGGCTCGGCCTGCTGCCGGGAACGTCCAAAAAATGGAAAGTATCCCCTATCTGGTTCAGTGCTGGAAATGCTCAAAATACGACACTCATTTCTAGTACTTTACTAGGAAATTTTTGGTGCAGATTCAATCCATAGCATTTTACCAGGATATCAACAGGCATATAATTCCTAGCACTATGCTAGGATATCTGATTTAATTCATAGTAGCTTAGTATGAATTGTTCGATTGTGCTTGTAATCATTTTGTAACTTTTGTTACTCTTTTGTAACTATTTCATTCTTGTTACTTTCTTGTAACTATTCTACCAAATTCTACCATTTGCCTTTATAATGTACCCGTGTGCGCGTGCGCACACACACGCCCAGGCGCACACCCAGGGACTCTAATAGGTACGCGCGCGCGAGATCAAACTATTTTGGTATTTTCTGGAAAAATGGTTACAAAAAGGTTACAAGTGGACTAGACGGGTTGACGGCATGGACTAGACGTGATAGAGTATAGGCACGGGAACGAACTAGACGAAAGTTCCCGAACAACGCGCGGTCGGATGGCGCGGGAAAGTTCCCCGACAAATCGTCAAATAGTAAGCGGTCGTTCCTCGAACGAAAGGAAGTGCAAAAGCAAATAGTACAGAACGGCGCTCATGCAAAACACCACGCTTAACAGGCGGGTACAAGGGTATGACGGTTTGAACGTGTACACACAAAATCAGCCCTTCAATCAGTCGAACGGTTGAATAAATGGCACGGCGAGCAAGGCGGTCGGAATCCGTACTTGTTCAAGTGGTTCACCTTGCAAAACAGGTCGGGACTGATTCCAGATTGACAGAATGCGCTGGAAGGATAAAAACAATTTAACCGTTTTGAAAGAATCCAAAACGCAAGTTTTGGCAACGTTTCAAACGCAAGCTATCAGTTTGTTACTTTTAGGCGGTACAATGCAACCTTGCATGGTTGAGAAAACAGAATATTTTTGCAAAGATACGCAATTAGACGGCGCTGGACTTCAAAAGTTTGGCGCTTTTTGTTTGGACTTCAAAAGTTTGGACTTGTCGCGGACAATAGCAGAAATATACTGTTTTCGCGGTTTTTCCGCATAAACATTTTTATGTTTATCACGACAATTAAAGGTTAGACTTTCCACCGTAAAAGTCAAAAAGCATGGTTGAAGGGCTGTTTTGGCAGACAGAGGGTAAACCATGCTTTACAGCATACATATTTGCCCATCGTGGGCGAACCATAGGCTACAGGCAGAACCTGGAATTTTGTCTGTAGCACTTGGCTTGCTCATAATAGCAAGAAGTCCGTACACACATTATAACACAACAAAGGAGAAAATACTATGTCTACTACTACCATTCTGTCCGCTATCAACTTCAACGCTACCGCAGCCGCAGAGAAGAACCGCACCACCGGTGCAGCTGTTGCCCTGTTCAAGAAGGGTGGCAAGGAAGTCAACACTTCTGAGAAGGCTCTGGGCAGAGACTGCCTGAAGGGTATCACTGCAGAACAGTACGAGACCTATTGCAAGGCCGTCCGTGCTGTCTATCTGGACGCTGATTTGCTGGCACGCTATGCCGCAGACGCGGACTCTGTTCAGAAGATCAAGACCTTCTACTTCAACGATCTGGCAAGCCTTACCACCGCTATCATGGGCGATACCTTCAAGGTCAATGACGTCTTTGCAACCTTCACTGTTGAGCAGTTCATTGAGCAGAGCGTGGGCAAGGTGCGTGCATTCACCGCTACAACCGCAGGCCATGGCTACGACACGGAAGCAGAATCTCAGACCAAATTCGTAAAGTGGGTTGAAGCATGGTTTAGTGCCAACGCAAGCGGTGTTGCTATGCTCTCTATGGCAGAGCGTGACCGCCGTGCAAGCGTCCGCAAGCTGTCCTCTAAGGTTGTGCGCCTTACTAAGAGTGTTGAGAATGCAGAAGAGGTGCTGTCTAGTGCCAAGAAGGAGCTGGATTCCCTCAAGAACAAGAAGGATACCAACGCAAAAACTCTGGAAAAGAAGATGAAGGCTGTTCAGGGCATGGAAAAGGATCTGGCAGACGTTAAGAAGAGCCTGGAATCTGCTCAAACTAAGCTGGCAGACCTTCAGAGCAAGGATTTCACCAACGACTTCAGCGCAGAAGAGACCCTGTAAGTGAACTACACAACTACTGTGAACACGCAAGAATTCTACATAGATGCTAGGCGACTAAGGGTACTAGGGAAGACGTAACCCTTACCACTACGGCAGAAATGCCGTCACTATCAATCGAAAGAAGGGAATACTATGCAAAAGTTTCTGTGCAAGAACCATGCAGATCGTCAAATTAAGTTTGACGGTCATTCTGTGCCGTCTGGTGCATACTATGGTCAGACCGCAGAGGGATTGCGCTTTATCGCAATCGTCAGAGTGAATCAAATCGGCATGGTTTGGCGTTCTGGTAAAGGTTTGGTTCCGTGGGAGAAATCCTATAATCAGACCGTTGTTGACTTCGTTAAGAGCGAACCTATCGGCGTAAATCCTGAAACCGTCCATTTTGATATGACAGTGAAATCAGAGCGCAAGAAGGCTGGACGCTATGCAGCACGTTTTGCGGGCACTGGGTCTGCTAGTGCAAATCGTAAGAGCAAGAAGGCAGCGAAACACACTAAGGCTTTCCGTACTCGCACTGATTCCTTTACGGCAGAGTATAACAATGCATCCAGCCTAATCTATGGTGAAACTATCGAGATGAACAGACGGCCTCAGAAGGTCTATGGCAAGATTGCAGAGTACATGGATGGTAGCGGTGCTGGAAAAATCTGTGGTGATATGCGTCCTCTTGAGCCTGTTTTCCCTGTACCTTCTGGTAGAAAGGCAAGGTGAATCATGTCAGCAACTGTTTCAAGTGGTCAGAACTTGCGTAAGAGTGAAAAGTTTGCTATAATTGCATCAAAAGGTGGTGCAACTATGGCAGATCGTAACTATGCAACCGAATATCAAAAGCGCATGGAAACGAATAGTCAGCTTGCAATCAAAATTCCCAAAAAGCTTTTTGAGGATTTTTCCGCAAAAATTGAGCAAGAGGGAACAACGAAAAGAGCTGTACTTGTGCAACTGATTGAAGGTTATACCTACAATTCCTAAGAACTTCATACTCCGGCAACAACGTCTTGTAAATTTATCGCAAGGCGTTTTCTTTATGCCTTGCTTTGCATAAATATGCAAATATTATGCGGAATATGCAAAATGAAAATAAAAAAGGAGAACACGATGAAAGAATACGTGATTTTTGTTTCCTGTGAAGAGGATAAGGACCCCAATTTTGGTGGCCGTTATATCCTCTACACAGAAGAGGAAGTGAATACCCTGGGTGGTCTGGACGCTGTTCTTGCCAAATTGAAGGCAGAAGGCGAGATCATCACCGGTATTCAGACTGGTGAACAGTGAAAACACGATAAAAGAGGAGATTTATTATGGCAATTTTGGCTATTGAGTCGGCCCTTGATGTTGCCATAATGTTTGGTGACAAAGAACTGGCGGCAATCTACGCCGAAGCTCTTGAAGAGGCGGGCGTCCACTATGAAAGCCTTGCCAAGTGCTGGGCATGACGAAAGAAGCGCAAACAGTATGAAAATATTATTATAACCTTAACTATGATTGTAGTGTGGGCTGTGGTATAATAAGGGAAGAAAACCCTTAAAGAAAGGAGAAAAATCATCATGGATGCAAGAATGATTAGTTTTTGGGGTTGCGAAACTAACCCATGCGCAAACCCCGATACGGCAAATAATGGGGGTGGATACTCTCAGCCGTCCGGGGGCATCTTTGTTGCTCTCGAAAACGGGGATTACCTTACTGTCACTGTGGACGATATGTCTTGCGGCGATTTCGGCAGCCGAATCGGTTGGGATATCTACAGTTCAGATGGCCGCAGATGGGGCGGCTGTTACGGCACCATGGACGATGCTATGGTGGATAATGAATGGACGGAGAAATCTCTGGATTCCGTGTCTGGTGTGTACGGAATTGATGCCCGTGCAATGTTGTCGGATGCGATCCATGCGGTACATATTGCCGCATAACGATAACAGAATATTTCCGTCAAGAAGAGTCTTGTAAGTTAATTCTTACAAGGCTCTTTTTATATACAAAAGAAAGGATAGTCTATCATGAAAAGTCTCTTGATGCTCTTTGGTTACACCGCATATCAGGCGGGTTGTATTGCACCTATGATGTGGTTTCTCGTTCTGGGTGCCATCGCTGTGGGTGTGGCAGAATGGAAAGGATGGCTGAATTGATGTATCGTGATGTAAAGAATTTGCGATTCATCGGCACGGACGACTTTCACCGTGAAGTATTTATCGATAAGTTCGGCACAGTATGGAAATACACTGAACCCGGTAAAATGCCGCAAGAACGGCATGACAAACTTTACACTTCATCCAGCAACAGCATAGATGGAGAACCGGAAGAACCGATGGCAGATGACCTCGATTACAAGATTCTAATTACAAATGCAAAAGGAGAATGCAAGAAATGAAAAAAGAAGATCTTGTTGTTCTTGAGACTGGCAGCGCCTATACAGCACTGTTAAATAAGGCAAATTATTACACACCATACATTGTGGCGTGGCATTTTGACCCTGATTCTTACACATGGGATCAGGGTCATTATTTTGAATCTCTAAAAGATGCAAAGAAATTCTTTGCAGAGCAAGAGAAAGAAAACGCGAACTGTCGGTATTGTGAGAATATCGACTGTCCGCACCGTGACGCACTCAGACGTTTGCCCCGTGAAAAGGGTGGTTTGGGTCTTTGCAAGAACTCTGAGTAAAGGAGAATAAAAAGCATGAAAAGGTATGTCATGTATGAAGCTCTTGGAACGTGGTATATCACAACGGCAGAGAACCACAATCGCTATATTGAGGATGCACGGCAGATTCACAATCTTGGCCGTGATTTCGAGGAAGCAAAGGCCATTGTTAATTACAATTGGCACGGCTTTGATGATGTTGATATCATCAAGAAATAAAAGATATGTTTTAAGGAGGGCTTAACATGACCGCAAAACAGTATTGTCAGAGCCATCCGGTAACCGCTTATGATAGCAGCTACGGCAGATGTGGCGGTTTCCAGATTCATGGTGACGTTCAGTATGGCATTGATGATTATATCTATGCTCAGTCTGGCGTGCTCATTGAGGATGAAAAGTATCACAGTTATCATCATTTGAAGATTCACGAAACAATGTCCGGCAGATTTTATGTCAGATGTTTTGGTAAACGAATCTATCTTGATGAATGCATGAGAGTGTAAAGGAGAATACAAGATGAAAAAAGGTCAGTGGTTCATGAATGAGGAAACCGGTGTTATCACTAACATTCACCGGGAAGCTGTCGAGTGGTATCGGCAGGGAGTTGATGTTTCTATCTGGATTAATGGCGTGGTTGTGTGCCGTTGGGGTCACTAAGAAAGGAGAAAATGAAAATGAGAGCAAGTGTTGAAGTGTATGAGGATAATGCAGGCGGCATTTATGCGGCAGTCTTTGGTCAAGAAGGACTGAAAAATGTTCTCTCAGGTTTTGAGTACGGCGGAATGTCTACGTCAGAATTCTATGATGCCGCTATGTATGGATTTTATGATGCGGATGAGTATAACCTCTCGGAGCATAACGGAAGAACTCTCGACGAAGAATATACTTCGCTTGAGAGTTGTAATTTGATTGCAGAATTTTACAGCAATCGTGTTGTGAATTTGTATCCGGCAGATATGGGATGTGCCGGCATGAAATTATTTGGTTTGAAAGATAAGAAAGGAGATACATAAAATGAAACTTACTCAGAATAAGCTGTCTGTTATTCTGGCTACTGTTGTGGCTGGTGTTTCCATTCTGGCAAACTGTATAACCGCTAACGCAGCAGAGTCTGTGAAAACTCGCTTGCAGAATCGTTATGTCCTCGCTGGTAATGTGGAAGGAATCGAAGTATTCCGTAATGGAATCAAGACAATCCATGTGATCGATGAGAACGGCGAGGAGTGGTTATACTCCTACGCAAGCATGGAAGAAACCCCGGCAGACGGTCAGAAAGTGACCATGATTATGAACAGCAACGGAACAGAAACCATCTACGATGATACCATTGAGGATGTTCTGTGGGCACGGCCTGATGAAGTGAATGATTGATGTTCACAAAACAGTCATGAATAAACAACGTATCAACGCGCTAAAATGTGATGTTAATAAAATCTACATTTTAGTGCTTGACAAAATCAGCAGTATCCTGTATTATGTAGCTAGAAAAACAGTCCGTCAGAGGGCTTTTATTTTTACCGTATAGCTATATAACACAGGATACGAGAGGAGGGCTATAAAATGGATCAGAACTGGAAGCTTGGTGACGATATGGTTGTAAGTGACAATCTTCTGGATGGTATTACGTTTGAAGATCTGATTCTGACAGTGCATTGCAACTGTCCCAAAATTACAGAACAGGCTGTAAAGAAAGAACTGAAAGAAATTCTTGCGATTCATATGCAAGATATGGAATTTTTACTCGAAAACAATATCAACAAGATAATTGAGTTAGCAAGTAAAAACAGAGAATAAGGAGATGTGAGTATGAAACGCAATAACTATAATTATGAGAGCTTTCACTACACAAGCGATAGTTGTCTGATTCTTATGAGTGAGGTTCGTTATAAGAAAAATGATTTTGGGAAGATGGTTCTTGTACCGGAAGAAACAAAGGAAGAAGTGATTTCACCTACGTTCTATACCAATTACATTACGGCAATTCCATTCTTTGATAATGATTTCTTTGGGCTTCATGCTTCTTGTGAAGCTGAATGGAATAGAACACCGGCAGGAGCTGTGCCTACTGTAGTAACGACAATCAATGGCGCAGGTGATGAAAAGATTGTCGCAACATTTACATTCCTTAGCAAAAGTAATCTTTTGAATACAGCTGGTTGGCGTGAAAAGGAAATTGTCAAGAATGCAAAGTATTTCCATATTGAAAGACTTGACGGTGCAGATATGATTTACCTCTATACCGAAAGTAATGATGGTACGTCAGAGGGCATTTTTGACACTAAGAGATCTATTTGGAGGGGTTAAACGATGACTGATGTTCAGAAAAAGATGTGGGATGCACTGGTTAAAATGTCTGGTGAGGACGTTGCAAGATTATTTGTAAATTGGTATGGAGAACAAATTCTGGATGATGATTTCTATAAAAATATGATTAATGAGGGAGTGATTGAAAATGAAGAATGATTTTTACTGGAACAGGAACTATATGACTATTGCAAAAAGTATTAACGAAAAGCACCGTACAAAAATTATAATACATAAAAATTGGCAGTGGTATTTAGCTGAATTTGATTCATTGGAACAACTGCATTTCTTTGAAAACGTAGTTGGATTCAGAACTTGCTATCTTGGAATGGAAAATGGAATCGCAAGATTTTCTTTGAGTCATGAGTTTGAAGAAGAAAAATATTTCTGGAGATTGTCTGAACTTCCAGCTGGTGCAAAACCGATTAAAGCATTATGTAATGGTAGTATTGTTACTTGCTATTTTTTGAATGATGGGAAAATTATTCATTGGTATCGTCCGAATCCTAATGCAAGGAATGTTTATAAACCAATGACGTTGCAACAGCATATTAGGCATCATGAAGTGTTTGGTTCATATTGAAGAACAGGAAAATCAGGAAGGTGAAAACTTTGATTATTGATTCTATTCTTGACCGTAAGGACGGCAAACACTACAGTGCACATGATTTCTATAATGAGGTCAGGAAATATGAGCGTCTAGGTGTTGGTATGCACGGAGAAGATATTTCTATCGCGATGGACTACGGTGACAACCGTGATGTCCAACGTGTTCTGTATCAGTACATCCAGCGCAATGGTTATCCAGCAAATATTGAAGACTACATAAGAAGTCAAGTTTGGGTAGTGTGAGCAGCAAATGCTAGGTGATTAGCGGTACTAGGGAAGACATAACCGCTACCAGAATGCGAAAGCATAAAAATATAAAAAAGGAGTGTTTGTTTATGAAAAGATTGGATATAACTGTGAACTGTATGGCGGTTTACAATAGCTTTATTGATGTCCCCGATGATATGGATATTGATGAAGCTATTAAATATGCAAAAGAACATCTTTCCGATGTTCCTATTCCTGAAGGTCTTGAATGGGTTCATGATAGTGACGTATTAGATGAAGAGAACTGTGAGTTTGAAAAGATGGAATAATTAAAATCATGCTTTTACAATGACTAGGGAGGTTACAGAATGAAAATATTAAGGGATAACCCTATTGAAGAAGGAATAGATGCTTTCTTTGAAGAAAAACAAAGACTCGAAGAAGAAAAGCAAAAACTCGAAGAAGAAATTCGAGATTATGAACAGAAATATTTAGACCAATATTATGATAGTTTATACGAACAAGAACTTTCTGAACGCTTGGAGTTACTGGAGGATTTACTGGTTTCCTGAATGTCACTGTGGAGGATTTTGTTTATGACTGTTTCTGAATTTATTAAGAAGTTGGAAGAGTTTGGCTATGACGAAAATACCGAATTGGTTTTTGGAATGTATACCAATACTGAATTTGGAGACTGGAAAGAACTTCAGGTTAGGGGAGTGTCAAAAGGTGTGTGTTTTTCTGACAAAGAAGCATATCATGATGAGCCTTTGATTTGCGTAACAATGGAGCAGGAGCAATAAAAAATGAACACTCGGAGAGATTTTGTTGAAGCGTTTTGCTGGGAGTTTGGATGCACTAAAAAGAAAGCAAACGAAGTATTTTCGTTGCGAATTCATGACGATCCTGAGTATGTTCACGAGGTGATTGCATTCTACAAATGTCAGAATAAGAAAGCATTTTACGAAGATTGAGGTGATAATATGACTGAGAAAGATAAACGGATTCTAAAATACGCAATCGATAATCTTGTTCTTAGAGAAATCGAATTATGCAAAGGAAGTTGTAAAAGCAACCTTGAAAACAAAGCGAACCGTGAACGAGATCGTGATTTGATTATTTATGGTATTCACAGCGTTTTATATGAGGTTGAGCGTCTTGAAGAACAAGAGAAAGAGATGCTGGAGAAAGCCAAACATGAAGTGGTTCGGTTTTGATTGAGGTGATAAAAATGGATACTAACATAAACCATTTTAACAGTAGAAAAGAATACATGGAGCTTGTTTATCACAATTCTGATCCGTTTGATTTTTGGGAAGAAGTGCGAAAATTTCACAAGGAATGCGAGCAGGAGGAAAAAGAACATGACCAACATTGAAAAGAATATTATTCTCGCAGCTCTTTCTTCTTATCGGCGCAAGCTGATGGATCAGAGTGTTTCATTCCTTAGAGCTGGCAATCACGAAGATGCAAAGCAGTCAACGATGGAAGCGGCTAACGTGAATGCGTTGGTGATTAAATTTACAAAAGAAAAGGAGCTTGCAATATGAGAAACCTGTCTAAGCAGAACCGTAAGAAAATTTTTGATTTGATCAAACGCGATTGCACATTTGTTGGCTCTTACGATTTGGAACATTCTGATGAAAGTGTTTTGACTTATCTCCCGAAGCCCGGCACACAGATTCACAAAGATGTTGAAGAGGTTCGTGTCATAAAGAACCGCAAGACTGGAAACTGGGTTGAATCCGTTGTTGATGTGCGTTGGTATTACGGTATGACTTGCGCTGATGCAGAGATGATTGAACGCAAATATCAGTGCAAATCTAACAAGTGAGGGTGTGGAATATGAATAGCGAAAATAAGATTGTTGTGACCAGTTGGAATGGGAAGTCTTGGGAAATGACACCTGAACAGATTGAGGCGGCATACCGCTACAAGGAACATCAGTATCGCATTGATGATGCTTATAATCAGCTCGAACTTAATGCAGACTGGATTGAAGAAAAATATGGCTATTCATACAATGAAATTATTGAGTTTTCGGAAGAGTTAGCTGAACGATTTCAGGATGATTTTGATTGCAATGAATCAGAAAATGAAGCATGGATTGACCGTATCACAGAAATGTTTAACGCATATGGCAGAAAGGAGAGCAACGATGACTGATCCTTGCCGTTACTGTGTGGCACCGGAGCGTTATCCTGGTTGCCACGACCATTGTGAGAAACTGAAAGCTTATCGTGAAAGTGATGAGTATAAGAAGTTGTGCGAATACAAGAATACATACCTAAAAAGTCACTCAACAGCAAGCTCTTCTCAAATCAATAAAGCGATGCGGTATTTCAAATACAAAGGTTATAGCCTTTACGGATTCAAGAATGTTGGGAGTGTGTAAAATGTATGTGATTGTAGAAGATTTAACAAATCAAAGAGCCTGTTGTGAAAACGCAATCTTTATTCACGGAACTGTTGAAACTCTTGTGGACGCTATTGCGGCAGCGAATAAAGCATATGAAAAATGTGAGAAGCAATATTACGGAGAATGTAATGTGGACACCGACAAATATAAAATGCTCCCCGGAGCAAGAATTTCTCCTTACCCAGAGTACGTTATCGGTGAAGAAAGTGAAGGTGGTTGGGACTACCATCATTATTTTATGGTCATTAAAACAAATGATATTTGAGGAAGAAATAAAATGAACGGCTATTACGTTACTATTGAAACGAGCGTTACTTACACAACGTTTGTTGAAGCAGACAACAAAGATGACGCTTATAAAATTGCGAAAGATAGATTTGTTGCCGGTGAAATCGAACCAGATAATCCAAACCCAATTGATATTGATTATGTTACGGTAAAAGACGCAGAGGAGTGATAAAAATGAGAGAATTTGAAGGTTTTATTTTTCCTAACGGAAGAATTGTAGCGATTCCTGAAGAGGAATATATGGCAGCTATCGAAGCAGGAAAAGAAATTCTTGTGTTTTGTGGTGGATGGGCTGGTGGATACGCTAGAGCGTTTGGTGCAGATAAGGAACAGGATATTTATGAGCCTGATAAAACTTGTTACATGGTCTATTCGTATGATGTCATGGATAAGACCTTTACGCCAGAAGATATGAAGCGGTTCGCTAAAGTGATTGTCACAGATGGTATCCGTGTGTATATGAAAACAGGTGAGTCGGCCAGTGATTATTATTCTGGAACCTTCTGTGACTGTGATACGAAAGACAGGCTCGAAGAACATTACCCTGACACTTGTAGCAACGATATTGAACAATACGATTTCAATGATTGTCAGACAGTTGATTTTGATATGACGGTTCGTATGCTAGGTGCAGATGATAAAGATTACGAAGGTATGGTAAAGATGCTCAAGGAGATTTTGAGGTGATAAAATGTGGGTTTTAGCTAAATGCCAATATTCAGATGATAACAAGATTGGATATGCTGTATTTTACGATATTGATAAGCTTGGGTGTGTAACACTTATGTTCAAAATATATGAAGATACAAACTCTATTGAGTTCTTTTATTGTCTATTAGAAGTGAGCACTCGGCTAGAAAAGAAAACGTGTGAGAATATCTTAAAAGCCTATTTGAAAGAGAAAGGGATTTTTATAGAGGATTAACTATGTGGGATTTAATAATAAATAATTACCACGAAGAAGATGGAACAGGTTGCGCCTTGATGTTCAACACAAGCGATAGGTATTATCTTGATGTTATGTACAGGTGTAGGCCGTTATACAATTCGATTCGTGTTTTTTATTCTCTTAATATTTCGGAGAATGAAAAAGAGAATATCGAAGAAGCACTTGTAGAAGAGCTGAGAAACAATGGAGTTTTAAGGAGTGAAGATTATGTGGGATCTGAGGGAAGTTCACGCTTGTTTTGATGGCGATGGTTGGGTTTGGAATGAATCTTTTCATCATAAGGATGTGTTCGTAGGTGAGAATGAAGATCCGAAAGAAATCTTCTGGCAGGAATGTCAGATGTTCTTTCTTCAGGATTATCTAAGCAAGTGTGAAATTGTGGATGTTAACGGTGGCGATATTCTGGAACTTCAGCTGAAAGATTCTGGTGAACCAGTTCTTGCTATGATTTTGGCAGAGTAAGAGTAAAGGAGAATGAACTATGAAAATCGAATCTAAGTATGAAGATATCCTGGAATCTCTTGAATGGGGGATTGTTGGAGAAGATTTAAAAACGATTGATATCGAAAGTTGGTCTCCGGCTGGTGAGAATATTATTCTCACATTAAACACAAATGATATTCCCGGCAGTGCAATGAGCGAATATGAGAATTTCGATGTCGATGAGCACGCAGCTGAACTAATTGCAAATCGTGGTGAGAATGGTATTCCAGATTCTGTTTGGGTGATTGCTGAAGACGCATATAAGATTCGAGATATGCTTAAAGAATTGGCATACGCACTTTTATCTGCAGAGTAAAGGAGAATGAGTTATGACGCGGTTTTATCTTAATGCGGGTGCTCTTGACCGTTGGATGCACCAGAATAAAGCACAATACACTGGTGCTTATGTTGAAGGTGTTTTAGTCGATAGCTTTGTTGTTGAAACAAAGCGTGGTGTTGCAGCCATCTACGAACACGCTCTGAATGAGTGGACAAGCAACTATTATGTTGAGTTCACCGATTATAAGAACGGTTTTAAGAATGGCGAAGTCGATAAGATTTGGTCTGATTGGTACGCTTTTGAAGAAAAGGCTAGTGCATAAGAGGTAAATGGATATGAATTTACTTACGTTTCTTTCTTTGATCACTGATGGTACAAGCGTAGCTCTTTGGGATGACTACAATGAGCAAAAAATCAAGGATTATTGTAAGCGAGACCAGATTTCAATTTCAGAAGCCAGTCGATACGAAGTATCGTTTTTTACGGCAGATGAAGAAAGTATGATTACGATTTTTGTGCATTAAAAAGATTGATAAAAGGGAGATTTTAGATATGACTAGTCTGTATTGCTATGATAATGAAATCATAAAGTGGACTTACGGCGACAATCTGTACTGCTTACATATCCAGCACGATGACATTGCAGACAATAATCCTCGCTGGTGGGATGACCATGATTCTGTAATGGCTTATTTTCATCCCCGTTACCATCTTGGTGATAAGATTGATGCGAGTACGGCAGAAGATTTTTGGAATAATCTTGTTTACGAGTATTGCTCCGATAAAGAAGTTTTAGATGCACTTTTTAACATGAAATTGGAAGATACTTGTGCCATTGTTGATGAAAATTATAGTGACGAAAAACGATACGCCATCTGTGGTATCGGAACTCTTTTTGATGAAAAAGTTTCTGTAAATCCAATGTATGTTGGTCTGAAGTACAACGAAATTGTTATTTATGTCCATGGTGAATTGTCCATTCGTGATTGTCAGATTCTTCTTGATAAACACATTGCATGGCTTCCTCTTTGGCTGCATGACCATTCTGGCTTGTCTATGGATTGCGATACGCGGTTCAGAGGTTCATGGGATGATAGCAATGTTGGCTGGATTGTGACCGCTATTACGGATGGTTCGGATAATACCAAAAATAAAGCAGAACGAATCATGCGTGATGAGGTAAAGGAATATAGTGACTATCTTTCTGGTGAGAATTATGGTTATACGCTTTATCGAGAAGAACATGGAGAATGGAAGGAGATTGACAGAGCATTTGGATTTATCGGTTCCGACGTGCTTGAAAACGGTATCACATATAGCGCTGGTTGTGGTCTTGAAAAAGCATTAAAGGAAGATCGGTGCCGTATTGGTGATGCAGAGAAGGTTGTAACGGTTACTTATAACTTTGATAAATGTTGAATTTTAGGAGGAAAATAAAATGGATGACAACATGATGGAACGTCAGATTGCTGATTATATGGTAAAATACGGCACTGAGAATACAAACTATGGCACATGGGTGTTTGAGGTCGATGAACTGGCGAAAAAGTTCAATATTACAGAGAAATGGATTCAGGAACATGAAGACGGTATTATGTCTGAGCTGTATCTCAGAGAAGAAGTAGCTGACGTTGAACGTGAATTAAGCGGCAATGATATGACTATCACACTTTTTGATGTGGATTTTTACACCGACTATTGCCCCAATTATATTGAAGACGAACAAGAAAAGGACGATGACGTAGATCAATATTGGTTTGCACCAACGTGTTGGTGTGTTGATGACGTTATTGATGCAGCGAAAAGAAAAGGCATTGTATTGAATCCGCAACAAGCTGAACAGTGGTGGCAGAAGAACGAAAGGTGGTTCAAGGATACTCTTGCTGAATACGGTAATGAGATTCTTTTCAATGCGAATTTTAGTGAGGTGTAAAAGGAGAGTTTTATTATGAAGTATCAGGTAACTGTAGCTCGTACTGGCTATGTTGAAATTGAAGCCGATAATGAACAAGAAGCGATGGATATTGTTGCAAACGATATGAACTCAAAAGATATTGAATGGACGTGTGATTTTACAGTAACGGATTGTGAAGAGAGTGAGGAATAAATTATGGCTATCGTAAATGGATTTGATACTAAGGAACTGCGGTATATCCTCTTTGGTGATAGAGGCTATGAGATATACAAGGAAAATGATTTTTACTACCTAAGTAATGGATATGTTCTTGTAAAATGCGATTTTAATGTTATCGCTGAAACACTGTCATATTTGCCAGAGTTGAAGATTCCTAATAATGGATATGGTTATAAGTTTGATGAGAAAGATGGTTGGTCTGATTCTGATATTACAATGCTCCACAAATATTTTGAATACGTAAATCCTAGTCGTTGTTCATATTGGGAAAAATTTCATGATATAAAAGAGTTTAGACGAATTCAGCACAAAGAAATCAGAGATTGTTGTGAATATAGTTATCCGTGTATTGTTTGTAAGATGGACAATGGAAATAAGGCTTTACTAAATGAGAAGTATACAAATATTCTAGCAAAAGCGAAAAAGTGGGGCTGGTTTGCAGAGTGCAAGGATAGTTTGAGCAGCGTTCACTTTATGAATAAACAGAACACTCTTGAAGCATGGATTTGCCCAATTCGTTACAAAGAAGGTGCCATCTGATGTATTACCATCTTGAATATTCTGTCAGACATTTTATGTACGGCGATACGTATAGAGGGCATGAAATCTATCCCACAAAAGAGCTGCGTGATGCAGAGCTTGACTGGATGAAAACGTGTTACAGCAAGCCGACAGAGCTTGTCTATGCAACGTATGAAACCGAAACACTTAATGATGATAAGATAATAATATAATGAGGAATTAAGGGAGTGAGAATTATGATTATCCAAAATTGCGGATGGGATCATTCAGTGGATGAAGTTAAGGAAGCTCTTGATACACTTTCATATTGGTTAAGAGAAGGTGTGAGAGTTGGGATTTTTAATGAAGAAACCAACAAATATGAGTTACTAAAACCTTTTGATTCAGAAAAAGCTTTTATTTTGGAGGACATTAACTTATGACGGCACGTGAGATTGCAGAAGATTTTATTTCTAAGATGAATCCGTCTAGGTGGGCTGGCGTAGGCCAAAAACCTGATAACTTTGACACTAGAATTAAAACATACACCATTGATGGTTTTTATGAATATGAACTTGATATTTCATATGATGAAGATGAGCTTGGTTACGTTGTTATGCTTGAAATAAGATGGGCAGACGATGGAGAGCTAATTTACGTTCTTAATACTCAAAGGGTTAATTCTGAAGATGCAATCGAATACTCAATCGATTCTCTTATTGATAATCTTTAATAGAATAATATAAAGGAGAATGAATATGACAAAATTTGAGAAACAGACGGTTATTAACGCATTGCATTTTTATAGCGAATATTATTGCAACCACAGTGAAAAATCTGCGAATATGATAGCACAGAAATGTACGGCTGAAGGATTGCTTTATATGTTTCAATCTATTCTGGATGAAAAGGCAGGAAGTGTAAAAATCTAAATAGAATCGAGGTTTTAAAAATGAAAAGCTGTGAAAAAAGTATTGACGAGTATGCTTACGATTTACAAGACGCTCTTATTTCTTTTGTAGAAAGAGCTGATGGCGATGGGTGTATGTCAGGAAACATTTCAACGGACGGAGATATGCTATTGTTTGATAATGAAGAAACATGGCGGAAATTTGTAAGTGTTCTTGATATTCTTGGAATGAGTTTTACAACTGGTGAACCAGATGAATTGTACACAAACGAAGTATGGTATATCGATTTTGAATATTCGGATGGAACATGTTTTAAGGAGAAATAAATATGAAGAACAAAGCAGTCATTGTTTGCTATGACGATACGATGTGTAATGGTCCTTACCGTGTAGAACACAAAACGATGGAAGATGCGGTAGAGTCTGTTAATAATGATTTCGAAAGCCTGATGAAAGAGTTGCGAGATGAAGGCCATGAGCCTGAATGGATTCGTGACGGCCATCATATGCTTGAGGTTTATGTTCCGAATACGTCTATTAACGCATGGTGGGATTTTGAGTAAGGAGAATTAAAATGAAAATCAAACTTGAAATCGAAAATGACTATGGGCTCTTTAAAGCAAACAATTGCGAAGAAGAAGAATATTTAAAATTCTACGACAGTGATGGTGAGTTTATTGAAGCTATTGATGTGAGCGATGTTATTACCGAGGAAATGGATGATCTTTATTTGGCTGCAACAAATAAGGACTCACATTATGTTGCTACTCGCTTGGCAAAACTGCTTTACAATCAAGGAATTGAAATTGTTGGAGTGTTTCGTGGAGGTGATTTGGGCTGTATGTATGAACTGTACAAGACATACGGCAGAGAGTTTGTAAACCGAATCGGTGAATACGCATTAGTGATTAAGGAGATTTAAAAATGGATACTAATGAAATCAAAATGTTTGAGCAGAAGATGATTGACAGTGCATTTATTGACGCTGTTGATTATGATCCGAAGATTGCCGCACGAGCTGTGGGAGTACGCAAGCTGAAAATGAATGGCGTGTGCTCCTTTGACGAATACATTGGTTTTTTGCAGACCATTACCGGCAATGCAAAGTTGTTCTGGAAGTATCAGTTTTGAGGTGAAAATATGGTTTTAAAACTTGAGTTCACAGATGGTCACGAACCTTGGATATCATTTCCAATGAATAGAGAAGAGGCTCTAAAACTGTGGAATAAGCTGAGTAAGATGCCAACGATACGACCTGAATTCCGGTTTGGCAAATTGAAGTGTCGTTGTGATAACGTTGGAAACTGGTATGTTGCTCAGTGGTTCGATGGAATGCACAAGAGCAAGGAGTTCAGATATCTTGCTAATGCTTTGAAATACATGGAAAAAGAAATGGCTTAACGAATAGATTGTGAGGGTAAAATGTTTGTACTTATCAATACTTATATTGCAAAAGGTGAGAATTCATTTCTCCCAGAAGTCGTTTATAAAAAGGGCTTCAATACGATTCTTGAGGCGGAAAACGTAATGAATAAACAAGTGGATGATATGCTCGTAAATCATTATTGTAGATATTACGAGGATGAAAATGGTGAACAGAAATTTAGTGTTTTGCGATTAAAAGGTGATATTCGTATTGATGCTGATGATGTATACGATTGGTGGAAAATTGTAGAGATTTGATAAAACAGTTCTTCTAGGAGGAAAGATAAAATGAATGAAAAGCAATTTGCAATTGATACACCTATCGGAAAGATTATCGCAGAAGGCATTACAGAGCCATATCCTGAGATTGTGATTTACCTTAAAAGAAATGATGGCGAAACAATTAACCTGTCCAGTATCAATTACGAAAGTTGTGGTGATATTGAAAGTTATCTTTGGATGGATGTGTTCAGTGATGAGTACACGAATCATAAGAGCTGGCCGTTTGAAGATTTGACCGCAGATTTTTCTTAATAAATATAAAGGAGTAAAACAAAATGACTACCAACAATCCTATGACCGTAATAACCTCAAAGTCCTTTGGCGCACTGAATGTGGATGTGTACCAGAATGACAAGCACCAGTATTACATGACTCGTGAACAGATTGGTGCAGCGCTAGAGTACAATAATCCTAATAAGGCAATTCAAAACATCCATGTTAAGAATACGGATCGTCTTGGCCCTCTTTCAACATTCCTCAAACTGAGGAAAGTTGAGGGTGGAATCACGAAGGAACGTGAATATATTGTTTACAGTTTGCGTGGTGTTATGGAAATCTGCCGTCTGTCACGTCAGCCGAAAGCAGATTCGTTCATGGATTTCTGCTGGGACATTATGGAATCTCTGATGCGTGGTGATTCTGTTTTGGCTACTCCTAAGATGGATGCTGCACTGAGCAAAGAATTCATTGATGTAAGACTTCACGCTCTGTTTGATAGTATGAAGAACCTTCAGAACGAACTTAATTCCACCCGTAAGGATCTCAGTGAACAGATTGAGGAGGCTCGCGCCACCAGCAATGAAGCGCTGAATGTGATTAGCAACGTATCTCAGTGTGTCCATCAGATTAAGGACAAGCAGATGGATAATGCAATTCGTTCCACCAGAAACTTTACTCCTCGTAAGGATGTGATGAGCGACTGGCGTAAGAAGATGTATGAACGTATCAATGTGATTGCCGCAATCAATGAAATGAAGGTTCAGGATGTGTTCCGTGATATTTACGAATATATGAATCGTGTCTATACCTTCGTTATTGAGGAAGAGCGCAGAAAGTATTGTGCAAGAACCGGTCGCACTGGTCACATTCCTACGATTGATGTGGTTGAAGCAAGTACGATGTATAAGTCCATCTTTGGTGCCTTGGTTGAAGATTCGTATACTGAAGCAATCAATAAGAAGAAGGAAGAGACCGCTGATCAGAAAGCTCTGCCTGAAGCTAAGGCTGTTGAAGCAGCTCCTGAAGTGGATGTTTGTGTTGCTCCTGTGATTGATGTAGAAGCCAAGGAAGTTGAACCTGAGCCGGTTGTAGAGGAGAAGCCTAAGAAGCAGACTGAGACGGCAAAGATTCTTTTCCCTATTATGCTTCCTCTGGCAGAAAAGCTTGGTGATAAGCCGCAGTACAAGCACACTTACACTCTGATTTATGAGCGTATTGGCTATAAGAAAATGAGTAATTTGTTTGTGGCTTACGAAAAGGCACACGGTAAGGCACCGCATCCGAAGACTAAGGTGTTTATTGAAAATGAAAAGAATCTCGCGCTGTTTAAGAAGACTGTGAAGCAGCCGATGAAAGAACAGGAGAATCAGTAAATGTACGTAATATCGAATGGTCACAACTATATTATGAAACGGAAGGGAGGTCGAATCTGTGCCACCTGTGATATCAATCTGGCATTACAGTTTGAATCTAAAGGACTGGCGATTTGTGAAATCAACAAGCTTCCCGCCGGGTACAAGAACGGACACTATGCACCGAAATCTATGGATGAAGCTACAATTGCAGGCAAGAGTCCGAATATAACGGCTCCGGCTGTAAAGCCAAATACATACGCATTTCACATGGAAGATTCTGAATGGCTGGCGGAACTTAAAAAGAATTTGGTTATCACAGATAAAACCATGTGTAATCTGAAAGAGATGTATTCAAAAGTGTACGGTGATTTGACTTCCGCAAGTGATGAGATTGATGATCTAGAACATGCTATTGAGTTTAAGACCGTGAATGCAGCGCAAGGTTATCAGCTTATGGCAGAGCTTAAAAAGGCTCGCCGGAAGCGTAGAGAAGCTAAGGACGCAAAGCTTTTGCTTGAGATCGTTATGAATACAGAAACCAGAGAATGGGGAGATGGCAAGCTAGAGACTGCTATTGAGCAGCTTGGCACTCGTCAGTTTACTCCGAAGGTTCGTAATGATCTATTTGAAAAGAATTGAGGTACATAAAAATGAAAGTCTATATTTTGCACGAATGCATTGATTCTAGCGATTTTTATGCAGAAGATAATGTGATTATGGTCACAAAGGATAGAGTCAAAGCAATTGATAAAATGGTATTCCTGTTTAATGAAAGCAAGAATGACCTACAGCCTGTAAGTAATGACGAGACATGGTGCGAAGCTGCGGAAGCATCTGTTGTTTGTAGTGGTGAAAGTTATTATCGTCATCACTGGAAGATTGATGAATTCGAGGTGTAAGGTATGCCTACTATCAGAGGAAACGGACACTGTAAGGTTTGTGGTGCGCCGGCTGCTATAAATCATGAGTATTGTGATCATTGCCGCAGGATAGTAAGAATCGAAGCGCGACAGGCTTATGAAAGAAAGAGACGAGAACAGGAACGAAGCAAAAAGCCAATCTTGACATTCAGCGATGTTATTAAACTTGCGGATGCCGAGGGATTGTCTTACGGAAAATACTGTTTGAAGTATGGAATTTGAGGTGAATGTAATGAACGCACTTGAGAATGAAAAGGGAAACGAGAATACTGTTGCTTTTGATTTTTCTGAATATGATTCTTCCAAGGAAGAAAAACACCAGAAAGTAATCAAAAGGAATTATAACTTGACTCGGATCGAAGCGAATCATGGAACGGTTCAGCCGATTAAAGACAAAGAAGATATTAAACGTGTTTCAGAATATTTCTGGATTAAACGTCAATATCGTAACTGGTGCCTATTCAATGTTGGATGCTGTACAGGATTTAGAGCAAGCGATTTGCTTCGCTTGAAGGTTTCTGATGTAGCAGTAACAGATATTGATGGAAATGTTGTGGTGAACTTTAATACAAAACTTCGCGTTAAAGAAAAGAAAACAAAGAAGTATCGCATTCTTAAAGTTCCCGCTCCGGCACTGAAATGTATTCAAACTTACATCAATGCTGACGGTTTATCTTATGATGATTGGCTTTTCCCGTCTCGGCAAGGTAGTTGGAAAAGCTCTATGAGAACAAACGGCGGAACAAGCGTAAGCAAATCTGATGTGTTCCGTAAGTACGATGCAAATCCAAAAGAGACAGGAGACCCACTTGATGTAGATTCTTTTGGTAGGATTATGCGTCAAGTCGGTAAGGAATTAAATCTTCCTGTCCAGCTTGGTTCTCATAGTTGTCGTAAAACCTTCGGATATCAGTTTATTGCATCTCATCCAAATGATATAAAAGCCTTAGCTTGGTTACAGCATAGTCTTAATCATAGCAGTCAGGCAATCACGCTTCGCTATATTGGTTTGGACGAAGAAGTTGATGATGAATACTACTCTGGGATTGATTATGGCGTGGACTGCCATGAAAACTCTTGAGGTGTGTTATGGCTGATACTTATATTAAAATCTGGGATACTTACGAGAGCTACTTTGAACCCCTTAGTGCTGCTGAGGTGGGGCGTCTGGTACTAGCGATGATGAAATATAAATCGTCTGGAATGCAGCCTGAACTCAACGGAAATGAGCGGTATGTGTGGCCTGCTGTGAAGAGAGATTTGGATAAAGATGCCGAATACATCGAAGGTAAGAGGATTTCTGGTAAAGCTGGTGGCTCATCAAGCAAGCGTAAGCAAAACGAAGCAAACGCAAGCAAAACAAAGCCAGAAAAAGAAAAAGAGAAAGAGAAAGAAAAAGATAAGATATCGTCTTCGTCTTGTGGTGAGACGACAACGACGAAACCTATCGAGGATGTTTTCCGAGAAAATATCGGGAAGCTTGGTGCTACTAGTCAAAAGGCTTTAGCAGAATATGTTGATCGCATGGGTGACGAACTTGTGCTTGCTGTGATTGGTAAGTGTTCGGATCTGGGTGGTAGTACATGGGCTTATGTGCGAAAAGCTTTGGATGAAGCAGAATCTCTTGGTTGCAAGACTGCTGATGATTATCGCAGGGCTTGTCCGATAGGGAGTGGTCGTAATCTTAGAGTGAGTAGGGAGATGCCTAGCGGTGGTGATTGGCTGAAGAACGCAACGCATAGACGTCCGCTGATAAAGAAAGACGCTTAAAAGTAATATTTTAGGAGGAGCTTATGGGTAATTGGTACAAAGTATCAGGTCAATACGATGACGGTTGTAAGGTGTATAAGAAAGACTATATCGTCTTTGCAGAGTCCAGCTCTGATGCAGAACAAAAGATTTTTCACTTGAAATTGCCGTATGATTGTTCTTTTTTTTCTTACACGGTAACTCAGTTGATTAAAAATATTATTTATGAATTTTAATAAAAGAGTGATTTTAAGAGGTTTGAATTATGGGATTGTTACTTGGTTTGGGTCTGCTTGGCGCAGCGTTTGCGATTGACGGTGCGAAGCAAGCACCGTTTGATAGAGCGTATCGTCGTCTGGAAAATGAGTGGGGAACTTGTACATCAGAAGAGAGTAGGCGGTGTGATGCTCTGAAGTATGCCGTGCAGAACGGTTTATGTTTTGAGAACGAAAAGAAGCCTGTGATTGAGTGGCAGAAACTGAGAGATCTTCAGTGGAAGTATCAGCTGGCTGGCATCTCTTGGCCGAGAGAATCTGCGATTCGAGATGTATGCAGGTTAGCGGCTCGTGACCGTGGATTTGAGTATAAGGGATATCTTCGTAATACATTGACATTTGGTTACATCACTGATCCGAAAAATATTTGCAAGCTTGGCATCGTGGATTGAGAGGAGATTTGAAAATGAACAACACTCGTAGAAAAGCTATCCGTAAATCTATTCAGGACATCAATGAAATCATTCCAAGAATCAATGCACTGGTGGATAGTCTGAAAAGCATTGTAACAGATGTTGAAATCATTAAAGCTGACATTGAATGTATTCAGTATGATGAAGAAGACGCTCGTGATAACATTCCTGAAAATTTGCAGGATAGTGAACGGTATTGGGCTTCTAATGAAGCGTGTGATAATCTATCGGATGCAGTGACTGAACTGGAAGATATTTTGGACAATCTGGACGTTTCGTTTGATGAAGCTATTGAATATCTTAATGGTGCAAAAGAATGATTAAGGCCACGTATCCATTGAAAAGAAATGCGTGGGCTGTGTTCTTGTATAGAGGCAGGCAAGTTTGTTCATATCTACTGCGTAATAGTAATCTTGGCGACAAGGAGCGTATGGTAGAACGGCTGGCACGAAGGTATATGACAGAGCCTGAGAATATTGTTGTAGATATTGAATTTAGAGATTGAGGTGATAAGAATGACCGCGTTTGTAATGTTTACTTTCAATGTGGCACTGATAATAGCAGTGAATAGTAATCCGTTTGCGTTTTAAGTGGAGGCATGAATATGAAAGAACTGGAAGAAATTTACAATCGATTATATGATGAATACATTGACGCTAGACGAGAGCATATTAAGTCTAGTCTCGATATGAAAAAGAATGGTGACAGAATATATTTACATGGAAAAATGCATGGGTTAGAAATTGCTATTAGCATCGTCGATGAAGTGCTCGAAAGGGTTAAGGCAGAATATACCAAGGAAGCTTTTGACGTAGACCCATATAAAACCTAAATTCTTTGGAGGGAAAACTAAATGATTGTTACTATGTATCGAAGAAAATGGAAATTCTCGGTGATGAGTGCAGAAGATGCAGAAGACTTTATCCGACAGCCACATTTTGAACGGATACGGTTTATCTCAATCACTGAAGCTAATGGTCATCATATTGATTTTCATAAGTGTGAGGGCAATATTACTTTTCTCCCGCTGAAGTTTGATGATTGCACTACTGATTTAGAAGGCACCTGTATCACTGATATTCAGGCTAAGGATATCGTGAATTTTGTTCTGGATAATCACGAAGCAGATAAAACCGATTGGTTCTGCGTGAATTGTGCTGCTGGTGTATCGAGATCTGCCGCTGTGTGTGCTGCCATCATGAGAATCTTGTGCAATGACGATATGCCGGTATTTACCAACAGTCATTTTTGCCCGAATATGACTGTGTATAGAGAAGTGTTGAACGCTTGGATTGATCGCCTATCTGATGAGAATGACAGCACTTCGACCGAGGTATGGAATTCTGTGAATCAGGATATTGTAGAGGAGTAAAACATGAAATACACAAAGCGTGAAATCATTAGCGCATATCGAATTCTCACGAAGAATATTCAGCAGAATGACCTCGGCTGGCGTGGGAAGATGATTTTGAGTGATGTACTTGATGACTATTTCAGCCGTATTGAGGGTGAAATAGTTGTCGTCGATCCGAAGCATGGAAGTTTTCGCTGTCCCAAATGCAATACGGTAATTACAAGTAGGTATGATCACTATTGCAGAGATTGTGGTCAGAAGTTTGATTGGAGAGAAACAAGATGAAGATTGATTTGACTCTCAATGAAGCACGAGTTATACAAGACGCACTTGATGCAACAAGCTTGTGTAGGGCTTACTGCTACATGGGATACAAGAGTAATGATGAGAATCTGTGTTTTAGGCTTGACAAAGATGGTAATTGGCGTTGTAAGCTAATGCGTGAAATCGACTCCATCAACGGAAAGCTTGAGGATGCAATGGATGAAAAGTAATGACGAGAAAATCAAAGCGTTATGCAAAGGTATTAGACAGTTAACGAATGAGCTTGATGAACAATGGAAAGGGTTAGAACACTTTTCTGGAGATTTGTATGAAATAAAACTTGCTGAATACATGACAAAATTAGAGACCATCAAAACTCTTGGCGGATTTTATTTTCGTTATGATAACGGAAAGCATACAGTTTCCATTATGGGGTTTGATGGCTAATGATGTAAAGTATGCAAGAATTGATAAAATCCGGGTTCTTGTGGATACTTAACAAAAGGATGTGCAGACCGATGATATAACTATTGATGACGTAGGATTATTAGTAAAATTTTGGTAATTTTGATAATTGTGTTGAATAATCTCTTTGTGCGGTGTATGCTTGAGACAACCTCAATACAAGATGGTCAAGCCAAAAGAATGTGAGGTTAATATAATGTGGATTATGATAATTTTACTTATGGTATTGGATGCCGTGTACGCACTTAGTCTGTTAGGAGCGCTTTCCGATGCCGATGATCAGAGTGGGCGGCTGGAAATGAAACAGGGAAGGAATGGTCGAAATGGATAATTTGAAACCGTGTCCATTTTGCGGTGGAGAAGTTACTATTGCAGAGGGCGGTTATCGCCAAACACGATGGATGTATGTTACGAGAGGAAACAAAGAAAATAGGTGCAACTGCTATGTTATCATGGAAAGCAAAACTTACGACTTTGATTCCTCTGAAATGGAAAAAGCAAAAATTAAAGCCGATCTTATCGAAGCATGGAATAAACGGATTTATAAAAACTAAGTTCTAATAGAGGTGATTCTATGACAAGAAATGAATTGTTTGGAGCGTTATGCTTCCCAGAATATAGTTTTCTTCGGGAGAATGAGCATCTTGGCAAGCATATGATGTTCGTAACGGTCGGTGGCAGTCATGCTTACGGGACAAATGTTGAGGGCTCAGATCTTGACATTCGAGGTGTAGCATTGAATTCAAAAGAAGACCTTCTTGGTCTCGGTGAGTTTGAGCATTATGTGGACACTCAGACCGATACAACGATTTATAGCTTTAACAAAGCTGTGAAATTGATGTGCAGTGGAAATCCCAATATGCTGGAACAGTTAGGAAATGCCGATGAACTCGTTATTAGCTATAACCCAATGACGCAGCTACTTATGGACAACAAAAACCTATTCCTTTCAAAGCGTGTGATTTACTCGTTTGGAGGTTTTGCAGGCAAGCTGATTCAGAAGTCTGATACATTAGACAAAGATCCAATCTACCATAATTCAAAGAAAATGCACAAGACGGTAATGAATGCAGTTCGTGTATACCTGATGCTCTTTGACATCTTGGAAAAAGGTGAAATTAAAACCTATCGAGACAATGATCATAACTTCCTGACGCAGCTTCGCAACGGTGAATATGATTACAAAGAGATTCGTCAGCAACTGATTCCGGCCTATGAAAGCAGATTGTCAGTTGACAAGAGCGAGACTTACCTGCCGGACAATGTTGATTGGAAGCGGGTCAACGAGCTTGTGATGACCGTAAATGAGGAGTCTTTAAAGATCTGATAAAACCAATATTTTTGAAAGGAAGTGATTCTTATTAACTCTAATTTGTTAATAAATCGTGAGCAAAGTATTGCTATTGTGTGTATAATGTGCCTGCTGGCGGGGAATCTTGTATCGAAGATCAGTCCGGTAATTCAGAATCATGGTGATTCATACCTTTATAATAATAGCCCTCCGGCAGTGAGTGTAGTGCAGCAAGAGGAAAAGGAGCCAGAAGTCATTGTAGAAACCGTTACTGAGATGCGGATTGTAAACTTTGGTCAGGGCAAACATAAACTCACTGATGACGAACGTGCTCTTGCGGAGCAGATCGTTGCTTGTGAAGCAGGTGCTGACAGTTTGGAAGGCCAGATGGCTGTGGCCCAATGCCTTTATGATTCCGCTGTACTTGATAGTCTAACCATCCAGCAGGTCTTTAAGAAGTATGGTTATAGTTCCTTATATAATAGGAAGGTGACGGCAGAGAACGAACTGGCTGTGTCTATGGTGTTTGATTACGGCGCTAAGATTTCAGACAAACCTATTCAATGGTTTGTAACCCCGGCGGCTGCTCCAGGCAGTTGGCACGAGCGCGGAGCAACCTTTGCTGGACAATTTGGCGCACACAGGTTTTATTATGACGCGAAGCTGGTTGTGGATGATGCTGAGTAAATGGCATCATCTAAAATTTTGATAAAGTAGCACAACAAAATGGTGTGGTACATATTGACGAAAACAAAAAGATGTGTATAATATATCTTGGAAGTTGTTTATGTGATCGGAAGGCGGTATTTCGATGAGTGAGAAAAAGGTTTTGGGAGTTATACAGGTTGAGAACTTTTTGAAGTACATAAGAAAAAAGCGAGTGTGGGTCTGTTTTATTTGCAATGGTGTGGATGTTCACATGATCTGCAAAAAGATGGACGACATTGGCGTAGAGACGCATGGGATTGTCAAAGGCATTGGATTTTTTGGAAACGAAAGTCATATTGAGTTGCGGCAAGAATGTCACGAAGTAAGGAGGGTTGAGTTTAGGCCGGGCGATAAAGAGAAAGCGTATGAGATGATATTCGATAACACCAGCGTGTTCGTATCAGAGAATCCAGAGTTGTACGGGCACTAAAAATATTTTTGAAAACCTATTGACTTCTGTAAAGGTATCCTGTATAATATAGCTATGGAACGGAGCTACACTATTATAGAGGAGAAAGACTATGGACAACAATATTGACCCAAAGGTCGGAGAGGTTTGGTTGGTTGATCTATCCAATGCGACAGGTCATCAGCAGCGCGGTATTCGACCGTTCGTTGTGACGAGCAACAATAAGCGCAACTTCTTTAGTCCAACAATTAAAGGGAATCCGTTGTCTTCCAGAATATACAAGCGCTCTCCGGTTCATGTTCTACTCTCAAAGGAAGATTGTGATTTCCTAGAGGTTGATAGTATCGTTCTATGTGAAGAGACTGATACACTTAACAAAGGACAGTTCATTAAAAAACTTGGTGTCTTGTCGGAGCGTCAGATGAATATGATCGCAATGGCAAGATGCAAGGATGAACCGTTTTTGCTTGCAGCATTCCTGAGCGGCGTACAACATACCATGGAATTTCAGAATTTTGCCGCATTTGCTTGATTTTTTATAAGGTTTAATGGTACACTACATATAATAAGAAGGAGTGTGCCACTATGCTTACTGAAGAAAAAATCAAAGCTTTTGCCGAAAAGTATTCTGATAGAAGCGGTGAGTTTGTTGCATCGACGATGCGTCACGTCATGGATTACGAGGCCGAGCGTGGGTATGAGTTGTTTGACTTCACAAAAGATGATTTCGTAAAGATGTTTGCCAAATATAATTGGGTGAATTCGAGTCGTTCGTTTAAAAATGTGAAGTCAATAATCACAGGCTACATCAAAAGTGAAAACGAAACAAGCATGTATGATCTGGCTGACTTTTCAGAGAGCGATGTAAGCGCAGATGATATGTACAATGACAGTTATTTTGCGTCGGTTGACGAATTTGTTGACTTCTTAAATAAGTACGAAGAGCCATATCAGATTCGTATGAACGTAATTGCTGTTTTGTACTGGATTGGTCTTACTTCCGATGAGATTTCTAATCTAACAATTAACGATGTGGATTTTGAATCTAATACCGTTCTTGATAAGACTGATGTTGACGCAAGGTTAATGGATATTATCAAGCAATGTTACGAGATGAAACAGTATGATGCCCCCAATAAGAGCGGTTATAGAACATTTTATGTCATGAATGGCGATTATATCCTACGCAAAACGAAGGATAAACCCGGTGTAAACAGTGATCCAAAGACGTCTATAATTTCAATTCATGTCTATTTTTCGAGGTTGAACGATATCCTCGAAAAAAGGCATCATTCAAAAACCTTAGATCAAAGATATTTAGCCAGAAATTGTGAGTATATCAAGGTTTATAACTACTGTAAAACTCATCCAAAATTTAATCTTGCAGAACTTAGTTTCGGAAATGGTAAAGGTCCTCTTGCGGACATTATCGGAAGAAAGTGCAGTAAAGTTGCCTATCTTAGTTTCCGGCAAGGATATAAAGGTTGGGTTGAATATTTCCATGAAAATTAAAAACAGGGGGCTTCGGCCCCTTCATTTTAACATGCTAACTATATAACACAGGATACCTATTAGAAAGGGAGATGCAGATGAGAACACTTTTACTGTTCCGTGGAGCACCCGGTTGCGGGAAGTCCACCTATATTAAAGAGCATAATCTTGAGCAGTACGTATTGAGTGCTGATACACTTCGCCTTATGTGCCAGAGCGCACAGGAAACACCTGATGGGCAGATGGAGATTTCTCCGCAGAATGATGATGTTGTATGGGAGATGCTTTTCAAACTGCTTGAGGTGCGGATGAGCCATGGCGAGTTTACTGTGATTGATGCAACGAATTCCAAGACGGTCGAAATGAATTGTTATAAGAATCTTGCAAAACAGTATCGTTATCGGATGTATGTTATTGATATGACGGACCTTCCGATCGAGGAATGCAAACGAAGAAACGCTCAGAGAGAATGGCTAAAGCGAGTTCCTGAAGCGGCTATTGATAAGATGTACGCTCGGTTTGCTACTCAAAAAGTTCCTTCTGGCGTGACAGTTCTTCCTTCTACTACGGATGTGATGTCCGATTTGAACTACTGCCCGAATGACTTTAACCAGTGGAAAAAGATACATATCATCGGTGATATTCATGGCTGCTATACCTGCTTGAGTGAATACCTTGGTGAGATGAAGGACGACGAGCTTTATATCTTCGTTGGTGATTATCTCGATCGTGGCATCGAAAACGTTGAGGTATTCAAGTTCTTGTGTGATGTTGTAAATAACAACCGCAAGAATGTGATCCTTTTGGAAGGGAACCACGAGCATTGGCTGAACAAGTGGGGGCATGATAAACCGGTTCAAGGTGAAGAGTTTGCAAACTACACTCGTCCGCAGCTCTTTAAAGCCGGTATTGACAAGAACACTGCTCGTAAGATCTATTCCAGAGTCGGCCAGTGTGTCTACTTTGAGTATGATGGTAAGCGGTATTTCGTAAGTCACGGTGGTCTGAGCTATCTTCCTTATTTTCTTCCGTTCGTGTCTGCGGATCAGATGATTAAAGGCGTAGGCCGCTATCCTGATATACTGACCGTGGCTGAGTCTTGGGAAAAGTCGATGCCGGATAGCTATATTCAGATCTTCGGCCATCGAAATGTACAGGATGTTCCTATTGATATGGGTCATCGGTGCTACAATCTTGAAGGCAAAATCGAGTTTGGTGGATATCTTCGTTGTGTGGAGCTTGAACACGGTCAGCCTATCAAATGCGTAGAAACCAAGAATGATGTATTCCGAAAAGAGGAGCCAAAGACTGAAACTGCCGTTGAAATGAAAACTGAGTTCGATAACGCAGAACTTGTTAGTAAGATGCGTCAAAGCAAATATGTGTTTGAGAAGCGATTCGGAGATATTTCTTCTTTCAACTTCTCTCGTGAAGCATTTTATAAGAAGCACTGGGATGAGGTTTCTACCAAAGCAAGAGGGTTGTTCATTAACACAAAGACGAATAAGATTGTAGCTCGAAGCTATGATAAGTTCTTTGCGGTTGATGAGCGGAATGAAACGAGAATTGGAAACCTACAGAACACTTTGAAGTTCCCGGTGACTGCATATCTAAAAGAGAACGGATTTCTTGGTATCATTTCGTATGATGCAGAACAGGATGGTCTGTTCATTGCAAGTAAATCCACTCCTGATGGGCCTTTTGCAGATATGTTCCGAAAGATTCTCATGGATACGACTTCTGATGAAGATCGTAAGAATCTGAAAGAAGTTGCAAAAGAGAATGGCTCCATCATCTTCGAGGTGATTGATCCTGTGAATGATGCACATATCATCGAATATAAGAAACCGCACATTGTTTTGCTGGATATTATTGCAAATGATATGAATTTCAGTGTAATGGATTATGATGATTTGAAGCGTGTAGCCGAGAAGTGTCATCTGCAGATTAAGGAGAAGGTTAAAACCTTTGAGAACTGGAGTGAATTCTATCCTTGGTACGAAGAAGTCATGAACGAGAACTATCTGCATCATGGTTTTGAACACGTTGAAGGCTTTGTTTTGCGAGACAGCAATAATTTCATGTTTAAGCTGAAGCTTCCGTATTATAAGCACTGGAAGTTCTTGCGTGGTGTCATGCAGAGCGTTCAAAAACGTGGCTATTATGAAAATACCGCAAAGTTGTTTACTGCCGAGGATAACCTGTTCTATGGTTGGATGCGTGAACAACGAGAGAAAGATCAAGAGTCTTTCTGCAAGAAGGGTATTATTCAGCTGCGGAATGAGTTCTACGCAAGTCAGCAGAAGAGCTAAATTGAAAAATAGACATTTTATCGTGATTTTCGTTAGAATAATTAACGAAATATCGTGATATTTCTTCCTCCGAAAATGCCCTGCGCGGGGCTGACAGCCGGGAAAGACCGGCAATATGGGGATATGGTGAAATTGGCAGCCACGCTTGATTCAAACTCAAGTGTCGAAAGACGTATCGGTTCAAATCCGATTATCCCTACCATGAAGATCAGTTGTTCTAGCTCGTTCGGGGATTGGCCGTACATTGGCGACCGGAAAGACGTCATACCGGTAAAGGACGTCAAGCCAGACAAGAAGAGAAATAAGGTGTAAGCCGACTAGCTATCGGATAAATACTCTTCGGTTCGCCAGAAAACTAGAATGTAAAACGAATGGTTGGCTGTTTCTGATCTTCTTTTATATGCGCCCGTGGTGGAATCGCAGACACAGGAGACTTAAGATCTTCTGCCAGAGATGGCGTGCGGGTTCAAGTCCCGCCGGGCGCATTTATATCTGGGCGTAGCGAAGTTGGCATCGCACCTGTTTTGGGAACAGGGGACCGCAAGTTCAAATCTTGTCGCTCAGACCAATTCCTATTATTCCCAGCTCCTTAGCAGTAAGGCAGTAGGATGCTTCTCCAGTAAGCTGGGTATATGATGCGCCATCGCCAAGCGGTAAGGCAGAGGACTTTGACTCCTCCATCACAGGTTCGACCCCTGTTGGCGCAATTTATGCGGATATGGTGGAATGGCAGACACGCCAGATTTAGGTTCTGGTGCTTTAGCGTGTGGGTTCGATGCCCACTATCCGCACCACGGTCATGAATCGTTGTTGTTCATGGTTGAACTCCTTTGACCACTATTATTCCCAGCTCGCCAGTGATGGTGCAGTAGTGCTTTGTAAGCTGGGTTTTCATGCAGCGGTCGTACAACGGCTAGTACATCAGCCTTCCAAGCTGAGGATGAGGTTTCGACTACCTTTCGCTGCTCCAATCTTGTATGGGTAGGATCTTTAGCGGTCAGATCCGGCCGCGCCTGTGCAAGATACCACCCAGAAAGGGGCTAACGAAATTATCCATGTACGTTATTCTCGGCTCGCTCGAAAGAGTGCAGCGTGCCTTTGCAAGCCGAGCATCCCAGCCTAGTGATGCCAGTTGCTAGGTTGGTTCTTATGCGACTGTAGTTCAATTGGCAGAGCGTCAGATTTCCAATCTGAATGTTGCGGGATCGTCCCCCGTCAGTCGCTCCACACGCAGCCCCTTACGCTGCACCGGTTACTCAGAGCCGAAAGGAACCTATATGTTACGACATGGTTGCCAAGAGTGATCATATTGGAACGCGACGTAGCTTGGATAGTGAGAATTAAATTCTGAGGTATACGGCTGGATAGCTTAATGGTAAAAGCGCTCGGAAACACCGAGAGATGAGGTTCGATTCCTCCGCTGGCATCGCGCCGACGAAAGTCGGCGTTTGCATGGGATAGTAGCTCAGTTGGTCAGAGCTGGCGGCTCATAACCGCTTGGTCGGGAGTTCGAATCTCTCCTGTCCCACCAGCCCGATAGGGCGTACATAAAACCTGCTAGAACTTTTGTTTTATAGGCGACGAAATAACATGACGTTGATACGTCTATTATTTTTTCGCTCATTTTCTGAGTTTTAGCTATATAATACAGGATACGAAAAGGAGGAATGAAAACTGAAGCATTACGGAGATATTACACAACTTCATGGGTGGCAGATTGAACCGGTTTCCTGTATCACAGGAGGCAGTCCATGCCAAGATTTGAGTCAGGCCGGTAAACGTGAAGGTTTGGCTGGTGAACGCTCTGGATTGTTCCTTGAAATGATTCGTGTGATTACAGAAATGAGGGAGGCCACTAATGGAGAATATCCAAAATTCGCAATCTGGGAAAATGTCAGAGGAGCTTTCAGCTCAAGCAAAGGTGAAGACTTCAGATGTGTGTTGGAAAGATTTGCACGCATTGTCGAGCCAGACGTTTCAATTCCTCGACCTTCAGGGAAGAACGGGAAGTGGGCAAAATCTGGAGCGATTTCCGGTAATGGATGGTCTATTGCATGGAGATTGTTCGACGCTAAATACTGGGGAGTCGCCCAGCGTCGCCAGAGAATCGCGCTTGTCATGGATTTTGGAGGACAACGTGCCTCAGAAATTCTATTTGAGCGCACGAGCATGTCAGGGGATTCTTGTGAGAGCATCCCGGCGTGGAAAACCTTTGCCCGAACTCCTGAAGCAAGCGTTGCTGGATATGATCGAATGGTGGAATCCAGGAACTCTGTCACAGGTGGTGCAGAAAGTGAAGGAACAAGAAGGTCTGGAAGAGAAGGAATTGGACGAGTATTGGAGTCAGACCATCGAGAGACTTCGACTCGATGCACAGAACCTGCAGCCTACACTCTAAAAATCCGTTCTGGATGTGAAGGTGGCGGTAAAGGCGCTCTGGTTCAAACTGAATTGAGCGCAACGATTTCTACGTTACAAGACCAGACGCTGATTTGCTTGGCAGAAAATCCCTCTTTACATAATTTAAAACAAAAGATTTCGCCGGTGGTGTTTGAGAGCCACAGTCAAGACGCTCGATACACTCAGCTGAGTGATACAAGTCCGACTTGTACTGCTCAGTGGGGAACTGGTGGCAATAATATGCCACTGGTCATTGAGAAGAAAGCCTTTGCGATGCAACGCATTGGTGAATACAAGGAAAGTAAACAGGCTAGTACGATGAAATCTCGTGACTACAAGGACGCTACTGACCTGATTACAGAAAAAGAAACGAAGAATCTACGATGGATTGTTCGCCGTTTGACTCCTTTGGAGGATGAACGGCTTCAGGGGTTCCCTGATGGATGGACAGATATCGGTGACTGGATTGATGAGAACGAAAAGAAGCATAAAACTTCTGACGCAGTTCGTTATAAGGCACTCGGCAATTCAATCGCATTACCGCAATGGTATTGGATTTTTCAGAAGATGAAACCGTATATCGGTGAGAATCCTACTCTTGGTAGCCTCTTCGATGGGATCGGCGGCTTTCCGTTAGTATTTCAAAGCACATATGGTGAAGGTACTGCCATTTGGGGGTCAGAAATTGATAGCTTTTGCGTTGCAGTAACTAAGAAGCATTTTCCAGAAAAGCAAAGAGGATAAAAATGGGAGCTTTTATTGCAAGACAGCCTAACGGTTTGCTGTGTCGGTTTTCTTCGGTGGTCGATTGTGTCACCGATTACAACATGACCGAAGAAGAATATATCGAGATGTGTGCTGAAAAGGCACGAAAAGAAGCACGAGATGTTCTTGACCATTATATTAAGCCGTTTGAAATGGTTGACAGGTGTTTCTTCCCGAACAACATGACAATCGAAGAACACAAGCGGATTATGAAGGAAATGGAAAAGCCCGTTGACAAAGCAACTCATATTCCGTAATAAGAAAATCTCATAAAAGGCTAATTCAAGCATGAGGTGACATGATGAACAGCAAAATTCCTATCAATGTAACCATTGATTCCGGTTCCTTGAGCCTTCCGGCAAGTCCTATTTTCCAAAAGGAAAAGAGCACATATCTCTGTCCGTTCTGTGTGACGAAGCTGGAGAAGCTTGAACCGAAATGTCCAGAGTGTCAACATAAAATGGATTGGGGTGTGTGGATGGATAAGAACGCAAAGCACAATTATGCATGTGCTGAAAGTGGTGTGTTATGAAAGATTGGCTCCATGCAAAGAAAAAAGAAATTGAGAACATGACTTTCGACCAAGCGAAGGAAATTGTAGAGAAGCAAATCCAGCTTGGTAAAGAAGGCGGGCAATGGTGTCCGCGTGAACACACTACTCATGCTTATGAGATGATTCTTAAACGAGCCATCCTGTACGAAAAGTTCGTGAGTGCATATACTGCATTTTTAAAGGAGGAGGGATGCCTATGAATATAGATTTCTTCCAACGGCGTAAGACCCAGCTTGAAGATACTCTTCTTTTGAAAAATCAGGCAGTTGATATGCTTGATTATCTAAAGACGCATTGTATCAACAGCGATCAGTATTGTGCCATTCGAGATTACATTGAAGAAGCTGCTAAGATTCTGGAGAGTGACCTCGAATATGCAAACAACAAGCTGCAGTCCGCATTCAGACCTGAGTATGGTCGGAACAACAGATTGACTCGTGCTCAATCTAAGATGTTCCGTGATAGAGAATATTAAAAATGGGGTGATGCCGTATGAACACATGTAAGAAAATATGTAACTGGTGTGGTCGTGAAATCAAGCCGATAGGTAGCGAGCAGGGAATCAGTTTTGAGCATCAATACTCTTATGGTAGCCAACTTGATGGCTCGCTTTTGAGTTTTGATTTGTGTTCTGAGTGTTCAGAACGGCTCCCAATAGTGCTCGGCGCAATGTTTGTACATAATCCCTTAAAGGACGATTTCTAACGGTGAGTGCCGTATGAAATATAAGCCATCAATAAGACAGACGGAGGATAATACATAAAATGAATAGTGCATGAATTGATTTAAGGCAATGAAAAGAAACATAAGTGACTACAGATGAAACAAAATTACATAAAGGAGACTTGATATGGCAGATAGAATTTTTAATCTTCCTCAGACCCGTGGTTCTTTTGAGATGGCTGGCAAGGTCACCGGCACCCAGCGTAGTAACTTCTATAACGAGAAGGAGACTAAGAGTGGTGCTATGCGCCGTGTCCTGAGCTTTGGCGTTCAGACTTCCAATGAAAACACTTTCTATGTTGATCTGGTTGGTATGCCTCGTGATAAGGTTTACTTCTTCCGCCGTGCCGATAAGGACAAGGGCATCGAGAAGGATAAGAAGGAAGTCGCTTGGAAGGATCGTCTGACTTATGTTGCACCGGAAGGCTACGACATGATTGGCGTTAAGGTCGGTGTTACTAAGAAGACGAATGAGTCTGGTAAGGTCGTCAATGACAACAAGACTCTGACCGACTTCGATGCAGCCAAGGAGATCTCCGAGAACCTGCATGACGGTGACAACGTGTATGTCCGTGGCAACATCGAGTACAGCACTTACAACGGAAAGCACCAGATCCGCTTCGTTCCTACTCAGGTGTCTCTGAGTTCTAAGGAAATTGACTTTGATGCAGAGGGTTTCGAGGAGCTGGCTCTGTTTACTCAGACCATTGTTTACACTGGTTGCCGCAAGAGCGATGAGTGCGATGAGGTAGTTGTCGATGCGAAGATCGTAAACTATAACACCATCGAGGATGCAGAGTTCTTCATTGATTATAAGGCAAACGCTCAGAATAAGGTCCTGGCTGATTCTATTCGTAAGCGTCTGAAGCCTTATACTAGCTTTGAATGTTTTGGCCCCATCATCAATCAGCAGAAGGTTGAGGAAGTTGAGACTGAGAATATTTGGGGTGGTCCTAATAAGATGAAGCGTCAGAGCACTCCGGCAGTTCGCAAGCTGTATATCGAGGGTGTTAATCCCGATTCCTTTGATCCGAATCCTGGTGATAAGGATGCGGAGCCCACTTACACTGAGGATAATATCTCCGAGGCGCGGGCAAAGATTGCTGCCAACGCTCAGGCAAAAAAGGACTTTGATGGCAAGGCAGCTGAGAACGATACTTCTTGGTGGGGTGGTTCTAACAAGTCCACTGCGACTCCTGCTGATGAGGAAGAGGATGACTGGGGAGTGTAATTTTTAGTCTTAGCTAAGTAACACAGGATACTTATAAAAGAAAAGTTTTAGAGAGGAATTTACATATATGGCTATGATTCGTAAAGCATCTGCTGTTCGTAAGAAGCTTCATATGCTGATTTATGGTGAGCAGGGAACTGGTAAGTCTCGTACTGCTATGCAGCTGTGCTATTTGAAGAATGCAGATGGCAAGCCGTTCCGTGTTCTGTATTTGGATACCGAGAATGGTTCTATTGATAATTACACTGAGGAGCTGGAAGCCAATGGTGTGAATCCTGATAATCTGTTGATTGTTTACACACAGTCTCTAGCAGAGGTTCAGGATTATATCAAGATGGTTACCAACGATGAGGATATTGAGGATGAGAATGGTGATGTCTATCTGGATGCAGATGGCAAGCCGTTCCGTGCAGACGCTTTGGTTGTTGACTCCGCATCTATTCTCAAAATGACAGCCACTCAGGGGCTCACATCCTTCTCTCAGAAGCGTGCAAAGGTTAAGGCTGCCGCTCAGGGTCTGACTGGAGATGAACGGGCAGTTAAGATCGAGGGTGCTGGTATGGAGCTCAAGGACTTCAATACCCTGAATTTCAAGGGTCAGTCTTTGATTCTGGATCTGAATGCATCTGGCGTGAACTACATTGTTGTTTGCCGCGAGAAGGATGAGAAGCATACTAAGGTTGTGAATGGTTCTATTGTAAGTGAGCCGACTGGTCGCAAGATTCCTGATGGTTTTGCTGGTCAGGAGTACAACGTTGATACTGAGTTCCGCCTGTATTTCCAAGATGGTCAGCAGCTCGCTTTCTTCGACAAGGATCGTACTGGTATGCACAAGGGCGGTGAGGTTGTTGAGGATCTGACCCTGCTTGAGTATCAGGATATTATTTCCAGCAGTGCAAAGAACCGAGAGAACATTATCAAGAACGGTCTGAATGATGCTGTTAAGACTGAGGTTAAGTTGAGTATGCGTGATCTCGGTATTGAAAACGATGATGTTGATGAAGCTCCTGCGGATAAGAATTCTGAATCCAAGGAGCCTTCTCTGGATGATATCAAAGCAAAGCTGAATGACCTGATTGCTTCCGCTTCTCCTGTGAAGAAGAGCGCCGCGCAGAAGGCTGTTAAGGCAGCTGGCCTGTCTACTGCATTCCGTTCTATGACTGATATTGAGGAACTGAAGAAGGTCGCCGCAGTCATGGAGAAGGAACTGGCTTAATGGAACTTACCCGTAAATGCAAGATTTGCGGGAAGAATATTTTCATCGAGCGAGACCGTAGCACTTTTTTCTACGACAAGACTGGGTTTTACCATAAGGATTGTTTTGTAGAAAAAAAGAAAAATCAAAAACGCCCTTGGACAGATGACCTGCTAAGGGCATTTTTTGACAAAGTGAATGACACTACGGACAAAAAGGTCGATGATCTTCTTTCCAAAAAGAGAGAGCAAGACCACAATCGTGAGCTTGCGCATATCAAACAGGAAGAGAAAAAGATTCTTTTCGACCATATTCGAGATATATACGCCCCGGCGGTTGTTCCTGGCAGCTTCTACTCGAAACTTACGCAGTTAATTTCCGGTAATTATTACAAATATAGAGGTTCTATTCCTCCGCTAGAACTTTACGATATGTGGGTTCTAGCGAAACCCCGACTAGATAAGATAATTGCTGAGAAAGAAGCAAAGGGTTGTGATATGAGTCAGCGATGGAACTACGACTTGGCTGTTTTGTTGGCTCAATATCCTAGTTATCTCGAACGAAAAGAAAGATTAGCTTCGATTCGTAATGAAAGCGAAGGCAAAACGAAGGAAAATCTGACTGAAACGGTACTGAAACGGATGAAAACAGCACCGAAACAGAGTAAAAACGAGAATGAAATTGATATAAGTGCAATTCTCGATGAGATATAAAAGAGGTTGATAAATGGATAATACAGTTCACGATGCTAAAAGATTGAAGGAGCTTCAGGCACTTCCTCTCGATCGAAAGATTCAGATCACTCAAAACCGCATTCAAGAATGGTATATGCATTACGACGGTGGTGTGTATGTTAGCTTCTCTGGTGGTAAGGATTCTACTGTACTTGCTCATCTGACGAAACAGTTATTTCCAGATGTCCCGCTTGTGTTTAGTAATACTGGTTTGGAATACTCATCAATCCAGAAATTTGCACGAGACGCAGACGCGGTTTTTGTTTATCCCAAGATGGGATTTAGTGATGTGGTCTCTACATATGGCTATCCTCTTATCTCTAAAGAAGTGGCGGAAGCGATTTATTACGCTAGACGAATCAGAAATAGCGGCGCAGCCACCATGAGAGAGAGAGAGAGAGAGAGAGAGAGTAAGAACAACTCTCAAGAAAAGACCGGAACTTCTGGGTTTAAGGATGAACTGTCCGGGAGGTGTCTTTAGCAACCCGTGGCTTTACGATGAAACAGGAGTCTTTCAGGGAAACAGACGGACAATTCTACTTGGTAATGAGCCGGGAGCTGAAATGCAGGTTGGAACAAAATCCATGTTCAATAAGGAAAAATGGTTGCCAGCAACACAAGAACTTCCGTTTGCAATTTCTCATTACTGCTGTTCAGTTATGAAAAAAGGTCCAATGAAGAAGTACGCAAGAGCAACCAAGCGTAAACCCATTATTGGAACGTTGACAGATGAAAGTCGTGTTCGCAAGCAAGCTTGGATTCGACATGGGTGTAATGCTTTTGATAGCAAGTCTCCAACAAGTCAGCCTATGAGTTTTTGGACTGAGCAAGACGTGCTCACTTTCATCAAACAGTCAGGAATTCAAATTGCAGATGTCTATGGCAATATTGTTCCTACGAGTGATAAACCGGATGCGCCATTGTGCTGTACTGGGTGTGATCGTACCGGATGCACGTTTTGTGGATTTGGAGCTCATAACAAGAACGATAATAGATTCCTGACACTTGCCGAACTTGACCCAAAGAAGTACGAGTATAGTATGAATGGTGGTCAATGGGTAGATAATCCAAAGTATGATGCAACTGCACCAGAGTATGATGGCGTATGGAAGAATTGGAACCCGAAGAAAATCTGGGTGCCAAGCAAAGAAGGTCTTGGACTGAGAAAAGTTTTCGATATGTTTAATGAACTGTATCCAAACAACAAAATTCAATATTAAAAAATATAAAGGGAGGTGGATGAGTGGAACTCATTTCAAATATCCCGAACGAAATTTTATTTGTTGGCGCAATTTACAAGCATCCTGACTATCTGGTCGAGTATGGGCATTATGTCAAGAGCAAGTACGATTTTGCCGATGAAGCAACAAAATTTTTCTACGATGCAGCGTTGATTATTTACGAAACTCGGACTCAAGAATTTAATAAAACGTCTGTTTTAACGTTTATGGCTGAAGACGAGTCCAGATTGTCCCAATATAAGCGGCTGAAGGGCTGGTCAACCATTGAATACTACATGAATCTTGCGAATGACGATGATATCAAGGGATATTTCAATATCCTGAAGAAATATTCGCTACTTCGTGAGTATCAGAGAAACGGATTCAACATTGAAGGAATCTTGAAGCACCGGCAGTTTGAAATGTTTGGTGCTCAGGACATTTATAAACTGATTCGTGGCAAGGCCGACAAGATCAATACGGTTATCATTACAAACGATGATGCTGAGATTTTGAATAACGGTCTGCTGCCGATGGTTAATGAACGTTTGAGTGTTCCTGATATGGGCTTGCCGTTCCAGTATCCTATCATGAACGATTTGTTCCGAGGATTGAAGCTGGGCACCGTGATGTTCAATGGTATGCCATCTAATGCTGGTAAGACTAGATACATGATGGCGATTGTTGCATACGTCACATTGGTTCAAAAGCAAAAAGCACTCCTGCTGCTGAACGAGATGGATCTTGAGTCAGTCCGATATTGCTTACTGGTCACCGCCATCAATAATCCTGAGTTTCAAGAGTTGCATGGTCATCGTTTCCATAAGGACGAGCGAGAAATTACCCTTGGAATGTACCGGGATGCAAACGGAAATTTCATCTTCCGAAAGCAAAATGAAGATGGAGAATACATAGAAAGCATTGATGAGTTTACCGCTCGTGTCTACGAAGAAAGCGAAGAATACCGCAATGTGCTTGATGTTTGCCAGTGGATTGAGAACGAATCACAAGGCTTGATTATCGCAAAAGATGTTTCTGCCGATTATAGTGATAAGTCCCTGCGATTTGAAATTCAGAAGGCAGCTCTCACGCAGGGAGTTAAGTATGTGTTCTATGATACTTTAAAGAACGATATTGCATCTATTGGTGAATGGGCAGCGTTTAAAGTCACAGCCACAGAGCTTGAAGAGACTGCGAAAAACCTGAAGATCTTTATCTATGGTAGTATTCAGTTGGCCGAAAACGCTCATGAGTATCTTCCTGATGAGCTGAATTCAAACAACATTGCTGAGTCAAAAATGATTAAGCATGTTGCTTGGACGATGGTTCTGTTCAAGGAGATTCCAAAAGATAAGTTCGCGAAGTATCAATACATCTCTCATGACCCTGAGTGGGGCGGTGACTGTGCCCATCGGCTAAATCCAGATAAGCGGTATTACGTTGGAAACATCGATAAGAACCGCTTTGGTGAGAAAAAGAAAATCATGTTTGAAGTGAATTTGAATCAGAATATTTGGAGAGAGGTCGGTGTCTGCACCAGAAAGTAAGGAACTACAATGGTAAATATCGCAGATCTGAAAAATTACATTCTTGAAGAACAGCAGATTGAACCGATTCTGGAGGAACTTGGTTGTCATCATATCAGTCACAAGACTGGTTATTACCAGTGTGCAAATCCAGATGGTGACAATAGAACGGCACTCTGTATCTACGAGAATGAAAATCTTACTGCGGTAGATTACACACGAGATATTGCCAATGGAAAGACCAGTTATGATTTGATTTCTGTCGTCCAGTTCTTTCTGGAACTGTCTTTCCCAAAAGCTATTAAGCAAATCTGCGAATGGGTTGGACTTGACTACTATCACAACTTCGAGGAAGACCTTCCTAAAAGTATGTTGATTCTAAAAGAACTCATCGCCATGCAAAGTGAAGGTGAAGAACACGAGGATGACCGTCCGATAGTCCCAATCTCCGAAGCCATCCTCGGTTATTACAAACCTTATGTGAACCAGATTTTTGCTGACGATGGGATATCTTATGAGACGCAGCAGGAGTTTGAGATTGGCTTTGATGAACTGACAAATAGAATCACGATTCCAATCAGAGATGAAATTGGTACTCTGGTTGGTGTAAAGGGAAGATATTTTGGCAAGCCGCCTGAAGGTGAATTAAAGTATCTATATCTTGAGCCGTGTGCCAGAAACCGTATTCTGTATGGCCTGTATAAGACAGAGCCGTACATTAAGAATGAAGGTCTGGTATATGTTGGTGAAGCTGAAAAGTCTGTCATGCAGATGTGGAACATGGATGTCTACAACTGTGTGGCGACTGGCGGTAAGAAGGTTTCACAGAATCAAATTGAAATTTTAACACGTCTTTGCGTTGATATTTGTTTTGTATTTGATAAAGACGTTCAGCTTAGTGAGCTTATGGTTCTCGCTAATCGATTTGTCGATGGCGTAAGTGTGTATGCTGTAGTAGATGATAAAGGGATTCTGGATGAAAAGGAAGCCCCGACTGATAATCCTGAAAAATTTAAGGCATTGATTGAAAACTGTGTTAGGAGAATTAAATGAATGTAAAACTCTGGAAGGGGAGTAGGAACGACCTATCAGACCCGATTGGAACGATTATGGAGAACAGAGGGGTTGAGGATTATAAGACCTACATGAACCTAGATGATTCTTGTCTGAATTCTCCGTGGGAACTGGACAACATGGAAGATGCTGTCCGGCTGTTGAACAAACATATCTGGAATAAGTCTATTATCTCTATCCTTGTAGACTGTGATGTGGATGGATTCACAAGTGCTTCAATGATGTTTCAGTATTTGAAGACGATTGGTTATTTTGGAAAAATCAATGTTCTGCATCATAGTGGCAAAGAACACGGACTCTCTAAAGAAATTGAAGTTCCACCTGAAACTACCTTGCTGATTATTCCTGATGCTGGCAGCAATGATGTTGAGCAGTGTAAGGAACTTCGTGATAATGGCATCGATATTCTGATTCTTGACCATCACATCTGCGACAGAGAGAATCCTTACGCAGTAATCGTCAATAACCAGAATGGTACATATCCTAATAAGGAATTGTCTGGCGCTGGCGTGGTGTATAAGTTCCTTCAGGCTGTTGATGAATATAATTGGACTGATGTTGCAGACAGGTATCTTGATCTAGTGGCCGTCGGAAATATCGGTGACGTCATGGATATGCACTCACACGAGACAAAGCGCCTTTGCACGAAAGGTCTTGCGAGAATTGTGAATCCAATGATTTGCGCTCTGGTTGAAGCGAATAGCTTCAATATTAAGGGTGACCCGACTATCAATGATGTTCAGTTCTACATCGTTCCGATGATGAATGCACTGATTCGTGTTGGTTCATCCGAGCAGAAGAAGCGGATGTTCCGTGCAATGGTCGGTGAGGAACAGACATTCCAGTACACTCCGACTCGTGGCAAGAATGCCGGTGTCACGATTGACGAGACTCTGGCACAGCATGTAGCTCGTGAGTGTTCGTCTTGCAAGTATCAGCAAAACAAGACCAAAGACAAGGCTGTCGCAGAGCTTCAAAACTGGATTTCTAAGTATGGAGCGGACAGAAGTAAAGTTTTGTTTTGTAATTCCACTGGCATTCTGGACAGTAATTTGACTGGCGTTGTAGCAATCAAGTTGGCTGAAATGTATGGTAAACCTTGCGTACTACTTCGAGAGATGGCCTGCCCTGAAGAGCCAGACGAGAATCAAGAGTATTTTGGTGGTTCAATGAGAAATCCTGACGGTTCTCCGATTGAAAGTTTAAAAGAGTTTTTGATGAGCACCGGAGATTTTGAGTCGGTTCTTGGTCACGATAATGCCGCTGGCGTAAAAATCAAGAAAAAAAACGTACCAAAGGCGATTGCGGATTGCAATGAACTGCTTAAAGATGTCACGATGAGTAAGGCAATCGTGGTCGATTTTGATTTTGACTATAGTAAGTTGACTGTTGCATTGCCGAAGACCATGTATGAAATGCATAAAATCTGGGCACAGGGAATCTCCGAACCGTATTTCTACATTAAAAACATTCCGCTGATTCATAGTGGATGTGCTCCGATGGGCAAGAATGGTAATATGTGGAAATATTCTGATGAAGAAAAAGGCATTGATTTTGTGTGCTTTGCTGATAATGGCCGGATGATTGGCTGGATCAACAATGACTTTTATGGTGATCAGGAAGAAAAATACATCAATGCTGTATGCCGGTTATCTTTAAATCAGTACGGAAACAAAGTGACTCCGCAGGCGCAGATTGTTGATTTTGAGGTGATTTGATATGGGAAATTGGAAACGTGCTATCGCCATCGACTTTGATGGCACTCTCTGTGAGAATAATTATCCTGATATCGGTGAACCAAACTGGAACGTGATCTACCAGGCAATTCAAGAACAGAAGCACGGTGCTGGTCTGATTCTCTGGACTTGCCGGGAAGGAAAGCTTCTGTATGATGCAATGGAGGCTTGCTTTGATTGGGGTATTCAGTTTGATGCCATCAATGAGAGTCTTCCTGAGTGGAAAGAGCATTTTGGCACTGCTCCTAGAAAGGTTGGGGCTGATGAATATTGGGACGATAAGGCTGTGCCTGTGAAAGATGGTAGTCTCGATATTAAAAACAACGAGAAATTGACCATTGAAGAATTAAAAGAAATGGCTGGACTGCCAGTTTGGTGCTCTGATTCCGAATGCTGGACATTAGTGGAGTGCGATAAGAAAGGCCCATGGAAGGACGTTCCTTTTGTTTCTTTTCGGAAGAACGGATCTTCGTTTACATGGAACGTTGTAAATCGAGAGCTTTCTTGCTATCGAGGAAAGGTATAAGCCTATGGCAGTTTACATTACAGGTGATATTCATGGTGATTACAATCGGTTTTTAGAGCTAAATAAATTTTGTATTAAACATAGGCTTGGAAAGAACGACTGGATCATCTGTCTTGGTGATGTTGGTCTAAACTATTATGGTAAGGATAACATCAACGAATGGAGAGTTAAGACCATTGCTGCGGACATCCCTGCGAATTTATTCTGTATTCATGGAAATCACGAACGCCGCCCGTCTCATAAGGATGGCTATAAGACAAAGGAAATCAGTGGAGATATTTGCGGCAAAGTGTGGTATGACCCACATTATCCCAATCAGTATTTTGCTATTGATGGTGAAGTTTACCAAATTCTTGCCGATAGGGAAATTCTGAACTGTCTTGTTTGCGGCGGAGCCTATTCTGTAGATAAATATTATCGGTTGGGACGTGGATGGAACTGGTGGCCGGACGAACAGCCTAATGAGAAGACTAAGAAAAAGATCTGGAATATTACACATGACACTCAAATCGATAATATTGATGTTATGCTCACGCATACCTGTCCATTCCGATTTATTCCAACTGAATTGTTTATCGGTGGTATTGATCAAAACACAGTAGACCAGTCAACTGAAATATTCTTTGATAATATATACGAATGCTATCCTAACGATTGTAAACCATTCTGGTACTTCGGCCATTTCCATGGCAACAAGTACACTGACGACTATGTGATGCTTTTTGATGACATTATTAAGTTTGGAGATAAGGTGAAGAGTGATGAGTGAATATCATGTGAGCTGTGGTATGTTTGGTATTTACGCAGGAACTGTTAAAAAGAATGGAACCGAATGGAAGGATAAAACTCGTGTCACGGATGAAGCTATTGAAGCAGTTCGTGATTGGCTTCTTTCTGAAGCTCAGTTCAATAATAGAACTTTTGGTGGATACACATGGACAACAAAGGACGGTAAGACTGTAACTTTGAGAGTGTCCATCGAAGATAAGGAGCAGACAAAATGAATTTAAATAGTATGAAAGGTGGTGTTGCCTGATGAGTAGCAGTTTACATACGCACTCATACTTTTAGCTTACTCGACGGATTCTCTTCTCCTGAAGAAAATCTAAAAAGAGCATCAGAGCTTGGTTTAAAAGCCATTGCCATTACGGAACATGGTGAGGTAACAAGCTGGCCGTACTACTCAGAACTAAAAGACAAGTATCCTAGTGTAAAACTTCTTTATGGTATTGAGGCATACGAGTGCGAGGACAGGGAAGTCAAGGATAAGAACAGCAAATACTGGCACTTGATCATTATTGCAAAAAACGAAGCTGGCCGTCAGGCAGTTAATCGTTTATCCACACTTGGTCATCTTCATGGATTCTATAGCCGTCCTCGTATCACAAAAGAGGATATCGCTAAGGAAGATACGAATAATTTGATTATCCTGTCTGCTTGTTTGGCAAGTAGGCTATCCAAAACGGATGATTACAACACCTGTATTAAGTTGGTTCAGGAATATAAGAGCTTATTTCCTCACTATTATCTTGAGGTTCAGGCTCATGCAAACAGTGAACAAGCAAAATACAACCAGAAAATCATGCGGTTGGCAAACGATACTCACACAAAAGTAGTTGTCACAAACGATGTTCATGCTGCTACCAAAGAGGATCTTTATTATCAAGACTACTTCCTTCGTATCGCACATGATACGGAAACTGCCGCAGAAATTTACGAAGGATGCTACTTTATGTCTCGTGAAGAGCAACATAAAGTTCTTGATAGCCAGATTGGATATGATGCGGCAGAATGGTGTATCAACAATACCGATGAGATTGCTGACCTATGTGATTATGTGGATATGCCTTGGCACGAACCTGAACTTCCCAAAATCGAGATTCCTCCACAGTATTCCAACTCAGCAGCTTACTTAAAAGACCTTGTAAAAGATGGATGGAAGAAACGCAGTATTGACAAGTTTGATGTAGAAAAGCAGAAGATCTATCGTAAGCGTGTTGATGACGAGTTGTTTGTCATTGAGAAGAAAGACTTCTGTGACTACTTTTTGATTCTGGTTGATTACATTAACTGGTGCAAGCAAAATGATGTCATTGTTGGCCCTGGGCGTGGTTCTGCCGCTGGCTCACTTGTATGTTACTTGATTGGCATTACGCAGCTTGATTCCATCAAGTATGAACTTGACTTCGGACGATTCCTTACCATTGAGCGAAAAGACCTTCCTGACGTTGATGTTGATGTCAGTGACCGTGCTAAGGTTGTTGAGTATCTGACACAAAAGTACGGTGAAGATCGAGTAGTTCAGGTTATGAATATCGTGTATACTACTCCGGTTACTTCAATTCAGGATGTTGGTAAGGTGCTCGGTTTCCCGTATGCCGAGATAAGAAAAATCAGTGAGAAGTTCGTTCAAAAGACATGGAAAGATTGCCTTGAAGCAAATCCAGAAGTGGCTGAAAATCCAAAATACAAGGAACTACTTGATATCGCAAGTCATATCAATGGTCGCCCACGAGGGTATGGCATCCATGCTGGCGGTGTTATTGTCTGCCGACATCCTTACTATGAATACATCGGTATCCGGCATGGTACTGACGGAGAGCATGTTATTTCCGTTGACAAGGTGATGGACGAGAAGATTGGACTTGTTAAGTTTGATATTCTTGGTGTTGCGTCGCTTGTGGCTATTGATGAGGCAAAGCGTGAGGACAATATTCCAGACTGGGAAATTGACATTAACAATCCTGAGTTTGAAAATGACAAGGCATCCTATGATTTGATTTGTTCTGGCCGGACAGACAATCTATTCCAGATTGAGTCGTCTGGTATGAAGGATCTGGTTGCACAGCTTCAGCCGAGGTCGATTGAGGAGCTGTCAGCATTGATTGCTCTTTATCGTCCTGACGCAATGCCGTCTATTCCTACATACGTTGATTGCAAGTATCATCCAGAACACATTCATTATTTCCATCCTGATATGGAACCAATTTTCCGCAGCACCTATGGCGTGAACATCTATCAGGAACAGAGTATGAAGCTCACAAAGGTCTTTGGTGGCCGAAGCGATGCTGGTGCTGATAGAATGCGTAAGTGCTTAGCAAAGAAGAAACCTGAGAAGGTCAAGGAAGAGGTAGAACTTCTTCACGATGAAATTCTTGCAAATGGATACGACAAAGCGACCGCTGAGTACATTTGCAACGAGTTGTCAACGAAGGGCGGCTACGGTTTCAATAAGTGTATTTCTGGCAACACGAAGTTGTGGAGAATGAGAAGTGGTCGGTTTGAGCCTACTGTTGCAGAAATGTACAAGATTCGCAATGATAGGAAGTTTGCTATCTTGACAAATCACACACATCTTAGGGACAAATATAGACGATACGGTTACGGTAGTGCGTTGTCAATGTGTGATGATGGACGCATTCGGATGAATAAAATTATTGATATCAAGTATTCTGGATATCGAATGCTGTATCGTGTAACAACTGAGACCGGTGCGACCATTGAATGTACAGATAATCATAAATTCCCGACAACTGATGGCATTAAGTTGCTTTCTGATATGAGAATTGGTGATGAATTATATGAGATTGGTGCTTATGAGGTTTGCAGAAACAAGTATAATCTGACGGATGGAAATTTCGAAAGCAATTTGCCGAAGCCGGGACAAATGGGGTTCCAGACGAAGGAATTTAGTGCAAATCGTCTGTTTGAAGAGACGAAAGAAAAGAATAGACTGAAAAGAAGCCCATGTGAAATTTGCGGTAGAGAATATTCCGAAGATGCTCGTTTTGAAGTACACCACAAAGATTTTGACCATACGCATAATGTACCTGATAACTATACTTGGTGCTGTGCATCGTGTCATAAGAAACTTCATTACACTCACGGGCGAGTAAAACAGTATGAAAAGGGCATCCCGTCAAAGACTGCTAAGATTATTTCTATTGAGGAAATTGGTTTTGATGATGTCTATGATGTGACAATGGATGCTCCGAATCACAATTTTGTAGTGTCAACTGGTATTGTAACTTGCAACTCTCATTCACAAGCCTATGCTGACATCTGTCTCCAGACTGCATATTTGAAAGCCCACCATCCGCTTGCATTCTTTAAGGCTATGCTGAACCTGAATAAAGCAAAGGTCGGCAAGGTCAACAAGATTATGGTGGATGCACGCAGCTTTGATATTCAGATTCTTCCGCCGAGTATCAATCGCTCCGGTATGGATTTCACTGTGTCAAATGGTAAAATTCTGTTTGGCTTATCTGCTATCGGTGGTATTGGCAATACACTTGCTGAAACTATCATTGCAGAACGAGATAGAAATGGAAAATTTAAGGGACTTGATGATTTCACGAGTCGTGTTCGTGCAACGAAAGCGCAGATCATTGCGTTGGTAAAATCCGGTGCAATTCCTACAAAGAACAAACGAATATTCTTGGAAAAGTACATTGCCAGCGGTTTGGAGCAATCTGAGTTTAAGCCAGTCAGTACACTTCCTACCAAGGCAGTTTTGCTGAGTAAGTGGGATATTGATACAGAGCATTATAAGGTTGGTAAGAAGGTTGACAAAGAAACCGTCCTACGAATCTATAATGAAAAGCGTCGTGTCGTACATGAAACCGAGAAGCTGAAAAAGAAGGAAGCATATATGGCCGAGCAGACCACAAAATATCTACAAGATGAAGAACTTTGGGAGTTCCAGACTTTACAGACCTTTATCAGTGACCCGAATCCTTTCGAGAAGGCTTTTGCTTATATCAAGGATTTCTCTGAAATTGAAGAAGGTGATTCTTGTGTGCTTGTCGGTATTATCGCAAAGATCCAAAAGAAGAAAACAAAGACTGGTATGCAGTTTGCATTTGTAAATCTGTATTCTGGCGATGGTATCATTGAGCTGACAGTATGGCCTAGGGTCTTGTCAGATTATCAGGATTTGATTGTAAAGGGAAGTCAGGTGGCTGTGCTTGGAAAGAAGGAAGATGAATCGCACGTTATTGCAAACAACTTCAAACCATACAAGCAGTGGCTGCGTGATAGAGAGATAAAGTAATGAAAGGTGTATTATTTACTACTGACGGAGAGGTTCTTTGTGAATTTCCTGAGTTTGAAATTGGGAATTATTACAAAGACAAAACTATAATCAAGATACATTGTACGAATTGTTGCGTCGTGAGAAAAATTCAGAAGTGGAAATTCGATTATGCAGAACAATGCGAGAGAACCACAAAATGGTTTTATTGCAGAGTGTGCGGAGGACTGACAGAATTTAGATTAGGTGCATAATAAGAGGGTTGTAAAGTGGCAGATAAGAAATTTAATGAAAATATAATCCGTTGCTACATCAGGATAAAACGAGTCTTTTATCCGAAAGATGGGAAGGAGGTGGAGCCCGGCGGCTTCGCCACTTTCTCTGCCGAGGTGGTAAAAGTCAAGCAGGGAAATCCTATCATGAGCCGATACAGCGACCTCCGGCTAAAAGGCAACGTTCCTAGCCTTGATATGGATAAAACTTATTCGTTCTGTGGTGAGTATGTTCACCATGAAAAGTTTGGTGACCAGTACAAAATCATCTATATGAATGAGTTTCAAGAGATTACTGACCCGGAAGAACAAAAAAGCTTTCTCCGTTTTATCTTGACCGACCATCAGTTTGAGATGCTTTACGAAGCATTCGACAATCCGTATGAAATTATCAAGAATGGTGACATTAAGGCTCTTTGTACTATTAGCGGTATTACGGAAGGTCGAGCACGAAAGATCATTGACTCTTTTGAACGCAACATTGATAACAGTGAAGCGTACACGAAACTAATTGAGTACGGTTTGACTTCCAGTGCTATTGAAAAGCTTGTTCGTCAGTATCACGGTGCAGACATTCTGGTAAAAAAGATTGAAGAGAATCCTTACGTCTTGATTGATGATGTGTATGGTATTGGCTGGAAAAAAGCTGACGCTCTTGCTTTGAATATGGGCTTAAAGCACAATTCGCAATTCAGAATCGAAGCTTACGTCATGCATTTCCTTGCTGCCCGTGCCGAAGAAGGCAACTCTATCACCCCAGCAAACCAGACAATCAATAGTTGCATCAAGGAACTTGATTTGAATGAGGGTGACCAAGAAGTAATCAAGAGGGCACTTTTCCATCTGCACGATGTTCGTGAAACGCTTTGGTGGAGTGATGACCGTCAGGAATTTGCTTTAACTAGAGTGTGGAATCTTGAAGATAAAATCGCAAAGGAAATCAAGCGACTGGCGGACGCACCTGTTGAGCCGATTGGTCGAAATATGGATGCAGCAATTAATGAAGCCGAGGATGCACTTGGCATCGAGTATACCGAAGAGCAGAGAGATGCTATTAAAAAGGTATGCTCTAACAATATTGCTATCGTCACAGGTCTTGGTGGATGCGGTAAAAGTACCGTTGTAGCTGGTGTTCTAAAGGTTCTTCGTGGTAAGTCTTTTGCTCAGACTGCACTCTCTGGTCGTGCCGCAGCTCGTATGCAGGAGATTACTGGTCAGGACGGTAAGACTATTCATCGTCTTCTTGGTTATGATATTGAGAATGGTGGGTTTGCTCATGATAAAAACAATCCTCTGGATGAGGACATCATCATTCTGGATGAGACCTCCATGGTTGGAGCTCAGTTGTTCTATGACTTGATTCAGGCAATCGAAACCGGCAAGCGATTCATTATGATTGGTGATGACGGCCAGCTTGAGAGTATCGGTATGTGTAACATCTTCAAGGATATGCTTGCATCTAAGGTTGTTCCTGTGGCTCGTTTGACTAAGATCCATCGTCAGGCAGCTAAGTCTGCAATTATCACAGAGAGCATTAAAGTTCGCAACGCTACACAGTTGGTTCCTTACGGCTGGGCTGGCAATGAGATTCGTGGTGAACTTCATGATCTGGAACTTGATATATACAAGGATGCCAGTGAATCGTTCAACCACATCATCAATCAGTACCGTACCTTATATAATAAGGTAGGGAATGATAGCGCGAAGATTCAGATTGTACTTCCACAGAAGCTTCGTGGTAGTATCTGTACTTATGAAGTCAATAATGCTATTCAGGAAATTGTGAATCCGAGTCGTGGTCAGGCAGAAGCAAAGGTCACAATCTACGGTGATGGCAAGGATAGAGTGTACACTCTGCGTGAGGGCGATCAGGTCATTATCAACAAGAACAACTATGAACTTCACACATACAATCTCAAGACAAAGAAAAAGGAAGAGAAGTGTCCGGTGTTCAACGGAAACCGTGGCATTATCCGAAAGATTGAGAGCAGTTTTATTCTGGTTGATTTTGACCAGTGGGGAACGATCTTCATTCCGCATTACTTTGGTGGGAATAACATCTGGGCAACGCTTGAACTTGCTTATGCTTTGAGTTGCCATAAACTGCAGGGCAGTGAGGCTCCATATGTGATTGTTGGTATGGACAACTCTGCGTACTTGATGCTGACGAGAGAATGGCTCTATACGGCCATCACTCGTGCCAAGAAGTATTGTGTGATTTGCGCCGAAACTCATGCTCTTGATCGAGCTGTAAAGACTTCGAGAGTTCCATACAAGCGGACGTTCTTGAAGGAATTTTTACGGAAAGAATTTTCAGAAAAGCATTGACAATTATGTGCGTATCCTGTATAATATAGCTATAAAAAGTCTCCATCCCGGAGGCTTAAAATTCTCTCTTTAGCTATACAATACAGGATACGAGGAGGAAATGGCTTGCTCGTAACGACAAGCCTTTCTTTATTAGCTATAACTATATAACACAGGATACGCAAGGAGGCTTTATGACAGATAAAGAGCTCATAGGTAAGCTTGATGCAATGGTTAAGGCATTGCAAAAAGCAAAGAAGAAGACGGATAAGACCCGCATTTTGCTGGATGCACGAAAAGATTTTGGAGATGAGGCTGACGAGCTGATGGCATTCTTCCGATTCCTGCTTGACCCGGCGATTGTGACTGGCCTGTCTGATGCAAAAATCAATAAGAAGGTAACTGCAAAGCCGGATATCGAAATTCAATATCTCAGCTGTGGATACCTTTATATTATGGGCGCTGGGCACAATACCGGCTCTGATGTATCCATCGCAACAATCCAGAATTATTTACATAAAAATCCTGAATACGAAGAGTTTCTGAAGCGACTGTTCACTAAGAACTTGCCGATTGGAGTCGAGGCAGCGACCATCAATAAAGTGTACGGCGAAGAGATTATTCCAGTCTAGGAAGGAGAATGCTATGGAAGTTCGAATAGGTGATAAGTTTAACCGACTTACTGTAATAGGTTTTACACATCGGAATGGAATAAAAGTATATGAGTGCACATGTGAATGCGGAAGTGAGAAACATGTTTTTGGAACTGCATCTGCCTTGACTCACGATAAATTAAAATCGTGTGGTTGCCTCAGAGCGGAAGCAAAAGAAAAGGTAAAACCGGGAATGAGATTCGGAAGGCTTACAGTTCTTGAAAAAAGCAAAGAAAGAATTGGAAAGAAAAAAGTTATTGGGTGGGTCTGCAAGTGCGATTGTGGGAATATAAAAATTATTCCATCGCCTACTCTTTTATCTGGAGAGAGTCGTTCGTGTGGATGTTTAAATAATGAAACTCGTTCAAGACTCGCAAAGGAACGTTGGAAGAATGTGTGGAACGAACGGAGACATATAAACGAATATAAATTTGTTGACTCTTATGTAGACGTTTCAGATGTCAAAGAAAATCATTTCTTTATTGACTGTTGCGATTATGAAAAAATTAAAGATTCGTACTGGTTTGTTATGAGTAATGGTTATGTAAGAAATGCAGATGGAATTTTACTTCACAGATTTATAATGGATGCGCCAGAAAAAATGGTTGTTGACCACATAGATCATAACCCACTTAACAACAGGCGTGATAATTTGCGTGTATGCACAAACAGTGAAAATTCGTGGAATAGAGCTCTTACAAATTTCGAGTCTGGATGTAATGGTGTCTGTAAAAATAATAGGAAAACAAGATGGGTAGCTACTATAAGCGTTGATGGAAAGTCGAAGAATCTTGGAGCGTTTGAAAACATTGATGATGCAATTAAAACTCGAAAAGCTGCTGAGGAAAAATATTACGGAGATTTTAAATATGACAAGGAACAGGATTATCGATTCCGAAACGACAAAAACGAAGTAAGCTACGGCTAAGGAGAAAGCTATGAATCTTTCTAAGAAGTCCATTAAACACATTCTTCGGATTCTTGATAACAAATGCGTCGAGGTTCCTCCAAAGACATCCGCTTATAACAGCAGTGGATGTAGAATTTTGACTCGTGATTTTGAGCCAAAGGAGTCACACGGAATGAATGGCTGGCAACGGATCGTCTATGTACCGTCCGAAGGATATTTCTACGGAATTTATAACGGAAAATCGGAAGAAGATTGGGATATTCCAGATATCTGGTCTCCTGCACAGCTTGCTGATTTGTGAGGTGTAAAATGCTACTTTTAACGCAAGACGGAGAAATTATAAATCTTGACCGTATGGCAATCATTGATACCACAAGCCTTAATGTTTATGCAAGGCAGGGCATGGGTGAGCGTGGAATTATCCTTGGTAGTTATAACTCTGAGAGTAGATGCTACGATGTTGTTGCACGTATTTTTGATTGCTATCGGAAAAATGAGAAAGCATACATAATGCCAAAATGAATGATTTAAAAAAACTAGCCATTCCAAAGAAAGAACGACTCGAAGTTCAACTTACGGATGGCACAGAAGAACACAATATATTGTACATAATTACATCTCTAGCCACTATTAAAGGTGCTGAGATTTTTAAAAATTTTCGTTTGTATTCTGTAGGCTCCGCCGGGGAGCTCAACTTATTAGAGAAGCGAGACGGCGATCCCTACTTTGATAAGCTGAAAGGAACAGAATATGAGTAATTCGATGAATCGAGAAGACCGGCGCAGAGAGCAGCGTAAGGCACGAATTCTTGCCCGGCGAATTAAGAAGGCTGGTGGCCCCGACTTTTTGGCTGGAATGCCCGCAGAGGAATGGGAGCCAAAGATTGGTGATGAAGTCACTATTAAGGTAAAGAGGATTCAGGGCAAGAAAGACTTCTTTAAGATGAGTCCTCAGTATCAGGACTTTATCAATAGCCTTGAAGACGGAAAACCTTACAAGATTACCAGTACCGGAATGAAGGGTCAGGTTTACGGCATTGACGCACATCCTTATTTTCAGATTTGGAAGGGTGATATGGAACCCTACAAGGAGCCCTAATGAAGCAGATGTACTTCAGGACGGACTACAAAGATACGCTTCTTCCATCTGGTGCATTGCTTATGAAAGGCCATTGGTATGATGTGCTTGATGATTATGATGAAGGTTATCTGATTTGTAATATACCAGAGTGTACGAAGAAGGGATTTCGTCCGTCTGAGATGACTGTGATTCTAAAAGAAGATCTTGAGGATGACGTCTATGTCGTGACCGGTAAGAGTGAAGAATTTAAGGAAGGAGGTGGGGCGATATGATTGGTATTGACCATCGTGAGCAGGGGCGTAAAGAACGAGCCCTTGCAGAATATTACAGAACCTTGGCTCGATATCCTACCGAGTGCGGAGAGCCGATTACATATCAGCTGTCAGAAGAGCAACTTAGACAGGTTCTCTGTGGAGAGGTTACTGTTGATGAATTGATTGAAAGAGGTGAGGTAAATGAGAGACAGGATTAAGATGTGGATCGCTTTCATTAAGATTTTTAAGGATTATCTTATTGCGATTGGAATCATGATTGCGTTGTGGCTGCTGTCTTGCCTTATCAAATATGGGATTTCAGTATCCAACTTCCCAGATTGGTTTAAGTTTGCACTTCTAAAATAAAGGAGGATTAAATGGTAACCGATATTCTTAATAGAGAGATTCATGTTGGCGACACAGTTCTTAGAGCTAGAACTCGAAATGGTCGCGGAGTTCTTTGGAGTATTCATAAAGTTGTCTCCATTATGAACGTAATGATTAAGATTCAAAACGGAAAGTACACTTTAAATGTCGCACCTAGAAATTGTATCGTAATTGGTGAGAACGACATTCCTGAAAACTGGCAGGACGAATATTAAGGAGAGTTGAATGACTGTTGATTTGATCGCGTACACACAGCGAGTTGTTCCTACAAGTGATAAGAATCCTTTAGGTATTGTGGAGGAAGCTGCGAGTATTTGTTACGATTCTTCAATGACTGACGATTATAAGATTGCCAAGGGATGTAAGGCGAGCGGTCACTATTCTGTGCTTGAGCACATCAACTTTACGTTCTACGTCAAAGATGTAAGCCGAGCACTTCTGGCACAGATTAGTCGCCATCGACATATTAGCATGAGCTGCCGCAGTCAGCGTTATTGTAGCGAGGATGGGTTCAAGTATGTGAACCCGTTTACTGGTGAGGATGCTGATGTTTTCGATAATATGATGTCTGACATTGATACCGATTATCAGATTCTCAAGAAGTATCACAACGCAAAAAACGAAGATGCTCGTGCAGTTCTTCCGAATGCTTGCTGCACAGAGTTTTATATTACGATGAACGCTCGTGCTTTGATTGAGATGAGTCATCTGCGGCTTTGCTCCAGGGCTCAAAAAGAAATCCGCGAGATGTTTACAAAAATGAAGAAGGAAGTTGTACAGGTTTGTCCTGAAGTAGCAAACTGGATGGTTCCTTCTTGCGAGGCCAATCCGAAGTATCCGTTCTGCCCAGAAGGTCGTGGCTGCTGTGGCCGTCATCCTCGGTTGGCAGATGTTTATAAACCTATTGAAAAGAACAAGGAGGTCGTTGATGGAAACACTTGACGAAATTAAGAAGAATGTCGAGCACCCGGCTCATTACGGCGGTGCAGACAATCCCTATGAAGCAATTAAAGTGCTGCGAGAGTGGCAATTAGACGAGGATGCTTATCTCTGGAATGTTGGTAAGTATCTGAGCCGGGCAGGACACAAAGATGGTAATTCCCCGCTTCAAGATTTAATGAAGGCACGTTATTATTTAGACTATAAAATCCGGCTTTTAGAGGAACAGCAGAAGATTACTGAAAGTGTCGTAGATACGCTAAAGAAGATTCCTGATGAGGCTAATGATAAGCTGACTACGATGACGGATTGTACTCCTCGTCTTGCAAAGCCCGACTATACGGATGATTTGGTTTTCCGTCCAGAAATCCATACTCCAAATATTGAGACTGCCGTGGTTCCGAGTGTTCATAATGATACTATGTCTCCGAATAACAAAGGAGTTAATAAGGTTGACTATTCAATGCTGAACTCTAAAGTCCATGCCGATGAGGTCAAGTTTTAAGAGGTTTACATAAATGAGATACAACTGGAAGTTACCTATTATCGTTATTTGTGTCGTGTTAATTTCCATTCTTGGCATGACCTTTATTGTGCAGGGACCTAAGAACACGGCCATCTCTTATGAAGAGCAGATTCAGGAAGCTAAGTCTGGCATTGGGAATCAGGAGAAGCGCAGAGCTGATCTGATTCCAAATCTGGTTGAAACCGTCAAGGCTTATGACCAACATGAGTATCAGACTTTGATGGATGTTGTGAATGCTCGTGGCACTTCCGGCCAGACCGCTCAAGAGATTACGACTCAGATTGCAGCTATTGCGGAAGCATATCCTGAACTGAAGTCTAGCGACAACTACAAGGAGCTTATGAATGAGCTATCCGTCACTGAAAATTTGATTGCAAACTATCGTGGCGATTACAATCGTGTCGTGAAGGAATATAAGCAGAGCGTTCGTAAGTTTCCGAACTCCTTTCTGCTTGGTCTGACTGGATATGAGGTTCAGAATTATGAGTATCTGTCCTATGAGGGGAATGAGGCGGCACCGGCAGTCGGTAACCTTTTTGGAAATCGGTAATGCCGAAATTACTTATCGTGAATTGATCGTCAGTGTTGGTATTGTGTTCATTATGCTGATACTTGGTAGCGTTATCGCTGGAAATATCACCAGAGATTCACTTGAGCAGAAAAAAGAATATAATACAGCAATTTCGATTGAGTCCGAAAATATGTTCGATTATGGAATGAGAACCAACGTAGGTAATGCGTTTTGCCAAGGCGCACTAGAAGCAGTAGATACCGTAAGCGATCCACGTATCGACGGCCAGTGGATGTACATCTATTGCGAAGAAAAGCACTATACGATGCATACACGAACTGTCACTACTACGGATGGTAAAGGCCATACAAGAACAAGAGTCGAAACGTACTGGACTTGGGACTATTACAGCTCAGAAGAGCACAGTTCCAAAAATGTAACGTTTCTGGGAAAAGAATTTAAGTATGGTGACATCAAAATGCCATCCAGCAAGTACCTGACCACTGTACAAGTCAGTTCTCATGTAAAGTTCGAGTTTTATGTCAAAGATGTTCGTTATGGTGGTACATTATACGCGAATTTGAGCGATAAAAGTATACATGATGCACAATTCATTAAGGATAAAAACATCGAAGAAGCACGAGATTATATGATTTCTGCAGCTGGTACACGAGTGATTTGGTTTTGGGTATTCTGGGTCGTATTGATGGTAGTTGCGGTTGGAGCTTTCTATGTGGCAGAAAATCGTTGGTTGGAAGATTAAGGAGTGATTGCATGGAATATGTGATTAAACGCGATGGAACGAAAGTTCCTTTTGATAAAAGTAAGATTGTAAATGCGATTGAGAAGGCAATGACGAATACGACTGGAGGAGTTGATTCTCGCGTATCTAACGCTATTGCAGACTACATCGCGGACATCCATGATACGATGTCTGTAGAGCAGATTCAGGATGTGGTTATTGACCAGTTGAAAAATAGCCCTCTTTCGGATGTGGCTGACGCTTATAGTCACTGGCGTATTCTTCGGCAGGAGATTCGTGAGAAACAGCGAGCATATGGCGAAATTCTTTCCATCTGTGATGTAGACAATGAGAAGGTCAAGCAGGAAAACAGCAACAAAAATCCTGTTGTGAATAGCGTGCAGCGTGACTATATGGCTGGCGAGGTCTCCAAAGATCTGAGCTTCAATCTGCTTCTCCCGAAAGATATTGTGGACGCTCACTATGATGGCCGAATTCATTTTCACGATTCCGACTATTTTGCCCAGCACATGTTTAACTGCTCGTTAGTCAATCTGGAAGATATGTTGCAAAACGGCACTGTGATTTCTGGTACAGGAATCGACAAACCACATAGTTTCTCTACAGCGTGCAATATTGCAACCCAGATTATTGCACAGGTTGCTTCAAATCAGTATGGTGGTCAGAGTATTACTCTGTCTCATCTGGCTCCCTTCGTGGATGTCTCTCGAAAGAAGATTGCGGGTGAAGTCCATGAAGAGTTTTACGACATGATTCAAAACAATGAGATTGACAAGATGCCAAATCAGGAGACTATCAATCGAATCGTAGAGAAGCGTTTACATAAAGAAATCGTTGCGGGCGTTCAGACTATTCAGTATCAGGTTATTACTTTGATGACCACCAACGGGCAGGCTCCTTTTATTACCATTTTTATGTACCTGGATGAAGTTCCTGAAGGCCAGACCCGTGATGACCTTGCAATTATCATTGAAGAAGTCCTTCGTCAGCGCATTAAAGGCGTGAAGAATGAGACTGGTGCATGGATTACTCCGGCTTTCCCAAAGCTGATTTATGTGCTGGAAGAAGACAACATTCGAGATAATTCTAAGTATTATTATCTGACTGAACTGGCAGCTAAATGTACTGCCAAGAGATTCGTACCAGATTACATTTCTGAGAAGAAGATGTTGGAGTACAAAGGTGCTTGCTACCCCTGTATGGGATGTCGCAGCTTCCTGACTCCTGATCGAACCACCGAGAATATTTCTGGTGCCATGAATTGGGAGAAAGGCCACAAGTATTATGGTCGCTTTAATGCCGGTGTTGTCACCATCAATCTGGTAGATGTTGCTTGTAGCTCTAAGAAGGATGTTTCTGAGTTTTGGGAAATTTTTGATGAGCGTCTTGAACTGTGCCATCGAGCACTTCAGATTCGGTATAAGCGATTGATGGGTACGCCTTCTGATGTGAGTCCAATTCATTTTCAGCATGGTGCAATCGCACGTTTGAAGAAGGGCGAGAAGATTGATAAATTGCTGTTTGACGGATATGCAACCATCAGTTTAGGTTACGCGGGTCTGTATGAATGTGTAAAGTACATGACCGGTAAGAGCCATACTGATGATGAAGCAAAACCTTTTGCTCTTGAGATTATGCAACACATGAACGACAAGTGCAGTGAGTGGAAGGCAGCAGAAAATATTGATTACAGTCTCTACGGCACCCCGCTGGAATCCACCACCTACAAGTTCGCCAAGTGCCTGCAGAAGCGGTTCGGCATCATTCCAGATGTAACCGACCATGATTACATCACCAATAGCTATCATGTCGTGGTTCGTGAGCATATTGATGCATTCAAGAAGCTGAAGTTTGAGTCTGAGTTTCAGCAGCTGTCTCCCGGAGGAGCGATTTCTTATATTGAATGCCCGAACATGACCAACAACATCCCCGCTGTGATGAGTGTCATCAAATACATCTACGACACTATTATCTACGCAGAGCTGAACATCAAGTCTGATTATTGTCAGATTTGTGGCTATGACGGCGAGATTAAGATTGTTGAAGATAACGGCAAGCTCGTTTGGGAATGCCCGAACTGTGGTAATCGTGACCAGAATAAACTGAATGTTGCACGACGTACCTGCGGTTTTATTGGGACTCAGTTCTGGAATCAGGGGCGGACGCAAGAGATTCGAGATCGAGTAGTTCATCTGAGCGATAACTAAACAAAGGATGAAATATGGATACTACACAACAGATTTTAGAGCGAGATTGGGATAATGATTTTGTTAAAAAGATGCAGAATCGTATTTTGGTATCTCATTATAAATATGGTTGGATGAATCAGACATATCCAGATTTGGCTCAAGCTGTAAAGGAAATTTATCCAAGAGTCAAAAAGTATTTAGAGACAGGAAATACAGAATGGCTCATTGATGTTGCTAATTTTGCAATGATTGAATATTTGCATCCTAGCGTTGTTGGAGCGCATTTCAAAGGAACAGATAGTGAAGAGTCTCCGGGACTGACAAGTGGAATCAGCTACAAAGAACTCGAAGAGAGTATGAAGTAAAATTTGAATATAAGTGGTGGGTTGGTGGGATTACATATGAAAGAAATCATTGTTTTCTTCGTGATTGTATGGGTTATCGCCTATTACATTCTGAAAGACAACTATAAAGATTAAGGAGATATTTATGAAGAAATTTATGGCAATTTTTGTTGCATTCCTCGTTGCAGTTGGCGCAGTGCTTTGTACCGAGCGGGTACATACTGGTTATGTTGGTGTTGTTTATTCCGCGAAGGGGGTCGAGCAGCAGACTATTTCTCAGGGCTGGCACTTTATGAGTCCTCTGAAGCATGTATCTGAGTTCCCGATTACTCAGCAGCGAGTGGTATTTTCTAACGCTCCGTCTGATTATGGCGCAAAGGAACACGCAGATTGGCACATTGATGCTCCTGCTAATGGTGGTACGATTGCAATCAACTTGACTGTCAATTATAACTTCCTGCCGGAGCATGTTGTTGAACTGTATACCAAGTTTGGCGGAATGGACGGAGAGAGCCTGATGGAGAGTAAGATCCAGAATGATATTATTGCTTATGTCAAGGAAGTTACTCCTCAGTTCAGTGTTATGCAGATTTATTCCGATGACCGTGCAGGTGTTAATACCGCAATCACCGACTATCTGAATGAGAAGCTGACCGCAGAATATGGTATCAATGTTTCTTCGGCACTGATTGTTGACGCACAGCCTGATGATACCCTGATGCAGAAGATTCGTGCCAAGGAGCAGGCGAAGCAGGATGCAGAGATTGCAGAGCTGAATAAGCAGACCGCTCTGGCTCAGGCAGAGACTGATAAGGTTAAGGCACAGACGGAAGCTGACGTTAAGATGATTGAAGCACAGGCCGAGGCTGATGCAAATAAAGTGCTTTCCGAGTCTATCACTCCTGAACTGATTCAGATGAAGGAAGCAGAAGCTCGCCTGAAGCATGGTTGGGTTACCGTACAGGGTGCCGATACGGTCGTTACCAAGGGTGAGTAAACGAGTCTTTATAAAATGAAAATTCTTGGAAACAAGACATTATTCTTTCGGCTTAAAGCTGGAGATCCGTTTTATCTAAATGGTGTACTTTGCATGAAGGTTAATAATCCAGACTCTACTGGAGCAAATAATCTTTGCAATTCCGTTCAAGTAGGAGACGGACAGATGAGATTCGTTGATCATAATGTCATTGTAGAGATTGCGCCTGTTCACGTGGCTAATGGTAAATATTTCGAAGAAGGTGATTAACATAGAAGCATGGAAAAATTTCTTTAAGGCACTTTTTAAATTTTTACTTATCCTTATCTATACAACATTACGGTATTTTGTGTCATGGGCTGGTACGTCTAGTGTCGTTTGGCTGATTTTTTGGTTGTTTAGAATAAAGTTCTCTTTTGCGGCTGCAACTGGCATTTGGTTGGCTTTAACTTTAATTGGAATATTTATCAATTACTACTCAAGCCTCTATAAAAACAAGTAAACTAACTAGCAGGGTGGGTGTGGTGGCATGAAAGGAGCCTTATGGATTATTGGTCTGTTGAAGTAATGTATTATGATGATGGACATCAAGCATTCAATACATATATGATCAAAGCACAGGATCAAAATGATGCTATGAATAAAGCACATTATCGTTTTGAAAAGTCTCATGACGGTATGAATTGTATGGTCCACAGTGTAGAAAGAGCAGGTAACTAAAATGGATGAAGTTTACGAAAACATCAATCCTGAAAACGATGACAAGAAGTTTGGTCTAGCTCCTTGGGGTTGCCTTCATTGCGCATTTAGGGATTTTGGTTTGGAACTTCCTAAAATTTCCGGGAAGATGGCAGACGCTCTTATGGATGATTTCTTTGAGACTATGGAAATGGCTGGCATTTTAGAGAGGAAAAACAAATCTTAATAAAAGTGCCGTTTTGTGAGGTGCAAATATGAAAAAGTGGACTAAAGACCTTCTTGAAGCTAATGGATATGAGCTGAGAAACGCATACATTAAAAATGTATCTTTTGGAATGAAAGATTACGGATTTCTTTCTCTTGAACTCACTTTAGAAGGCGATGGATGGGGAGTAAATTACATGGGCCCTTCTATCGGTAGAAAATACTACATCAACGGAGAGTCTATTAAAAATGGTAATGCCGCAAATTTTGAAGGTTATGAAGGCGGAGCTGAAGCTATTGTAAGGATTTTAGATGTTGTTGATTGTCCTGAATTTGAATCATTAAAAGGGAAATACATCCGTGCAGCTACCAAAAGAGGAGAGTCTGTGAAAATCATCGGTAACATCATCAAAGATCAGTGGTTTGATTACGGTTCGTTCTTCGATGACTATAAGACAAAACAGGAGTGATTATAATGAAGAAAGTAATACTTGAACTTCTGGTTGATGAAAACGGAGATGAGGATATCAATCCAATTAAGAGTGAGATTGAGAGCGCTCTTCAACGTTGTTATCACGATATGAAATTGGTTTCATATGAAGAAGAAAAACTCGATGTACGGTGGTTTTGTGCAAAAGATGTAACTCCTCCTGTCCCAGAATATGGTATGTGTTCTGAAGATGTCATCGTAAAATACAAGGATGGCACAGAAAGCGTTGCGTGCATCACATTTAATGGTGAGTGGTATGATACTGATTATTATGAGGTTGCTGATACGGTAGTGTATTGGCGATACATGACGGAGGATGAGAAGGCTATTCTATAAATAGAATTCCGCTTTTAACAGAAAGGAAAAGACTATGATTGATATTTCCAGTTGGCACGCTACTGCCGACAATCCGCCTGACAGAGTTCCGTTGCTGTGCTACTGTGATGCGGACGACAGTGTATTTCTTGGCTTCGCAATTCATCCGTATCTGTCTTTAGATAGAACGGTAAGCCTTGTAAACTGGTACAAGCAGACTGGTTTACATGAGTGGCAGCGTGCAGAACACATTGTAACAAGATGGAAGGAAGTGACGTAAATGTTGAACGAGATTGCTTGGCTTATGACCAAAGCTTATATTATTTTGATTTTCTCCGCAGCGGTAATTCGCTCTGAGCAGATTCTGTATGACACATCTACATATATTTTCCGAGGCGACAAGAAGAATGGAATGTATGGCTGTATTGCGCTGAATATTTTTATTATCGTATGTGCAAGTATGTGGACGAGGTTTATTTGAGATGAGATATTTTGAAGATTATAGCTGGTGTGAACCAGAGGCAGAGTCTCAGGCTGACCAAATTGTATCTAGCGCAATTGAGCAACTAAAAAATCTTGTTTCTGATAGTGCTAAGGCTACTATGAAAGAATATCAAGACTTGAAAACGAGAAAAATCAAACTTCAGCGTGAAGTCAATGAACTTGAACACAAAAAACATAAGTCCGAAGAAGAACTTAAAGACCAGATTGCTTTATATAAGCGAATGGATGAACATGATTTGCCAAAAGGCTTTGTAAATAAAATCGTTGGTGCGTTGATTGGTGATTTCAAAATTGGAGACGATGCTTGGACAATAGAAGCCAAGTATAAGAGTTCCGAGTGTCCATTATGTCATGGAAAAGGAGTTGTCTCTACAAAAATCAATGGAAACATAGACCGTGATATTAAATGTCCTGACTGTAACGGATACAAAAGAGTCTCAAATCTTTCCTACTATGCACAAAAAAGAAAGATTGCAAGATTTGATATAAGGCTTAATTTTAATAATCTTAACCAAATGTGGGTAGCCGACGAAGATCACATTATTTTTTGCGACGGAGATTATAACAGGTGTGAAAATGGCCTTTATAAAACTGAGCAGGAAGCAATTGATGCAGCTGCTAAGAAGAACGCAGAGGTGAGTAAGTGAATTACGCTAAAATCGTTCCCTGTGATATAGCAAATGGCGAGGGGGTACGCGTCACACTTTTCGTGCAGGGTTGCAATCACCATTGTCCCGGTTGCCAGAATCCTACTACATGGGACCCGAATGGTGGTCAGCCATTCACAGATGAAACGCTTGATAAAATTGTAGATTTACTTCGACCTGATTATATTCAGGGGCTTACGCTTACTGGTGGAGACCCACTGTATCCAGAGAACAGGGAGATGATTTGCAAAATTCTAATAAGAGTCAGACACGAGTTTGAAGGAAGCAAAGACATTTGGATGTGGACTGGATATACATGGGAAGAATTGATTCAACAGGCGGCAGAAGAATTGGAATATCAAACTATTCCGACAACGGTAACAATTATTCGAAACATAAACGTGCTAGTCGATGGCCCATATATTGAATCTAAACGAGATATCTCTTTGCCGTACATGGGGAGTTCCAATCAACGTGTAATCGGCTGTAATAAGAGTTTTGCTTTGCGAAGACCAGTCCTTTGGTGGACTCCAGAAGAGAAAGGAAAATAACATGGATTTAGGAAACACAACTATTAATCTTGGCTATGGCATGAGTCAGATGCCGTATCGCCCCAACATTAAAATCAACAAATTGCACGATGACGCTCATCTGCCGACTTATGGTTCTGCAAATGCTGCTTGTGCAGACCTGTATGCCTATATTGGTTTTGATGATGCAACGATGGTAAACAAGAATGGCGATCGTTGTATTATGATTCAGCCGCATGAGACCGTTAAGGTACATACTGGTTTGCGAATGGCTCCGCCGGAAGGTTGGTACATTCAGGGCTTCGCCCGCAGCGGTCTTTCCACAAAGCAGGGACTTGCACCTGTAAACGCTGTGCCAATCATCGACCAGGATTATCGTGGAGAGATCATTATTCCTCTCCACAACTATTCCAACATCCCGCAGATGATTACTCATGGCGACCGCATTGCTCAGATGGCAGTTGTTCCGTTTTGGCAGGCTGATTTTGAAGAAGTTTCCAAATTGGACGAAACTGAGCGTGGAGCCGGTGGGTTTGGTTCTACTGGAAAACAGTAATCGAGGTGTTTATGGGAAAGACAATCGATACGTCCGAGCTTCTGTATCGGATGGGCAAGTACGCAGAAATCGATGCTGAGCAGGATAAGCATGATGCGTTTATGCATTTCATGCTTCTTTTGACACGCACAATTGAAAAGATGCCGAATGCTGCATTGACTCATAAAAATCCGATTGATGATGAGATTATGGAAAATCAGTACGAGCTGACGAACGCAATCTCACTGGTAACTGGCCGCACTCGAAACGACGGCTGGTATCTAACTTGGATTGGCATGACAATGAAAATCGTGCATCTGAAGATCGGAGAATCAGCTGGTTTCCGATACATCAAAGATAATGATGGACATGATTATCCGGGCGCAATGCACACATCTTGTGTTGTTGATTATTACATCTCAAGTGACAAGAAAAATGTTATTGTCCAGACTGAGAATACAGTTTATAAGTTTGAAAAGATCGAGGAGGACTAAATTATGGCTAAGTATTTTTATGTTTACAATATCGCCGGTGTCGAGGATTCTATTGTAAAGATGTTCAACACTGATACTGGCGTAATGGGTGAGAAAAGCGTCAAGAAGGATCGTATGGATGGGTTTATTGATGGTATCAAGACGAGTGGCTTTGTTTTGAACAAAGAGCTGGCAGAAGCTGACGTTGCAGAGGCCGAAGCAAAGCGTGTTCTGGCAGAGAAAATGACAGCTTATCAGGCAGCTCGCGATGACTATCACAACAAGAGTGAGACTCTGAAGAAGGTCAAGGCCAAGTACGGTATTAAATAAGGAGAACACATAATGAAGTATTACACTGTCGAATCTCATTACGAGAAAGAAGCTCCATTTGGAATTGCATGGCAAGTAAAGCTGTTTGATGAGCATACGCTTTTGGAAGAGTACGACCATATTTTTTATAATGAGATTGCTGGCTACTGCAAGTGTCTTGAGGATATGGGGTTTGTTGAAAAGGCAAAAGTGAAAAAGGACATTCAAAAAGAGCCCAGAAAGTCTTATAACGCTTTTGGTAAGACTACTATGACGGATAAGGAAATCAATGATCTTGTTAGAATGTGTATGGAGCCAATGATTTGTGATTTAAGTAAAAACCTATTTGATTCAATTAACTTCTAAAAGGTAAATTTTACGGAGGATTTATGGAGGGGAATGAAATCGGTTTCCTGCAAGCGACAGACGGAATTTACAACGTAGATATTGGCGTAAGAGTCTCGAATGGCTCTGTTGAACTTGCATATTATAGTGATGCTCCAGATATGGAATTGAGCTCTGCAACACTTACAAAAGAAAAGACAAAGACTTTAATTTTGTATTTGATATATGCACTTGAGCAATTAGAGTAAATATGTTTTATGGGTGGGTGGGAGGAATAAAAATCATTATGCACAAGACTGATAGTTTGAAAAATCCAGTAATCGTGTTTCCTTGTAAGAACTGCGGTTGCACAACTAAGATTCGAGTAACTTCTTTTGAAAATCCTGATTTGGATATTCCTGAGAATAATGTGATTGCGTGCTATAGATGTAGAGCGGAAGTTGCTGGGGCTGAGTTTATTTCTTGGAAAGAAGCAACTAAAACTATTTTTACCGTGGAGGTGCCAGATGGCGATTAAGATTATTGAACACAAACATGAGCGAAAGAAAACAAGATATGCCGTTAAATTCCTTTGTAAATGTGGATGCGTATTTTGGGCTGATGAAGAAGATACGAAAATTCCAAAAGAATTTGATTGGACTGAATACTCACCGGTTAAACAGGCGATTTGCCCAGAATGCAACACAGAAGTTTCATCTTGTTTATCTGCAGTTCCAAGAGAAAAGATTTTTGTGGATTGAGGTGCCAAATGGCTATACGAATTGAAGTCCATGGTAAAGAAAGAGAAAAAACAAAATACTCAGTAGAGTTTAGATGTTCTAGCTGCGGTTGCGAGTTTTGGGTTGATGCAGATTCTCTTGGAGAGTTCAAGCCAGCCAATTATTGTGATTTGAAATACAACTGTCCTGAATGTGATTCTAGTTCTTATCCGGTTGATATTATGGAGAACAGCCGTATCTTTAATAAACACAAGTGGAAACCTATATTTTGGCAGATTATCGAATCTCCGTTTCATCGGTATTGCAGAATTTGCGATAAAGAAAAATAATATGCCAAAGCAAGCTTATTTTCAAGAATGTATGTTTTAAAGTGTGGTGAACGTAATGGAATTTTGGGAACTAAATCTTCTGCATGATGGGGATATAAAACGAATATGTATATGCTCTGATGAACAACCATTATTCGAAATGGCAGTCGATATGGCATTTAATTTATTTGCAAAAATAAATGAGTGGCCTCTCAAACAAGAACATTGCCATGCTTCCGTAAGTGTAAACGACAAGCTTCGTTCTATTTTTGTGAAAATCAGTACACAAGACGACAATACAGTTGAACTCTGGGAGTATAAATGGGAATGTATCTATAAAGAACCTCATGAATACAAGTCTAGTGACAACTTACTTCAGAAAGTTGCTTCTCGTGTGCGAGATATTCCAAAACTATTTTATGATTGGGCAGAGAATTTCTGCTGGAAAGCGAGAAAAAATGGCTATTTGCAGTAAATGTCTACATAAAGAAGTATGCGCTTTTAGGAAGCAAACAAGAGATAGTTGCGCCGAATCTTGCAAAGACTTCCTAGGTTGGGTCAAGGTCATGGATGAGCGTCCGATTCTTTTAAAAGACAACGTTGTAATAAGCGATTGTGGTCTGTCATTTATTGGATATTACGATTACAATAAGAGAGATCGAGAACACTTTTGCGATGCAAACACACTTGAAAAAATTTATGAATGTCCATCTTACTGGCTGAAAGGACTTGAATTGCATGAGCAAGAACGAATCGCAAACAAAGAATATAAACAACGATTGGCTCGCAAAGAAGCGGAGAGCGTACTTCAAACTGTTTCTGATGCAGACGAGAGTTGACTTTTGACGCAATTTGCAGAGCGTGTGAGAAAATCAAAGGATGGTGTATGAGATGAAAGTTATAGAACTTATCAAAAAACTGAATGAAATAGGCTATGATGAAAATACCGAATTGACCTTTGGGGTTGTTAATAGAGAAAACGGCAACTGGTATGAGGCTCCGTTCGATGAAATCAACTATGGAATTGATTTGACTGGAGAGCCATACCACAATGATGTAATCAATATTGACGTTGATGTAGATTCTGTAGAAGAATATCAGAAAGAAAAAACAGATTCTGCTGTTGAAAGTTTTGTTGATGAGATTCAGGAAGTTTTAAATAAATATCAGCGTAAGCTTATTTTTTAAGAACTAGACTTTTATGAGGTGACTTATGGGTGACTTTGCATTTTGTAGTACATTCACAGAAGACTATAAACTATTTTTAGAGAAAATTAAGAATGGCACTCTTACGGAAGAAGAACTAATAGAGTTTGATAAAAAATATGGCTGCAAATTAGAATACACTTATTATGCAGATCAAACGCCTGAATATCTCAGACATCTTTTTAAACAAAAGAAAAGTATCTATAACAATCCAATCATTAAAAGTCGGTAACGTAAATGGTAAATAAAGATTTTTCAATCGAAAAGAATCACTGGGAAATACAAAATCCAGAATGGGAAAACTATTCTCATTTCATCTGCACTAAAGACCATTATTGGACTGGTGTACACGGTATCAGCAACTATTTTCTTCAATATAAGAATTTTGGCAGAAGTAAACCAGTCGAACGATTTTCTGTAGAATGGCCGAACTTCGTAAAGCACATGTGGTTTATCCATTGGCGTGGCCCATGGGATTATATTTTTGCTTCATATAAATTATCCGAAATCAAACGATTTTTAGAACTTGATATTGACGCTATTAAAAAGAACCATTGGCCGGATGGCCGCTGCACTTGCTACAGTATTTATGACTACGTGACGAAGAAATGGTACTATTTTAAAATCGAAAATTTGGGAACATTTTATGGATGCACATGGCCGTTGGGTGATGATACGGGGGATGTGATTAGTTGTGACTAAACAAATAGGCTATTATAAATCCGACTGGTACATTATGGGCATTGATGGAAAATATAACAAAGCCTGTATCTCGCATACAGAATCGCAGCTTCGATATACAGTTCCAAGGTCGCCAGAATGGACAATCAATGGATTGGGTTTTGCTTATCTTAGAGAACATGGATTTGAAGATTATCCTGAACTTTATGGTATTGTATTCTATGATATGGAGTGGTGGCGACGAAAACGCTATCCGGGTGACTTTTATGTAGAAATACCGATTTGCGATTTGTGCGGAGATGCCTTTCATTTAAAATGGCGTTGTAAGGAATTTCGTGTACATCAATGGTCTTGCTTGCGTAAAGAAACAAAGTGGGTGAAAGGCAGAAGTAACTACACTATTTATGAGCTTGCCGATAAGTTGCCACACGAAGAATTTATAGAATATCTTAAAGACAACGGTATCTATATTGTAAACGAAGGTGGTATTGAACTTGGATGATAATAACGAAAAACTCACTCTTGGAGAAAAGATCTTGTTTTTGACAGTCGGTGTGCTCATTACTCTTATTGTTGGATATTTTGTATGGGCGATTGGCGACGGTATCTATCGTCATTATAATCCGATTAAGTGGACTGCCACTATTGAAGAACTGGAACCGGGTATCTACGGATATACATCTACTATGGTATCTAATGTCCCAGCAGAAAATTATGAGATGCTTACAGTTCTTTGTAATGGCACATACATGAATATCAAAGGCCATGTACAGATTGTGTACGATAGCAATACTCCGTATATCGAATATAAGTCAACCAATACTGTTAATGCTGACTCTGTAATAATTCATGTTCAAAAAGGACAGATTAAAAATAATGGAGTTATTACAGTAACGAGGTAA